TTCTCATCATTCTCTCTAACTTTATTTATTAAGTTATTGCTAGCAGTTAGGATGTAGTTGCTAGCGTTCTCGTCGTTTTCTTTAACTTTGTTTATAAGGTTATTGCTAGCAGTTAGGATATAATTGCTAGAATTGTTATCATTCTCTCTAACTTTGTTTATAAGGTTATTGCTAGCAGTTAGGATATAATTGCTAGAATTGTTATCATTCTCTCTAACTTTGTTTATAAGGTTATTGCTAGCAGTTAGGATATAATTGCTAGCGTTCTTGCTTGCTATTGATATATAATTACTAGAGTTCTCATCATTCTCTCTAACTTTATTTATTAAGTTATTGCTAGCAGTTAGGATGTAGTTGCTAGCGTTCTTGCTTGCTATTGATATATAATTACTAGAGTTCTCATCATTCTCTCTAACTTTATTTATTAAGTTATTGCTAGCAGTTAGGATATAATTGCTAGAGTTCTCATCATTCTCTCTAACTTTGTTTATAAGGTTATTGCTAGCAGTTAAGATGTAATTGCTAGCATTCTCATCATTCTCTCTAACTTTGTTTATAAGATTGTTGCTAGCAGTTAAGATGTAATTACTAGCGTTCTCATCATTCTCTCTAACTTTGTTAATAAGGTTATTGCTAGCAGTTAAGATGTAATTGCTAGCGTTCTCATCATTCTCTTTAACTTTGTTTATAAGGTTGTTGCTAGCAGTTAAGATATAGTTGCTAACATTCTCATCATTCTCTCTAACTTTGTTAATAAGGTTATTGCTAGCAGTTAAGATGTAATTGCTAGCATTCTCATCATTCTCTCTAACTTTGTTAATAAGGTTATTGCTAGCAGTTAAGATGTAATTACTAGAGTTCTCATCATTCTCTCTAACTTTGTTTATAAGGTTATTGCTAGCAGTTAAGATGTAATTACTAGAGTTCTCATCATTCTCTTTAACTTTATTTATAAGATTGTTGCTAGCAGTTAAGATGTAATTACTAGAGTTCTCATCATTCTCTCTAACTTTGTTAATAAGGTTATTGCTAGCAGTTAAGATGTAATTGCTTGCGTTCTTACTAGCTATTGATATGTAATTGCTAGAGTTCTCATCATTCTCTCTAACTTTGTTTATAAGGTTGTTGCTAGTAGTCTGGATGTAGTCATTAGCGGTAGCTTCGTTAAGATTAACTTTTAATGTTAATAATTTAAATTTAACATCTAGGTAAGCAATATTATTATATAGGATATTGCTTGTAGATGCTATGTAATTGCTGCTATTATTGTCATTCATAATCCCATAATTTATTAGGTTATTACTAGTAGTCTGGATATAGTTGCTAGTATCAAGGAAAACATCCCTATTATCTTTTTTATAAATACCTTGAATATTTATGTCCCCGTTATTTGTTATCTTAAAGACCTCCGTATTTATGTTTGAAGCAACAAAGATATCTCTAATGGTATCCCTTTGCTGTATCATTAATGCTACCTCCATATTATTCTCATTCACTATCTCAAGTCGTTCAGTATTATATACAATTGTATCAAGTTGTGTGCTCTCACCTAGCACTATTAAATTAGAATTAACAGTTAAAGAACCATTAATCAATAAACTATTATCATAGTAGTTGTTTATAATAAACTTCTTAGCAGCATCTTGGTTTTCATTTATCATATCAGTTGTTAAATCAGTAATCCTTTGTGATATTGTGTTATTCGTAGTTAAAATATAGTTGCTAGCATTATTATCTAAAGTCGTTATTATATTCGTTAGTTTATTGCTCGTATGGATAGCATAATTAGAAGTCCCTATAATGATATCATTAACATTATCTAAAATAGCAGTATTATTTATGTTCGGTGTTGTCAAAGGATAATAGATTTTATTAGAAGTGCTATAAACTATATTACCATCCACATCTATACCTATCGTTAGTTTATTAGAGTTATTATATAAGTTAATATTACTCAAGTTAATATCCCTATAATTGCCTCGCACATCCTTTATATTTAAAGAAATATTAGAGCCCCTAGAAAGCACCAAATCATCTAAATATATACTGTCGCCAGACAAATACAAGTTTTTCCACTTATTTAAAGACGAACCTAGGTCGAAAGCATTACTGGTATTTGGTATTATATTACCAGCTACCTTAATATTTCCTACAATATTTAATATATAATTTGATGAAGGGTTTGTAGAAATCCCTATATTACCGCTTACACCATCTATAATAATCCGGTTAGATGTCGCTATTCCATCATTATAGGCGAACGCAAGGCTATTATTAGAATTGCTTATTATCCATTCCTTATCACCCTCGTTATCCAGATGGATTGCGACAGATTTATTTGCGGTAGCGTCAGCTGCGGCGCTATTTCTTATCTTCAATCTAGCATTATTACCATATAAGGTTAAGAGTTGCTCTGGGTTTGTAGTGCCTATCCCGACATTACCTGAGGCAGTTATACGCACTCTTTCAGCTGTAGAATTTGTAATGAATTTGTGATAGCCGTCGGTATTTGTTGCTACATATGATATGGTGCCCGATGCGCCTGCGGAGCCTGAGCGAGTATTACCTGACAATTCTATCTTGGTATTTGTCGTATCATCAGTATCAGCAGTTCCTAAAATGGTATAATCGCTAGTATTATTTGCTATTCTAAGCCTACCTGCATTCCCTATCTGTAATATATTATTGGGCGTCGGCGTTCCTATCCCTACATTCCCGATAGGTGAAATAATAAGCTTTAGGGACGAACTGTTCGCACCGGATGCTGTGCTAAACTGTAAATCGCTACCGCCGCTATCGCCGCTGCCGCCGCTGCCTCCGCTGCCCGCATAAGTCGATGAAGTTATTTTGCTACGGGACGCCGTGTTATAAGAAGGCACCCCGAATTCAATTCCGGATACCTGATTGGCGCCTTCGGCATTTGTCTCAATTCTAACCAATTCGCCGCTAGGGTGCATGATATGTAGTTTTTTTATTGGGTCTGTCGTTCCAATCCCCACATTACCCAAAGTATAATTTAAATTAAAACTTTGGCTATTAATAATCCAAGTATAAGGTAGATATTCGCCTAACCGTTTAACAATAATATTAGATGTCGCTAATATATAATTGCTGGTATCAAGGATAACATCTCTATTATTTTTCTTATATATACCTGTAATATCAGTATCTCCTATAATATCTAATGCGTTGTTGGGAGAACTGCTACCAATCCCTACGCGTGCCCTACCGCCCCCCACAAAATACAAGTTGCTATTAGCGCTAGCATTATCTCCTATTTGTGTTATAGGTATTGTTGCGATTGCTGATTTAACAATAATATTATTAGAGACATCTAGGGTCGTCGCCGATATCCCATTATTTGCCGTGATTAACTGGGATGCGCTAATAGTCGTCGTTGTTATACCAGAGGCTGCTAATAACGCTCCTGATATTTTAGTGTCTCCAGCAACATCTAAGGCGACTGTAGGGGATGCGCTACCAACCCCTATTCTCGCATTTCCACCTCCCGCTATATATATATTGCTGGCGGCGTTGGTGTTAGTGCCGTATTGAGCGATAGGCGTAGTCGTGCTAGCGTTGCCTGCTATCATAGATGACGCTGTGATACCACTATTTGCCGATATAAGCCCTGAAGCAATAATAGAGGTCGTGTCAAGCCCTCCAGCCGTTTTTATTAATCCGCTCATTTCTAAAGTGGTGCCTGTAATTGCCGATGTCGCATTTATAGTGGTCGCCGATATACCTGCCGCAGCATTTATTATGCCTAGCGATGTTATAGTAGATGCTGTTAGCCCAGCATTAGCCGTAATTAATCCTGACGAAGTTATAGTGGAGCCCGATATAATACCTCCATTTGTATTCACAGCGCCTGTGGTATTTATTGTGTTTGCTTGTATTCCGTTAGTAGCCGTTATCAATCCCGACGCAGAAATTGTTGTAGCCGTTATGCCTCCATCTGCGATAACCTGTTTTCCTAGAGGGACTGTTATGCCTCCGTTAGCGGTTATCAATTCGCCTGCTAGAATTGTGGTGGTTGATGCGATGCTGTTCGCAGATATAGCAGCAGACGCATTAATCGTATTCGCAGATACTGTGCCTGATATGCTGGCGGCACCTAGAACATCTAGGGCGACGGTAGGAGATGAACTGCCTATGCCTATTCTTGCTCTGCCGCCGCCAATAAAATATAGGTTGTTTGCTGCGCTTGCGTTGGTGCCGTATTGGACGATTGGGGCTGTCGCTGTAGTTGATAAAACTCGTAGAGTGTTGGATGTTTCAATTGTGGTTGTTATGATACCGCCATTAGCAATTAATGATTTCCCTGTAGGTATCGACAGCCCATTATTGGCGCTTATTAAGCCTGACGCTGTTATTGCGGTAGCCGTGATGCCCCCGTTAGCCGTTAGCAGGCTACCAGCAGATACTATGAGCCCTTGCGTTGCTGTTATAACATCTGTAGCATTTAAGGAGGTGGTGTAGATGCCTCCATCGGCAATTATAGCGTAGCCGTAGGGCGTGATGATACCACCATTCGCAGTTATAGTTTCTGTAATATTTAGAAATCTAGTATTAACTGTGGTAGTATCAATAGAAATTGTTGTTAAGCCATCAACCACATTTAGCGTCTTTCCGGTAGGGATGGTTAAACCACCATTTGCTGTAATTAATCCAGAGATATTGGCGGAGCCTACTACATCAAGTGCGACTGTAGGAGATGCGCTACCAATTCCTAGACGAGACCTAGCGCCGCCTATTAAATATATGTTGCTGGTTGCGTTGGCGTTAGTGCCATATTGGGCGATAGGGGCGGTTAATAGCGTATTGACAAGTATTAAGTTTGAGGTTATTGTGGTTTGCCCGAGTATGCTAACATCACCGATGACATCAAGTTTAGACCTAGGCGCGGAGCTTCCAATACCGGTATTACCTGACTGTAATATACAGAAATCTATGCGATTAGAGGTATTGTTAAGTATATTAAAGGTGCCCTCTTTATTTATTAGGTTCCAGTTGTTATAATTGTAATTACCATCGCTATATATTTGAATATTACTATTAAAACACTTAATCATTTTGCTATAACTACAATATTTAATATATATATATATTATAAACCTTCGGTTCCATTTTCTTAATTATTATATAAAAATTGATAATGTCTTATAAAATATATAGTAATGTCAAGAAATATGAGCGGCGATAGCGGCGATAGCGGCGTGATTAACATCTATATTGACGGCTCGTGTATTCATAATGGTAGCCCTAATGCTATTGCTGGATACGGTGTATATTTTAAAGCTGATGACGAGAGGAATGAATATGCTAGGGTTGTTGGTAAACAGACAAACAATACTGGCGAATTAACGGCGTTTATTCGTGCCGTTGAGAAAATGAAAGACGAAATAATCAAAGAGCCGCCTAAAAAAATAGCCATATATAGCGATTCAGAATATGTGATTAAATGCGCTGGTGCTTACGGCGACAGATTATTCAAGAATGATTGGAAAACTGTTGAAGGTAAGGTTCCACCTAATCTTAAATTAATACAAAGAATACGCGAAATATACCGTCCATACAAAAAGCACATAGAGCTACATCATATTAAAGCACACACCGGATTTAACGACGAGCATTCTATAGGGAACGCTGAGGCAGATAGATTGGCTAACTTGGCGGTCGGTGTGGTAGTCGCAGCAGCCGTCGCCCCAGATTACATAGACAATACTTTGATATCTAATATCAAGCAACCTTCTAATAAGAATTATATCAATATTGGTTTCGATTACAAGGATGCTGTGAAGAAGTTGGGGGCTAAATGGGACTTGCGCTGTAAGAAATGGTATTACGAGGATAACATCAGCGAGGAGAATATTACCGCAATTCTAGAGATAGAGAAAATGTCCTTAAGTAGCGAAGATAAGGTCGCAGACGGCGGAGAGGCTACGCTAGCTGGCGTGGATATTGAGATACACAAAAAGATATATGTGAAGATACCTTTTCATAAAAAGAATGACGCTAAGAAACATGGATGCCGCTGGGACGCCCAGAAGAAGTCGTGGTATTATATGTCTAATCTTGAAAAAAATAAAATAGATAGTATCATTAAATTAGAAGAATAGGATGCGACCCATTAGGCGCCTCCTAGCATATATGTAATGTATATGTAATTATGTAATGTATATGTAATTATGTAATGTATATGTAATGTATATATATTATATTTTTTATATTATTCTATAATATCCTTCGTATTATTCAATAATAATCTTAACATTATCATAGAATATCTCAGTATATTCTTTAGGGATATTCTCAAATGATATCAGTTTCATATTTAACCTAAACTTGTCTTCGTAGCCGCATTCTTTTATATACTTTTCTCGGTCTTCGTCAGTCATATTGGATATCATTAGAGCCTTTTCTTTTGTTATTCCAGCACCTATCTTGGTGATATTGTCGCTTTTGTCGCCATAAATCGCCTTAAATAGCAAATCAACCTTGGGGTTATTGAAGCCTCGCTTCATCAACTCTTTAAACTGCATGTTATATACGAGCGTCTGTGTATCTACCAATTGTAAGAAATCGTTGTCGTTTGTTATGATGATGACTTTAATGTCGCTCGCGACTGACGCTATCGCGGCTATCGCGGCTATCGCGGTCTTAGCCATCTTTTGCGTTAAATAGATAACATCGTCGCCTTCTAATCTGCTCTGTGATATGTATTTAAAGCCTAGTGAATTGGTGTAATCGCTAAAGATGCTGAATATTTTCTTATTAAAGTTGGTCTTTTGGACGCGCGTTGCCTTGTAAGTATCGTAGATGTCGTTTCTCCATATGTCGGTGCGCTGACAATCTACGCAAAATACTATGTTATCCTTACTAGTATTCCATTTTTTACAGATTTTCTTAATGTCGTTATTGATGTGTTTATAAAATGCTGTAATAAAAACCTCGTTATTTACTATGTCATCTACAGCTACATCTATATTTTGAAACGAGAACCACCGATAAGTCGCAAAATATCTATGAAATACATAATAACTGCTATCTATAAGAACAATATTATTCTTGTTAAAATAAATAGTATTCATCAATTATATTTAGTATATTACTTTTATTTAAATAATAAATAATCATTTTTTAGTTATTTTTGCTCGCCTTTTGTCTCACCGCTCGCCTTTTGTCTCACATCCTTACTTTGTATCGTCGCTCGCCTTTTGTCTCGCATCCTTACTTTGTATCGTCGCTCGCATACTGTCTTGCTGCCACCATAATCACTCGCAATTCTTCAGGCTTATTCTTATATTCTTTCCATTCATACCTAGCACAATCGTAATTCTTCTTATTGTCAGCACACTCCTTTTTAAGTTGCTGAATACGATATGTTATAAACAGGGTATAATCGGTAGCAGCGGTAGCAGCGGTAGCAGCAGGCTTAGTAGTGACAGTAGCATCTGTAGCATCAGCAACAGGCTTAGCATCTATAGCGGTATCAGCAGAGGTAGCATCTTTAGCAGGCTTAGCAGCAACAGCAACAGGCTTAGCAGTAGCAGTCTTGCGGGCTTTCGGTTTGGTCTTTTTGTTATCTTCTGCTACGACAGTTTCTGTTGCTACACTAGGTGCTACGACAGTTTCTGTTGCTACGCTAGGTAATACGACAGTTTCTGTTGCTACACTAGGTAATACGACAGTTTCTACGATAGGTTCTACAATAGCGACGCTAGCATCGCATTCCTTTAAGTCCCCTGTCCTTAAGTCCCCTGTCGTTTCGGTAATTAAGGGGATTTCGTAAGTCATCTTGTTAATGTGTTCTTTCTTCGTCCATACCTTCTTACTATTGCGAACCTCAACAATCCATAATTCTTTATCAAATCCTTCCATTATAGAATTGATATCATAGCCTTCGGCTGATAATCCAAAATGGAGAGGCGATTGCTCTTTACCAGAGTAATAAGACGAAGGGTGATTGATACAAACCTTTCTCGCTGACATAGTGATATATGACAATTTATGTGTTCCTTTTATATCATAAAAGTTATTGTCAATTTTTTATTAAAAATGAGTAGTTGCTTTATATCATTATATTAAATATGTTCTAATTTGTCATTTAAAATTATAAAAATGATAAGGTGGCTCTTAGGTATTTATGATACACCGTCGGCGACCTATCAGCGACATATCAGCGACATATCAGCGACATATCTACGATATACCTATGACTACCTTTTACGACAACATAAGCAGGTTCTTTAATACCGATATGTTAATTAAACAAATCGCCAAGGAGCCCATCATATTTAACCTACATTCTATGATTATAGGGGATTATATGGATAAGATGTCAGGTAGCGACGAATACTTTGAGGATAAAGTGATGAAAAGTTTTGACACCTTTGTTAATAGGTGCGATAATGCTGAAGATTACGACGAAGTCTGTAATAATATCATATTCATATATTACAAGAGCATAAAATATATGAATGACTATTATAGCGACATTTACAAGAAAAAAAGATTTTACTTAGAAAATCTTCCCTAGTCCTCAAAAGAACCGAGATAATTTTCTTGTAGAAAATCTTCCCTAGTCCTCAAAAGAACCGAGATAATTTTCTTGTAGAAAATCTTCCCTTTATATAGTAAATTGAAAAATAATGAAAAATAATCCTTTTTATATTGTGATATATATAGTGCTTCTTATTGCCGTTATATTGGCTTCCTTCTATATTATAAAAATCCTTTATATGGTTTCGTGTGCTCCTTTAATTAATGATGTTTTTGGTCCTGCCAGAGATTACATTATATATGATAAGCAGCCTGTTATGTGGCTCCCTATTTTAGTCTATAATATCATAAACTTCGCACCGCTACACAAAGTATATGTTATCATTTTGTGTATTGCCGCATTTGTATTATTGATTATTATAGCGTGCTGGCTAATTGGGCTAATATTACAAAAGATTATATTTACCAACCCTTTTGAGAATATACCTCCGTGGCGCGAATTGAGAGAGGAGGGCTTCTTTAAATGGCTCTTAGAAAAAACGCCACTTGAAAAAAATAAAGATGTCGCAAAATTTATCCTCAATATATTCAAATCTGTATTAACACCAGAGCAATACAAAGCAGCTGAAGAAAGATGCCTAGGTGCGGGCGGCGCTAGCGAAGCAGAAGAAGCGTCAGCAGATATTACAGACCTAACAGGCGAAGCTCCATCAGCAGACAGCTTAGCCGCATTAGAGGAGAGTGCGGATGCTTTGGAGGATGGTGCGGATGCTTTGGAGGATGGTGCTGATGCTTTGGAGGATGGAGTAGATGTAGCCGATGTCGCAGATGTCGCAAAGGATGGCGTAGCGTCTGCTAAGGATGGTGTAGCGTCTGCTAAGGATGGTATAGAGACCTTTGTTGGAGCTAGTCAGGGAGCAGCAAGCAAAAGCGCCTTTGCGGCATTATCGCTGCCTCAGCCATATACTGAATATATTGATTATAACTTAGAGAAAAAATACATAGATGATGGTAGAGAGAAAGATATCTTTTATAGGAACTCTTATTTATCAATAAAACAGCGAGCTGACGCAAACTCATATAGAAATATGAATATTGCTAGACCTGATATTGAAATAAATATGCCTGAACTACCTGATGTAGAAAACATAGTTAATGCTGAGGTTAATTATGTGAATATAAGGCTCGGTTAGCAAATGCTAGACAATACACTAGAAATTTAAATTAAATTATTATAATAAGAATAATAGTAATTATGGAAAATCTCCAGTGTCAGATTATTAATATTATAACGCATAAGAGCGGCAGCGGCGGCGCCGCCGGTATCCTATTAATATATTCAGTTTTGTATCTTTGTATTATCATAATGATAGGTATTTTTTTATACTGGGATACCATCTACAAAACTGCTAGGCGCTGCTCTAAGTGTAATAACATATCTAAAATAATAGACGAAAATAACTATACAGAGACGCCCTATGTATATACAATTGTCATAGTGAATACCAGTAAGATTAAGAAACTTAATGACTATGTTGTTAAAATAATTTACGATTTTAAAAAGATGGAAACAAATATAGAGTATGGTAATACTAAGAGCAGCGAGAGCGTCTTCGTATATAGAATGAACGATTATCTAACAATACTAGAAGATTTAAAGGCTCTGGAGAAAAAGAAGAATGAACTTAGCGTCCTTATGAAACAGACTAATAAGCGTAGCGACTTGGACGAATACAATAAGATTGCTTTAGAATATACGAGGGTTATGAAAACCGATGAGGCAAAAAAGGCAATTGAATTGAATAATAATGGAGGTTTTATTAACAGTTTTAACTACAAATACTTTGATTTACAGAATATGAAAGCCGATGTTATAGAAAATATTAGCCTAAGAATTAACAGCAACACTTACAAGTATTATGCGGTAGATAAAAATTACAATATGATATATTCCTACACCTCTAGCGAACTCATTAACTTTACTAAGAATTACTCTAAGAACCCTAATTATCCCATAACAATAATAGACCACATCATATTCTCTAAGATACAGCAAGACAAGAATATAAATATCTAAGGGTGCGTGCGCGCCTTATATGCTTTTTCCTTAAGTAGCGAGGTATCTTTGAATATATAATATATAATATATAATTAAAAGACACTAAATGAGTAATATAAATAATATTATTAATGATATTCAAGTGCTAATAGAAGGCGTTGATAACGCATCTAATGAGTATCTGCTAGAGCTAACTGAAATAACCGATACCAAGATATCCAATTATCAAATCCTTATAGCCATACTTTTTTTACTTATAATTTGCGGAACATTTTATGTGTTATATCGTGATTACATATATCGCATAGCAGACAAGATGACTAGATGCACCGACATAAACGACATTATCAACCTGAATATTAATGATAACGACAACTCGTATATTTATAATATATATATAGCACATGTTAATAATACCAATAATGTAGCCAAAGAATTTGTCATAAAATTTGAGTATAACTTTATAGCCGAGCAAACGAACATAACTTTCGGGCAGCACAGTATCCTATCGCCCGTATTATTTGCGCCTAGCGATAATATCAGCAAGATGAGTAATGCCTTTTATGTATTTGATTTAGCTGAAAAGAAAAAGCGTTATGTTGATTACTATGACAAAGATAATAATAAAGTATATTTTATTGACCGCAAGAAGTTGGCGACAAAAAAATACAAATACTATATAACCTCCAGCCTAGACGAGAAACTGTCAGACAAGAACTCAATATTGCTAGCGCAGTTCATAAAGAAATACGGATATAACGATAATATTAATCTAGACCCTATATACAATATATTATATGCTATTGAAAGTAAAAAGAATATGGAATATTAATACCCGAAGACCTTCTAAAAAGACTTCTAGAAGACCTCCTAGAAATACTTCTAGAATACCTCATTAAGTAATACCCTAAGCTCCTCAATCTTATCGGCATTCTTAATCTTCGGGTAATTAACAGAGAACTCTATAAACATATTCCCTTTATTTGCCGTGTTTAATACAGGCATCCCTTTACCTTCTAATAGATAATTCTTACCATTAGAGATAACCCCAAATATGTTGGTATTTATGTTTATTTTTTCTTTAAAATATGGTATTACTATATCTTTACCTACTATTGAATCAACAAAGGATATATCAGTATTGTAATACAGGTCGTTGCCTTTCCTAATAAAATGCTTGTGCTCCTCTATCTTAATGTGTATTATCAGGTCGCCGGGTTTAATATTGGGTATTTTTGGCTGCTCTCCTAGTTCAGGAAAAGCCGTCTTGTAATTCTCGTCAATCCCTTTAGGGATGATAAGCGTCGCCTTCTTGTCCTCGTTGTAATACCCTTTGCCGCAACAGGTTTTACAGTCAGGCTTGCCTTCAATCGTTATTCCGGTGCCTTCGCAGTTGTCGCAAGAGCCTTGAAAGATTTGTTGCATAAATCCCATACTGCGTATCTGCTGTATTATACCACGCCCATCGCATTTGCCGCATTTCTTATTACATTTTAGGCAATATTTGCGAATATTTATATTTAAATCCTTATTAATACCGGCATATATATCGTCTAGATTAAATACAAATGTTTTCTCTATTGGCGAAGCTTTCTTAGGTTGTCTATTGCCGCCGCTAGCGCCTCCACCCCCCTGACCGAACGAGAATATATCTTCGTCAAAGCCGCCAAATGCCCCGCCGCCACCTACCCCTCCTCTACTTCTAAAGAATGCCTCAAAGATATCGTGGGGATTATGCTGTCCTCTATTAGCCTCCTGTCCTGACCCGTTGTTATAGTTAGCGTCGCCTATGTCGTTATACTTTGCCCGTTCGGCATCGTCGCTCAGTACATTATATGCTGATGATATCTCCTTGAACTTATCCTCAGCCTTCTCGTCGCCCTTGTTTTTATCAGGATGGTATTTCATAGCGAGTTTCTTATAAGCCCTTTTAATATCATCTGCTGAAGCATCCCTAGCAACTCCTAGAACGCCATATAACTTATGGTTATCACCGTCCATATATCGTTAGTATATGAATATATATTGGATGCTTATGTTTATATATGTAAAAAGTCCTTTTATTTAGAAAAAATAAATATTATATAATTTTAATTTTTAGATACCGCTTTAGCTGTCTTCTTAGATGCCGCTTTAGCTGTCTTAGGTGCCGCTTTAGCTGTCTTCTTAGGTGCCGCTTTTGCTGTCTTCAGTTTCTTTCCTCCCTTTTGTGGTGTAATATGGGTAAAATTTAATGTAGAATTTATAATATTTTGATTAATTTGATTAATTTGATTAATATATTGATTAATATATTCTGTAAGTGTTTCTTGTAAATTTATATCAAAATCTACAGTATAAGATATTTTTTCATTTCTTATACTAGGATTTGGTGTTAAAACATCATCTTCAAATTTTGTTGTTAATAGGGATTTTAAATTACTAACTTGTAATAACATTTTACCTAAATCTTTTTCTTTATTGATTTGTTCCGTATAGCTATAATTTAAATATGAATAGTTAGGAACAGGAACAGATAACGGTATTGACAAATATTCTAATAAGTTAAACTTACAAGTTCTATCCGTATAACCTCCTTTATATACTTTTTCCCACATAGCAATTCCTTGATGAACCGTATTGACAACACAGATATTAGTAACTAATCCGCACACATCTATATTGATATTTGTTTTACCACCTTGCTCGTCAAAAGATTTTAATATATATTCAAATAGTCCGGTACTATATTTTTTTTCGGCAGATAATGGTATTAATTTATTCAAACTGCTATCATATTTTCCAAATATATCATAGATAATTGAATTAGTTTTATCTTTTTCTATTTTGGTATGATAATTGAATGCCGAATATGATTCATAATCGCAATATTGTCCCTTTGCTATACTAATAAATTTAGTATTAGCATTAGCACTAGCACTAGCACTAGCACTTCTAGTTTTATATTTTAATTTATCAACATTATATGCTTTATCATTATAGTCTGGTTCTTCAATATGTTCGTCCTGTGTAATACCTATTTCACTATTAGTATTAGTATTTAAAGCATATATTATTTCTTTTATACTCGTACCATAAAATAAGTAATTTAAATCTAATCCTTGAACTTTTAAACCCTTATATTTTTTATCATTTAATAAACCTCTTAAAAATCCCTTACTATCATCGTCTAATTTTGGATTACTAATATAATCCCCTAGCAAATTTTCTAAAGTTTTAATTTTTCCATAATTTATATCATATTTTTTGTCATTCATTTCATTTTTAACACCATTTATAATTTCACTAATTTTACTAACTTTACTAACTTTACTAGTTTTACTAGCATCATTTGTTAATACCCTTTTAAATGTCCTTTCAAGGTTAGGATTATAAAATTTATAATCATTACCAGTTATACTTTTATAAACATTTTTTTTATCATAAAAATGTTCTTTAATAGTACTATCTTTCTTATTACATAAAATGTCCCTTATAATCTCTTTAGCAGCAGATGACATATAAGTAGTTGAATTTGTAGTATCTTTTATACAGTTCTTTCTAGTATTTCTGCAATGATATTTAAAAACACCATCTTGAGGTGATGTATTATCAAAAAGAGATGAATGGTTCAAAGGGTGAATATCTTTACTAAATACAACGAGGTCATAATTATTTGTAGAGATTTTCTTATCAACCTCTTTAACTAAATCAATAAATTTTTTTAAATCTTCTATTTTTTCACTACCAAGAGAACCACCTTGAATAAAACAATTCTGTATATCTACAACAACAAGAACCTTATAATCACTCGACATATAATTTTATATACTTTCCTATATTATAAAGCATATAAAATTATATAAATCACCACGATATTAACTATATAGATATATTTTCTCAATACATCTTTAGCGACTACCACATATGAATTGCGATTTAGCCTAGCGACCCTATGGCTACCTACATAATATACCAATCTTCTCTTATAAGCGGCTACTATGTTATTAGTTGCCGCACCATCCCTACATATATTCCTATTAAATAACGAAATGTTTCGGTGGTTATGTTTATCTCCGCTGCTGACGCTACTGCTACCGCCCATATAAAATATAAAAAATAATATAAATGCCTTCTTGAAGTAATACATATTCTATCTAATCTATATAACCATATATATACTTAAGTGTTAGCCTCATATAATATAGGGGCTAATTACACACATATCGCATCATAATATTCATCGTGTATAGTTCTTGGTTCAGCAGTTTGAATGCGTAAGGCATCCTTACTTGTGCGATATCCGTATTATTTTTACAATACTTACAACTGTAAATGCTCTTCTCAGTATTAACATTTGCGTGCATCCCGCATTTTTTACAAATGAATACCCTATAATTGTCGGATACATGCAGCATCCTCTCCGCTAGAAAATTAGATGTGCCGTGAGCAATAAAGCAGTCTCGTTCCATCTCTCCTAGTCGCAATCCTCCTGAGCGTGCCCTGCCTTCGCTAGGCTGCCTTGTTAGCATCACAATTGGACCATTTGAGCCGCGCGAATTACCCGTCCATACGGACTTGCCGTTGCGTCTAACCATAAACACCTCGCTAGATACGCTGATACAATAAACGGCGCCTTTGTAATTATAGATACGCTCGCTATGCTGCTTCTCCTTCTTAGCATTCGCTGCGTTAGCATAAGGGCTATTCCGCTTCTTGATAATAGTAATCTTCCATAGGGCGCCATCTTTCAAGATACCATCCTTCAAGATACCATCCTTCGAGACGCTATCTTTCCACAGGCTCTTCACACCGCTCCATCCAGCGTGAATACACAGCCTCATCATATCGTCCGCCAAACTCTCATATTTGCTACAGAACATATTGTCATATTTGTATCCACCGGTCGCCATATTTGCGGCAATCATAGACTTCATCAATATACGCACTTGACGGCTACTCAACTTCCATACCCATTCGGGCATATATAATGTATCCTTGTATTTGTTGTCTATCAGGTAATTTAGGTAATATGTAATATTGAAGGTATCGTCGGGCATATGCGACCCAAACTGATACATAATCTTCTTATCGCAATTGCTAGAAATCCATTTGCCAAAGAATTCTAGCCACGCCTCCATATTAATCTCCTTGTTGCTTACTGGGATTACGAACTGATAATCAGGAGCATCCCATACACCATCCTTCTTGTATCTAACGCATTTCCCAATAATGTCGCTAGCCTTCTCTAAGTGATATCCGCTACCGCCGCTGTCGCTGCCATCGCTCCGGACAAGCATCCTATGTTCTATAGTCGTGTTTAAGTCAATCAGCGTATTACTGATATTATACATTGTCCCTGAGTATTCAGGGTATTTATGGACTTCTAGCGGCTCCTCATAAACCAGCCTATCATCCTTAAGAATAGCAACCTTATCCTCTGTGGTAATCGTATTCACGAACTTCCAGCCACCCTCTGTTAATACCTCGTGTTCTTCAGTAAGACAGTGCACCTTGTCAGACACCATATGCTTCAATCGCTGGTAATATGTCGGACCGATAAAGATATCTGTGTGGATTTGCTCGCCTGTCCGTCCGTTATACATAATCTCATTTCCGTATTTCTCCATACCAGACATCTCTAGCACCTTCGTAATTCCTTCAACGCTACAGTCAGTATATGGAGTTGAATCGCCAAACGCCCCAATATGACAGCAAGCCTTACCCATAATAGACTCCATTAATTGCGCTATCGTCATACGCGATGGGATTGCGTGCGGGTTCATAATGATATCCGGCACAATTCCGTCCTTTGTAAAGGGCATATCTTGGTGCCTGTATATCATCCCGATAGTCCCTTTCTGGGCGCTACAACTAGCGCATTTATCTCCAATCTCTGGCTTCCTGTTCTTGCGAATACGCACCTTACAGAACTTGTAGCCTTCGCTATTAACCCCATTATAATTCATATCAACATATCCATCGTCATTCGCTTTCATCGTCAAACTACTATCTTGGTATGTTATAACACCATTTGCCTTCTTAGGCATAACCTTGCCGACAATAACATCATTCCCATTCACATAGGTATTCTTAGAAACAAAGCCATCGTCATTCAACTTCTCGTAGGAGTATGGCTTCTGCGAAGAAATATTGGTAGGATTAGTGAATAACTCTTCCTCACCGGTGCTATGATTTTTATTACAGGTATCACGCATCGCCTTATAATAGGTGCTCGTGAATAACCCTCGGTCTAGCGCCGACTGATTAACCATAATACTATCTTCTTGATTAAACCCAGTATGCGTCATAATAGCAACAATCGCATTAACCCCTGAAGGTAATTTGTGAGCCATCGTATATTTAGACAACTTAGTATATACGAGCGACTTTTGCGGATAATTCAAGATATTACCCATCGTATCTATGCGTTTGTTAAAATTACTCATATATACGCCGAGTGCCTGTTTACCCATAGCACACTGATAGCAGTTTCTAGGAGATTGATTGTGGTCGCTGAATGGGATATTAACGCCGAGAATACCATTCATTAGGCTTGGGTGAATTTCGCTGTGGGTATAAAACGGTGGCAAAGCAGTCCCTTTAATACCTTCTTCCAAATCGGCAGGGAATGTAGCGAGCATCGCCGAATTGATTTCGTCGCAATCCATATATTCAATAAACCCCTCTTCGTCCAAATACTTCTCAGGGTCGTCCTGATTTTTAGAGACTTCGTTAGGGACTACGAAGTAATCAAAGTGTTTGTCTGCTATATACTCCTTCCAACTGATGCCCTTTCTCCGCAATATTCTAGCAATTCGCAATTCACGCTTATTTGTTGCTGGGTCAATATCCACGATATAGAGCGGTCTATACATTCGCCCCGCTTCCGTGCTAATGATAATACACGACTTCTGGATATTCCATACAATAGAGGTCATCGGGTATATGATGCCGCTGCGCTTATAATGCTTCAAGGTTGAATACAACTTGTCAGGGTTCGTATAATAGCCGATAATATCCCCATTCACCATAACATATACATTATCTTCGCTTCCCATCTGCTTCAGGTATTCAATAGGAGATTTTTCAGGGTTCGCCATACTATAACTATCGTCATAAACGACCACCCCAAGATTTACCAAAATCCGCCGAATATGAATGCTATTCATAGCAATTGAAATGTTGGTGCTAAGCGCCATATTCTTAACCAGACCGACAGAACTGCCTTCAGGGGTTTCAGCAGGACATATCATACCAATCTGCGAATTGTCAAGTTTGCGTGGCTGAACCAGTTTGCCGTTCTTCTCCATCGCCGTATTGATGCGCCTCATATGCGATAGGGTGCTGGCGTATGACATACGATTAAGAACCTGCGAGACGCCTTGCTTGATATTCTGGAATGTGCCGATACTCTTGATACCCCAGTTGCCGGTAGAAAGCGAATATCTAATCCACGAGTCAAGAAGTGATTGCTTGAAAAATCTGTGGATACTAATGTCGGATATAATATTAGAAATTGGGATGTTAGCATTTCCACGCCACAAGTTCAGTTCTTTCTCAATCGCTATTTTGAGCTCCTTCGTCATCTTTCCGTAACACTGACGAAACAGATTACTCATTAAGACACCTGGGGTATCCACGCGCTTATTGATATACGAGTCGCGATTGTCGTAAGTATCATATCCAAGATAGATGCGTATCATCTTACGAATAATGTAGCCGACATAGAGAGCCTTGCGTCTGTAAGATTTGCCTACGTGGGGCAGAAAATCATTTAAGAGATTATTGTGGAGTTGCGCCTTATTGGTCTCGTGGTCGTTGTTCTTGTTCACTCCAATCATAATCTTAATAAGCGTATTCTCCGCCTGCTCCTGTGTGTTGATATCACAGGCATCCTCACAGCACGCCATCAGTTCGTTAATGATACGCTGGTTCTTCTCGCTGTCTGTATCATAGACGATGTGATTGATAATCTCACGGTCGCTCAAGATACCTAGAGCCCTGAAAATCACGAAGACAGGCACCTCGCTACGAATGAAAGATGTATTGATGCGAATAATGCGTCCCATATGATTTAACTTGCCGCTCATATTCAGGCAAGTAGTCTTTGGCGGCAGATAAGTTGAATCGCACATAGAGCGGATTTCGGCATACAGTCCTTCGGCATTATTGTTGGGGTGAAAGACGAGCACTTTGTTTTCGTTGATGCGGTCTTGCGAAATCAGCACCTTCTCATTACCATTCACGATAAAATAGCCGCCAAAATCGTAAATACACTCGTTCTTGTTCTCTTCGCAAATCCCTTGCATCTGGCTGAGGACGCAGAGTTTAGAGCGAACCATAATGGGGATTTTGCCGATATAAACGCCATTAACGGTCTTGTCAAACTTCTCGGTCATACCGCTCTTATTGGTAATTTCGGTGGAAATATGGACGTTCACATAGATGCCGCTAGAATATGTCATATTATTCATACGAGCAATATAGGGCGTCATAATGTTCTGGGTTCCGTCAGGGAGTTGATAGTTGGGCTTAACAATACTGGGGTTGAGGATATTGATAGAGATATTATAGGAGTTGTCAGGCAACTCTGCCTTCTGGTTGGTAATCTTCACCTTGATAGGATTGAAACCGCCGATGATTTGCCCTAAGGTATTGTCTATGAACTTGTTATAACTGTCAACCTGATGCTTTACTAGAGGATTAGACGATTCGGGAGAACCGCCCTTTTGGAAATAGATATCCAGAACATCCCAGCAAACATTAGAAAACATTATTAAGTTGTATTATGTTATTATTAAATAATTCTTAAATACCAAATCATTTTTTATATTTTGAGGCGATATAGTGATATAAAAAATGATATATATATACAAGACATAGATATATATAGGTATAGTAGATATATAGATATGTTGTCGCAGCATTCGCATTCTAAAATGCCTCGTATTATAGCAATTTGTGGAGCCAAGAGGAGTGGTAAGGATGTGTTAGCCGAGCATCTAGTGCGTAAATATAATTACGAGAGAGTTGCTTTTGCCGAACCTCTAAAGCACGCTATTAAAACCTTGTTTAACTTTGACGACGACCAAGTAGGGATAGGCGAGGACAAAGGGACTGGTAAAAAAGATGTTGTGGATGAGCGGTGGGGGATTACGCCAAGAGCCGCATTACAATTCTTCGGGACAGAGGTTATGCAAGATAAGATACAGGATTTGCTGCCTGATGTGAAGAGAAACTTCTTTGCGAATACCTTGAAGAATTATATAAAAACAAGGATGGACGCTAACAAGGAGCAAAGGTTCGTTATAAGCGACTTGCGATTTATCCACGAATACGAGATGTTGTTTAGTATTCCTAAAATTCGCAAAGATGATATAGCGATTATAAGGGTCATTAGACCTGATACCAGTTTTCTAAGGATATCTAATCCGTGTGATGCTGTCGCCGCAGCCGCCGCTAGCAGCACTAGCGTCGCTAGCATAGCCCACAAATCAGAGCAAGAATACATTAATATCCCTTATGATATCATTCTATTTAACAACGACACCATAGATGCCTATATTGAGAAGTTTGACAAGATTATAAGTGTCTAGGCAGAGGTAGCGGTATGTGGTTAGCGATGGTATGTGGTAGCGGCGGATAGTGGTGGTATGTGGTAGCGATAGCAGCGGCGTATTATAAAAAACATTTAAGGAGAAGGCGTAAGCCTCTTATAAACTATTATTTATTATTCTAAAAATTTTTTTAAGTTTTTCTAAAAATAACTAGTAATACCTTTTTTATTCTTTATGACATCCTTTGTGGTAATAGGAAGTTCTAATGATTAGCAAATCACGCTAAACTATACTACATATCCTCTTAAAATTACCTAGTATTGCTAAGGATACGGTGTAGAGAACATCACTAATGGTAATAGATGATGTCTATAATTATTACTTAACTTTATTTATTATTATCTTTTATAAACTATTATTCTTTTTTATAAACTATTATTCTTTTTCTAAAAGTTTCTAAAAATAACTAGTATTATCCTTTTTATTCTTTATGACACCAGTAATGGTAAGAGACATCTGCTTTATTATCTTAGTGGTCGGCAGCGCGTCTAGCGCCCTAGGATTTGTGAGGGATAAACATAGAGAATATCAAGTATGGTAATAGGAGATACTAAGTATTACTATTATTTATTATTTCTATTATCTTATAAACTATTATTCTTTTTTCTAAAAGTTTCTAAAAATAACTAGTATTAATCTTTTTATTCTTTATGACACCAGTAATGGTAATAGATGTATGATAGGTTGTGTTATGCGGGATATCGCATAGTATATAAGGAAATATGCGAAGCATAAACACTCTTAATATATAATGCGATATCCCGCATTATATGCTAGAGGATACTAGGTTATGTTATAGAAGATACCTATAATTATTACTTAACTTTATTTATTATTTATCTTTTATAAACTTAAAAACTTTTAACTATTTCTAAAAACTTTTACAACTTTCTTTTTTCTAAAAATCTCTAAAACTTTCTAACTTCTCTAAAAGTTTCTAGGTTTCCCTAAAATAACTAGTAATATTCTTTTTATTCTTTATGACACAGGTAGTGGTAAGAGACATCTGTTATATTATCTTAGTGGTCGGCAGCGAAGCAGCACGGCTAGTGCCCTAGCAAATCCTAGGGATAGAACATAGAGAATATCAGGTATGGTAAGAAGTATGCTAAGTATTACTATTATTTAGTCTTACTATTATTTATTATTATCTTTTATAAACTTATAAACTTTTAACTTTTCTAAAAACTTTTACAACTTTATATTTTTCTAAAAAACTCTAAAAGTTTCTAACTTATCTAATCTTTCCTAAAAATACCTAGTATTATTATTTTTATTATTTATGATACCAGTAATGGTAATAGAAGTATTCTAGGTTATGTAATTGATGATACCTATAATGATAATAGAATATACCCTATAATATATTATTTATCCTCTAGGAAGAAGAGCGACTTGCTACATTTGTTCTACGAAAACTGTATGATGTATGCTGTGAAGCAATAAACCTCTTTATTTCTCCTATAGTGCTTAGGACATTATTATTTATTTTAAGCAATTGGTAATGTGTATTATCAGTTATGATAACACCAAACCTGTATTTCTTAATATTATTACTGAGACGAGACGAGCCCGACGATTTAATAGCATTTTCTAACTTTTCATTAATCTTATTTCTAACTTCTTCTAGCAACTCATCTCGCTTCCTAGCATCATCTATGATGATTGACAAAACAACAATATCGTATTTATTTTTAAAGTAATTGATAGTCAAGGACATCTCAGGCTGTGAGGGCATTCTCCCTAAAACTTTAAAATGGGTATTTAACATATTCACTATGTCAGCATCCTTGGTTAAATCAACCCTTTTAATATTTGCTTTTCGTAATGACCTTATCTCTGTGGTATTCACCGCTAGCAACTCTGCTATTTCTCCCGACGCCATGCCCTCTTTAATATACATTTGTACCAGTTCTAGATACATTAGAAATCTTCGCACCGTCCTAGTAATCTCAGCCTTCTCTAAAAAACTTGCGGTAAGAAATCTCCTTAAATAAGAGCCACTCTTCCATTTGCCTCCGTCGCTCGTTTCCTTAAGTAGCAGATAAACGGAGTTAAAGAAACAGTTGTTATTCCTTCCAGATACATTAAGCAATTCTAGTTTAATCCTTGATAGCGGCGTTAGCGGCAATAGCGAAGATGTCTTCTTTGTCGCCGTTTTTGCTGCTTTCTCTTTCATTATATCTCGTATCTCTAAGTAATCTACAGAACCTCTGCGAGGCATACACCATTTATCCTTGTTCTCATTATATTTTCTAAGAGCATCTATGTATTTCATAATATATTCTATAATATACCTATAATAAAAAAAGCATTTAAGGAGAAGGCGTAGCCGCCCTTATTCTTATATCATTTTTAAGGTATTCTAGATATGTTATAGAATTACCTTATAATATTAAAAACTGACTTGGATAGTATAGAAGACTACTATATAGGGTGCTAAGGATGAGCGAGAAGCAAGTATTACAAACAGAGGATACTGGAAAAATATTTGAGATGGCGATATGTCTAGCATACAATATACCGTATGATGGGAAATACAAGTATGGTATGGAAGAACCTGAGAGATTGAAGCATCGTCTTTCTAAACTTCTTGAACTATTCCCTATGTGTAGCCATACAGCAAAAAGAGGCTCCCGTTATGACTATACGAGCGACACAGATGCTAACAAGCATCTTTCAGCAAAAACCACAAAAAAAGGAGTAGGCAAAGTAGCACCTCAAGTTATAGGACAAACGCAGCCAAAAAGGTTCTGTGATTTACTAGGGATAGAATATACAACAATCGCAGACCTAAAGCAATATATACAAACCGAAATAATAAAAATAATTCCTATACTTGTTGAATACACCTTTGATTGTCCTAATATATACTATAATAAGGAGAACAGCACAATCCGATATATTACTTTACACCGACCAATAGATTTAGAAGAATTATCTAAATATTCTTTCGTATGGACTTGTGATTGGGCTTCGTGGAAAAACTCATCAACGCTAAAAGTTGTAATAGAAGGCAAGGAGATAGCCTTGCTTGAATTTCAATTTCATACAAAAAGCAGAACCAGTATGGCTATTCGCTGGTGCTACGAAAACTTCCTAACAATTTTCGCAGATAATATAACTATTATAGATATTTAGAAAGACAGAATAAATACTCTTTAATCTCTATGTCTTTATTGTATTCATAAGATTTGAACCTCTTGTAATCTCTTTCAACAACCGACGCATCTCCATATCTACTCATAATATCTAGCATCCTTTCTTTAGACACTATGCCTTCGCTATTATATGACAAGAATATCCATTCAGTCTGTAGTCCTTTAAAAAGCCGATTAAAGGCATCCTCTGCGACAGCCCTTTTCTTACAAAAGGGCGACATAAAGCAATCGGTAGGGATACCTGTTTTGCCTTTTAATGGTAATTCGGTTAGCAGGCTGTTAGGCGTTTTAGCAATTATATTTAGCGGAAAATAGTTTTTAGAGTATTGCCTAGCGTTATATGGAGGGTCTAGATATACCAAGTCGCCTGTGAAAGATGCTAGAAAATCCTCATTCAATACATCGCAATTGTAAGTATTAGAACCTTCGGTCGCTGGCGTCCTATTCGTATGTATAGGCATTACTCTCAGTTTTTTTGTAGCCTTTGCTTTAAATTCCTTTAAGTAGCAACCATATACGGCGGGAACATTACTAACAGCATCAGCACTTAGAATTATAGAAGCGAGGATAAACTGGTATTCGTCATTTGTAAGGGTATGGCTATTCTTTAAAATGTCCTCTAGCCTATTGCGAATGTAATCAATCCGTTTCGCATTCTCAATCGTAAAAAACTTACGCTCGTTATCACCATAAGGACTGTAATGGGTTGTGATATATCCTATGGTATCGTCGGCTACGCTTGCGGCTACGGCTTCAGCTTGGAGTTCTCCTATAATTCTCTCGCAATTTTCAGTATATACTGAGCGTGTTAAAGCGTGCGTTATAATTGAACTGTATAACTCAGCGTCATTAGAAATGACACACGCTAGATGTTTCCTGAAATGATAAGAGACTATACCTGTTCCAGCAAACATATCCCCAATTCTTTTATTGACAAATGAAGTCCATCCTGTTTTATCCTTTATAATCCCTGTAATCCAGTCAAGCAGTTGGAATTTAGAGCCTATATAATTTAAACGATATACTTTGTCTGGAACTGCTGCGACTGGTAAGGATGCTAAGATAGGTTCATCGCTCTTGAGGCATCCCTTTATATGCTTCGTATATTCTAGTTTTCTAGCAAATTGGCTCTTACAGGTTTCACAAGTATATTTTACCATATTCAGTTTAGTAATATATATTATAAAAATAATATCAATTTTTATTTATGATATTGAATAACGCATTTTTCAACAGATGTTTTGATATCAGGGATATCTGGGTATAGCGAGTATAGTTTATCGTTAGACAGTTGCGTATTAGAGCGTTTTGATAGCAACACCGAGTTCTGCTCTTCAACGCTAAAGTTTTTCCACACAAACGAAGGGTCAATATGCTCTTTATACATTTCTAAGATTTCATTATGGGTTATGAGCCCTTTATTCACTAGATTAAAGGTGCCTGTAGTATTTTTAATCATCATATCCATAATGACAGGAAACATATCCTCTAATACGGTCATAGAGTTAGGCATAGAGCAGATTTTTTCATATTTAAAGATTTTACTTAGAAAGTTTCTGTTATGCTCGTAATTAACGATAGGCATCCTGATACGCAGGTTCAGCGTATTCTTAGAATACATATGCTGGAGCCTGTCCGTAAATCCTTTAACAGTTGAATAAGAGGAGCCAAAGAAATTCGGCAGGGCGTCATCGTCTATGCTAGTGGTCGTCGGGTCGTCGCTGCTAAAAATACAACCAGTCCCTAAATATGTATAGTGGATATTATAGCGTTCGCAAAGTATCGAGAGAATAACAGGAGAATACAGATTGTCTCTAATATTATCTTTAAGTTTCCCAGATAATTCTAGATAATCTATGGTATTATACTCGCCGCCGTGTGTCCTGCCAATAAACGATATGATGTGTGTAGGCGAATACAACTTAATCTCCTCCTCTACGGCTTTCTCGTCATCCGCTCGCGCATCTGTGCTAATGTAAGTGATACCATTCTTATTTAAGAAGAAGCCAAACTGTTTCCCAATCCATCCCTTGCTACCGAAAAAGAGAATTTTCATATCCTATATTTATATAATTATCGTGATATACTTTTATATATTCTTGTGTTTCTAATAAAAGAGAGATGCCTATGGCGGCGTCTAAAGCGTCTCTGGTATTTCTAGTAATCAATATGTATAGCACAAGAGCATTATTTAAGCGGTTCAAAAAAGGCTATGAGAATGCCTTAAAAGGTCATAAGATTATCTTCAAAGATTGGGACGATACTCAGGGCATTCGGGATGTTTTGAGAAAAAAGAGCGGCGTAAGCGGCATAATAATAACTGGATCTGACTATTTTGTTAAAGGTCGCAAGCATTCAACAATAGACGAGAGTATTATGCGTTCTCGCTTACCGATACTGGCGATATGCTATGGGTTTCAGTATATGGTCTGTAAGGCAGGCGGCGTAAGAAGCAGAGGTAAAGACAGGCTAGACAGGCTAGACAGGCTAGTCGGGATGTCTTTTATTAAATCTAATAAAGACGGATATATGAAGTATCGCGAGAGTTTTAGGATAGCGTCGGCGATGCCTAAAACCAAGTATTTCTTTTATCACACAGATTATGTTGTGAAGGTTCCTAGAACTTTTACGGTTATTAAGAAGATTAAAAATAAAATAGTGATGGCTTATAACTCTAAAAAAAATATCTTAGGAGTTCAGTTCCACCCCGAGAAATACAAGAAGTCCGCTAGACTATTCTTTAATTTCTGGATATCCAATTATATAATGGCGAGAAAATAATTAGCACCCTTTAGACGCGCGTATATATAACCGTATTAATAGTATCAATATTATATAAACAATTGATATTCAATTAAATATATATAATGACAACATTAAATCTAAATAATATAAATGATGATTTGATAGAAATTAATAGAGATACCTTTAAAAATAAACAGATGGGTTTCAACATTCCTAGCAAGCAGCAGAGAGCCAGCCAAAATAACTTTATGAGCGACGATGTGCTGTTTAACAAGAACAAGATTAGCAGCGATGTTATCTCTATGTCATCTCGGTCGTCTTCACGCTCATCCTCTAGGGCTAGTTCGGTGAATGGCGATTATGACAAAAGCGCCTATATGAAAAATATGAATAACATATATAAGAATAAGGGCAGTGGAGCCGCTAGTAGCTCTAGCCGACCTAAATCTAAATATGATGATGATAGCGAGACTACCAGCGTTGTTAGCAGTTTGAGCCATAAGAAGGGTATCGGCTCTAATAAATATAAGAAGCCTAGCAAATACGAAGAAGAAAGCGAAGAAGAAGAGGATGACGAAGAGGGAGACGATGACGAAGAAGACGGTGAAGAATACGAAGACGGAGACGAAGAGGACGAAGACGATGAGGAGGGCAGCGAAGGCAGCGGTAGCGGCGGTAGCGGCGGTGGGGGCAGCGGCGGCAGAAGAGGTAGCGGCGGCGGAGGCAAATCTAGGCATTTGTCAGCAAAAGAGATAATTATGAATGAATTGAATGAGAAACGAGAGATTATTTATCAATTAGACAGATTGGAGTCTAAAGGTTTCAAAATACCTTTCAAGTTTAATATGAACTCTGACATCGAAGAAATGAGGACGGAATATAATCGCTTGGTTCGTGAGAAGGAACTAGATGGAAGCGTTAGGTTTCAGCAAAAGATGTTGATGGCGTTTATTTCGGGAACTGAGTATATGAATAGCCGGTATGACCCATTCGCCATTAAATTAGATGGGTGGTCGGAACAAGTTAATGAGAATATTAATGATTACGATGATATCTTTGAAGAACTCCATTATAAATACAAGGCAACTGGTAAGAAGATGGCTCCAGAGTTAAGGCTATTTATTGCTTTGTCAGGCAGCGCATTTATGTTTCACCTAACTAGCAGAATGTTTAAAGAGCAGCCTATGCCTAATGTAGAGAATGTCCTAAAATCAGACCCTGAGTTAATGAAGCAGTTTCAGCAAGCAGCCGCAAAGCAGTATATGATGGGTAATACAGGTTCTAATTACAATCAAGCGCAGGCACCCCAGAATATCCCAATCAATAATGGAGGCAACGGTAGCAGCGGCAATAACTATAGCAACCCGATGAGTGCGATGAGCGGAATGGGAGATAGCGGCGGTAGCGGCGGATTGTTTGGGATGGTTAGCAGCCTGTTTAGCACATTAAACACCCCACAGTCTATGCCCCAGATGTCGGCACAACAATCCAATAATAATACTAGGCAATCTCCTAACATTACTGAACTAAGACATAAACCTGCTGTAGATATAGAGAATATTATTAATAATGTGCATAATAACATATCCATAGATAATAATGACAATAACATAGAGACGCTATCTGTAAGCGACGAAGAGATAACCTCTATTATTGAGGATACTGCCGACATTAAGATATTGAGAGGCGTAGGAAGACCACGCAAAAATACGCGCACATTAAACATATAAATATATTATGTATTAGTATTACTAAGTAATGTTCGCGGATATTGCTGCTGCCTATTATAGGGGTGTCATATCCTTATATCTAAATGAAGATAGCGACGGGTGCGGTAGCGACAATAATAATATCCCGAATACTGATGACGAATACTTATTTAATGCTAGAGATGACGAAGATATGCCCCAACCACTAAAGCCTTTAGAACTGCCATTATTCTCTTATTGTTAGACAGTCTAGAATTTATTTTTACAGGTTCTTTATAATAATAAAAAATTGATAAAAAATAATATATAAAAATAAGAATTAATTTAAAATATAAGAAGACATTTTGGGAGATGTTCTATAAACGCAAGAAGGTCGTCCATTTGAACTTTAAGAACGCTAACGCCGCTAAGGCTGCGAATGCTGCTGACACCGCTAATGACACTAAAGAACCTATTGCGGAGCACATTTTACGCCTCAAGTTTGAAAAGAATATGCGAAAACTATTTGGTGTAAATAAAAAAATATAAAAATATGTAATATATACTAAAATACAATCTACCGCTCGCATTCGCACGCTACCTCTCGCATTCGCACGCCTAGATGGCGTATATCTTACACATCCCATTATGAACTTTTTTCCATTTATTACCATTCCATCCTTCAATTATATCACCTTTGTAGATGTTGATGAATTCGCAGCAAGCATATGCTAAGAACTCTCTAATATCTATAAGGTTAAGATTGGTGGTATACGAGACACCCTTATTTTTACAATAGGCTTTAATGAACTTTAGAAAATGCTCCCTACGAATGCTCCTGATAATCTTGTAAACTGTATTATCGTTTGTTAGTTCGCTCCTAGTATTTACGACCCTATCCCTTATATGTATTGCTAGGCTGTCATAATCGCTTGGGTCGTCAAGGTCTATCTTGTATATCCCCTGATACTTCTCAATTTTAGAGAGATAATCCCGCAGAATACGCATACTATAATAATATATATCATAGTCGCCGTAAATATTTGCGTGAATATTGTTTTTATTGTTGTAATGATAAGGGAACGCTAAGGTTGCTGCGTTAGCGGCGGACATCGCTTGTATGCTTGTATGGGCTCCTTTATGGGTTGTTTGCTAGGACTGCTTGCGGGCTTATTGGACTGCTTGCGGGCTTATTGGACTGCTTTGCTGTTTGCTTAGGACTGCTTGACAGGCTCTTACCTAATAAATACTAAGCGGCTTAATCAATTTTTTTGTGTTTATATACAGAATATAACATATTCATTCATATTACATATCTTTTGGATGTAATTATATGATAATAATATATAGTATAATAATATGGATATTCTACAAGGTTTGATTGCGACTGGAAATACAAATAGGTTAGGCTGGCGTATAGTTAATAACAATGGGGCATTTGGAGTTTTTAACAATAGGACAAGTAATGTTTTATTTTCTATATTAAATAATGGTGCTATAGGTACCGGTTCTAGCACCCCTGCCGATTTTATTAATTCATATAGCAATTTGAATATAATTACTAATTATACTGGAGGTTCTTCTGGAACTACAATTTCTAGCCAGTGGACTACTTCAGGAACTAAAATATATTATAACACGAGTAATGTTGGTATTGGAACAACAGACCCTGTAGCGCCTTTACATATATATAGTGATACGCCTTTAACATTACCCACCGAAATAATAGTAGCAGGAACTATTCCAACAACCATAGGGACAGATAGATGTATTCAATTTCCTTATTCAGGAACAGCAGTGACAAAAGATTATACTTTCACAACAACCGAAAATCTCATTTGCGATATCTTGATTGTTGGTGGTGGTGGGGCAGGCGGAACTGTTATGGGTGGAGGTGGTGGTTGCGGTAGTATAATATATGCCTCTAGTTTTAATGTTGGTATAGGAACATATACTATTAATGTTGGTAGAGGCGGAATAGGTGCTACTGCAATAACATCTGGTACTGGTATAGTTGGTGGAAGTGGTGGTAATAGTTCAGCATTTGGTGCTACGGCTATTGGAGGAGGAGGTGGAGGATGGTATAATGGAAACGGAGGTGTAGCTGGAGGTAGTGGCGGTGGTTGTGGAGGCGGTGCAAATCAGGCAGCAGGCGGTGTTGGAGGTTCTAATGGTTTAGCAGGTTCTAAAACAATAGGAGGAACTATAATACCATCAGCAATATTTGAAGAATATTTATGTAATGATGGTGGTTTTCCTGTTTATTATCAGGTAGCAGGAAATAGTTATTCAACAATAGCTGGCGGTGGTGGAGGTGCAAGTGCGGTAGGTGGAGGAACACCAAATAATGGTACTAAAACAAGTGCTAATGGAGATGGTGGAGCAGGTAAAATTTATAATATTACTGGAACAGCAATAACATATGGTGGTGGAGGTGGAGGAGGTTCTCATAGAGGGGCTTTAGCTTCAATTCCTACACCTTCAAGTGGTGCTGGAGGGAGTGGAGGAGGTGGAAATGGCGCTAATGATACATCAGTAGCTAAATCAGGAGATAATGGTATTGACGGAACAGGAGGAGGTGGCGGAGGGTCTTCTTATAATGGTTCGCCTGTTGGTATTAAAGGCGGCAACGGTGGTTCAGGAATTGTCATCATAAGATACCGCAAAGCGACTAGCAATAGTAGCGCGCGGTTATTGCTAGATACCACAACAACCGGAACAGCAATTGCCGAATTCAGGAGAGGAACAGGTGCTGATATGCAAAATGACTACAGGTTTATTAATGATACTGATGGAACTATTAAATTACAATTTGAGAATAGCACACAGGCGTTCAGCAATCTGTCCGCAAATCTAGCGTGGTTCTCTCCCAATGAAACAATAATATACAAGAATACTTCTATGAATGGTAGGGTTGGTATAGGAACTACATATAACGCTACAAGGAGTTTAGATGTTTTAGGTAATGCTAATATATCTGGAACGTTGAATATATCTAGTAGTAATGCTATTATTACAAATAGTTTGACAAATAATACCTCTTTAACAATACAGAATGGGTTTGTTGTGTCTGCTCCTATAACTATATCGCCATCAGCAACAACAGGAACTGTAGGCGCTTATACATATCATGTTTTTACATATACAACAGATACAGCTGGAACTGGCGGACAAACACGATATACAATTAATGTACTAGCAGGAGGTTTTACTTGTGATGTATTAATGGTAGGAGGAGGAGGTCAAGGAGGTTGTACTGATGCTGGTGGTGGAGGTGCTGGTGGTTTAGTATTTATTCCTAATAAATCTTTTACTTCAGGTACATATACATTTAATGTAGGTTCTGGAGGTATTGACACAGGTGCTTTTGCTATTTCACGGGCTGGAACTAATGGTTATGATACAAGTATTATTTTTGGAGGGAATACATTTTTGGTTGCTAAAGGCGGTGGAGGTGGCGGAACTGGATTTCCACCAGAATATTCTGCTGTTTCTGGTGGTTCAGGAGGAGGCGCAGGTTCAACAGTTGATGATGTTAATAAGAAAATAGGTGGTAGTTCAATACAATCTCAACAAGTAGGAGACAGTAGCACATATGGGTATGGAAATAAGGGTGGTGATAATAATACTGAGGGTACTTATTATGGAGGAGGTGGAGGTGGTGGAGCAAGTGAAGCAGGTAAAAATGGTGGCTTAAATTCTAATCAGGGTATAGGAGGTAATGGTTTGGCTCAAATAACAATATCAGGAACCACATATAATTTTAAAACATTTTTTGGATTACCTACAACAGGAACTGGAGAATATATTTCAGGAGAAGATAATATATATTTTGCTGGCGGAGGTGGAGGAGGTCATACCTATAATCCTGCTAATGGTGTATCACAAGAAAAAAATGGTGGTAAAGGAGGTGGAGGTCAAGGGCGTGGAAGTAATAATGGTGTAGCTGGATTGGCAACTACTGGTGGTGGTGGTGGTGGCGGTGGTGGAGGACACGGGCGTGGAGGCAACGGCGGTTCTGGTATTATTATTATAAGATATTTATCAGCAATATCATCATCAACAATTGAACTTGTAAGAGGAACCTCTACAGACGCTAACAGAGACTACAAATTAGGAAACTACGGTAGTGAGTTCAAGGTTATATCATCAACATCTGGTTTTGATACAGATTATATAAAAATAACTACAGCAGGTGCTATCTTCAACCCTACAGGAACAGCAAGTTGGAATACCGGCTCCGACAGGCGAATAAAAGAGAATATTGAGAGAGCATCTTATGAAAAATGCTATGAGAATATTAATAAATTAGAATTAAACCGCTTTAATTATGTAGAAGGGTTCAATACGGTTTCTAGGGATAACAAACAATTAGGGTTTATAGCACAGGAGGTATATGATATATTCCCCAAAGCAATCTCATCACAAGGATATTATAGTGATACTTTGTGTATCCCTGACTTACTATCAATAGATGTATCGCAAATAAATTATTCACTATATGGTGCTGTTAAGAAATTGATAGAGATAAATAAGGAGAAGGACAAGCGTATAAAAACTTTAGGATATCAATTAAAAACTTTAGAAACATTTCTAAATATTGATATTAATAATACAAGCAACATCACAATAGATAGCGGTGATACTAGCAATATAACAATAGATAGCGATGATACTAGCAATATAACAATAGATAGCAGCGATACTAGCAATATAACAATTTATACTAGCAATCTCGTAATAGATACTAGCAATATAACAATTTATACTAGCAATCTTGTAATAGATACTAGCAATATCATATTAGATACAGGTAATATTACAATTTATACAACCAATATGGTAATAGATACTAGCAATATCACAATTTATACTAGCAATATTGTAATGGATACTAGCAATATCATATTAGATACCAGCAATCTTGTAATGGATACCAGCAATATCGTAATAGATACTAGTAATATAGCATTAGATACTAGTAATATCGCTATAGATACTAGCAATATCGCTATAGATACCAGTAATATCGCTATAGATACTAGTAATATCGCTATAGATACTAGTAATATCGCTATAGATACTAGCAATATCGCTATAGATACTAGCAATATCGCTATAGATACTAGTAATATCGCTATAGATACTAGTAATATCTCATAAATACAATAGATTGAGATATATCCAGTAAATCTGTATATATAAAAAATAAATCCCCCCATTCTAATATATTATTTTTGTAATTCATTAACAAGTTGAATATCCCTATAATAAATTTCAGGACGCAAGTCAGTCTCGTTATATCCTTCATCAACCTTCAACCAATTATCAGGAAATAAATCGTCAGTATTATTTCCAGCGACCTTATACCAACTATTAGGGTATAAATCATCCTCAACAATTGTTCCATCAAATTTAGAACCAAGCCAAGTTTTAGGGTAGCATACAATAGCATCTTTTGATGTAGTTAGGTAGGCACTAAACCAAGCGAAGGTGCTATTCGGGATTATATGGTGTTTCGCTGATGTCGTAATAAATAACTGTTCCCATACAGGGATTTCATCAGCAACCTTCTTATATCTTAAGTCCTTGCCTGTTTGTTCCTTTAGTGCCTTGTTGATTTCTTGATTATAGTAATCCACAATTTTATTATCAGTATCTCTACAAACATATAAAATCTCATAGTCATAAATATCAACGCCTCGTTCTAGCAAGACCTTGAATGCCTCAATAAAATACTTGGGTTTATGTACCACCTGATATAACTGTATATGATGGTCGTCGTCAGCAGACCCAGAGCGTTCCTGTATATCGCAATTAACAAGTTGCTGGATTACAATCGTTTTATTCATACTATATTCGGGGTATTTTGCTAAAACATTATTGATTTTTTCATCAAACCCTAGAAGGCTCTTAATCTTATCTATATTATTTGCGAAATACTTAGGACTTCTAAAATACCCATCAACGATAGCATCATCGGCAAATACAGGGATTTCTTTATATACATAATCTAGAGCCATAGTATAAGTTTCCTTAACAGTTTTGTCAGGATATACTTTTGAACCAATATTGCTAAATATGGTATCCCAGAAATAGGTATGTGGCGTAGCCTGTGCCATCGCATCTTCTCTCATATAAAACCTATAATCAGCACATTTATTATCAAAATAATATGATAATATCGCAAAGACTACAAATAACTGGATACTTATATCTCCATATACGAGTGCGCCTATGGTATTCATTATTATTTATATAATAATCTGTCATTATATGCTTTTAGAGTATTATCGTCATAGTATTTTTTACAAGATAGACTTTTAATAGAGCTTACTAATTCTAGATTATTCATGTAATTAAAATAAGTAATATAATATATATTATAATAATATGAGTATTATAGATGTCTTGGTAAAAAATGAGAATGCCGGTAGACCTAGAATAAGTATAGTTAATAACAATCCAACATATGGTGTTGTTAATTATATTACTAGTAATGTAATATTTTCTATATTGAATGTAATTGGAGGCAGTATACAAGCTAATTCTATTATTTATTCAAATTTAATTAATAATTATGTTGAAAGTGTAGCAAACTCAAGCCAGTGGACTACTTCAGGGGCGAAAATTTATTATAATACGAGTAATGTCGGCATAGGCACCATAGACCCTGTAGTGCCTTTACATATATATAATACTTCTAATGTTAGGTTATTGCTAGATACCACAACAACCGCACCAGCAACCCTAGAGTTCAGGAGAGGTTATGGAGCTGACATGCAAAACGACTATAGATTTATTAATGATACTAACGGGGCTATTAAATTACAGATACAGAATACAACACAGATATTTGACGATACAGAAACAAATTTAGCGTGGTTCTCTTCTAACGAAACAATAATACATAAGAATACTTCTATTAATGGTAGAGTTGGTATAGGGACTACATATAATGCGACAAGGAGTTTAGATGTTGTCGGTAATGGTAATATATCTGGGATATTGAGTATTTCTAGTAGTAATGCTATTATTACAAATAGTTTAACTAATAATACATCTTTTACAATACATAATGGTTTAATACATCCTGTATCATCATCGCCAGTAGCGACTACTACGGGAACTACAGGTGCTTATACATATCAGGTTTTCACATATACCACAGAGACTGGAGGGGCTGGGACAGGACAGAGTTTATATACTTTAACAGTATCAAGGAATACGATTTGTGATGTGCTGGTTGTTGGTGGAGGTGGGGGCGGTGGTATGAATGCTGGAGCGGGTGGTGGTGCTGGAGGTCTTATACTTTTAGAAAATACTACATTATCAACAGGAACTTATACTGTTAGAGTAGGAGATGGTGGTAATGGAGGCACAACAAGTGATCTTAATACAGTTGCTTCAAATGGTAAGAACTCATTATTTGAAACTAATATAGCAATAGGAGGAGGTGGTGGTGGTAATAGCGGAGGTGCTAATGGTAATGATGGTGGTTCTGGGGGTGGTGCGGGTAATGCGGAGACTGGTAATAGAACAGGAGGAGCAGGAACAGCAGGACAAGGATTTAAGGGTGGTGATGGGACTATTCCAGGTGGTGGTAATAGAACAGGAGGGGGGGGAGGTGGTGCTGGTGCTGTGGGACAAAATAGTGTTTCATCAACAAGGGCAGGAGATGGAGGTATAGGAAGAAATATGAGTTCAACCTTTGGAACATCAGTAGGTCAATCTGGATGGTTTGCTGGCGGTGGTGGAGGCGGTGTGCATAGTGGAACCGGAGGAACAGGAGGAACAGGAGGAACAGGTGGTGGCGGAAGCGAAAATGTAGTAGGAACAAATGGAACAGGTGGGGGTGGAGGTGCAGCAAGGAGTGGTAGTGGTGCAGGTAGAAAAGGCGGATCAGGCATCGTCATCATAAGATACTTAACACCACTAATAACATCATCATCCATAGATTTTATTAGAGGAACCGCCGCAGACGCTAACAGAGACTATAAACTAGGAAACTATAATAGCGAATTCAAAATTATCTCTTCAACATCTGGCGTTGATACAGATTATATTAAAATAACTACGGCAGGTGCTATAACAAACCCTACAGGAACCGCAAGTTGGAATACCGGCTCCGACAGGCGAATAAAAGAGAATATTGAGAGGGCATCATATGACAAATGTTTTGAAAATATTAATAAATTAGAGTTAAACAGGTTTAATTATATAGACGGCTTTAATACGGTTTCTAGGGATAATAAGCAGTTAGGATTTATAGCACAGGAAGTTTATGATATATTTCCGAAAGCAATTTCTTCACAAGGATATTATAGTGATACTTTAATTATCCCTGACTTGCTATCTATAGATGTATCACAGATAAACTACTCGTTATATGGGGCTGTCAAGAAATTAATAGAGATAAATGACGATGACAAAAAACAGTTGAGCTCTTTTGACAATAGAATAAAAGCAATAAAAACAATTTTAAATATTGATATGGAACTAACCACAAGCAACCTTTTAGATACTAGTAACGTTATATTGGATACTAGCAACCTTTTAGATAATACTAGTAATGTTATATTGGATACTAGTAATCTTATAGATACTACTAGTAATGTTATATTGGATACTAGTAATGTTATAGATACTACTAGTAATGTTATATTGGATACTAGTAATGTTATATTGGATACGAGCAACCTTTTGGATACGAGCAACCTTCTATATACTACTAGTAATGTTATTATAGATACTTAAAAACATCTACACTATATCGTAGATATCTTACATATATTTTATTTTTTCATAAAAAATGATAATACGCATCATATATTAAACCTATTACAAAGATGAATATTTATAAGTTCTCAGCATTATTCTCTTCTTCTTCGCATAGCATCGCTAGCGTGCCTATAACAGATATTGAGGATATTGCTGCTAATGCTCCTGCTAAGCAGGCTTCACACGCTTCGCACGCTTCGCACGCTTCACATACAGATATCGCAACAGAGCATCACCATATCCACAAAGAATACAAAGATAGCAGCGTATTTAATGGGCTACTAGAGTGTCTAGCAGAAGAATTCAAAGACAATATGGATACTTTCAAGACCACCAGCGATATTGACAAGTTTAAAAAGGGGATACAAAAAAAGTATAAGTATACTATATCTAATGCGGAGTTCATCAAGATATACAAATATCTTGATTTAGATAACCAGCAGTTGCGTAATCTCATTACAAAGAAAAAATGTAAGTCCAACTCAGGCGTTCTTGTGATAACTGTGCTAACATCAGCGCACCCTGAGTATATTGATAGCGGTAGCGACGACGGCGACGGCAGCAGCGGCAGCAGCGTAGTTAAACGAGCGAAGTTTTCTTGTAAGCACGATTGTGCCTATTGTCCTAACGAGCCAGCCCACGAGGGTAATAATTGGGTAGCCCAGCCAAGAAGTTATTTATATGCGGAGCCCGCAGTATTACGAGCAAATGCGAACGATTTTGACCCAATAAAGCAGATGAACTCTCGTATATCATCGCTGATAAATATGGGACATATACCAGATAAACTGGAGATTATTGTATTAGGTGGAACTTGGAGCGAGTATCCTCGTAATTACCAAGACCGCTTCATAACCGATTTATATTATGCGGCTAATAGTTATTTTGATACGGCGAAGCGACCAAAACTATCCTTAGAAGAAGAGATAGAGATTAATGAGACGGCAAAGATACATATCATCGGGCTAACTCTAGAAACACGACCGGATACTATAACATTAGAAGAGATTGCGAACTTTCGCCGATATAATTGTACGAGAATACAGTTAGGCGTCCAGCATACAAACAACGCAGTTCTAAAGAAGATTATGAGAGGGCATACGATAGAACGAGCATATGAGGCAATAAAAATGCTGAAGAATAATTGCTACAAAGTGGATATTCATATAATGCCTAACCTACCAGCAGCCTCTTACGAGATTGATAAGGCGATGCTAGAAGAAATCTTGTATGACGAGCGAATACAAGCAGACCAGTATAAGATTTACCCGACTGCTATAGTTCCTTATACGCGTATTAAGCGGTGGTTTGAGGAGGGCACCTATATTCCTTACGATGACTTACTATTATACCAGTTGATAAAGGACTTTAAGCAGAAAGTCCAGAAATACAAGCGGCTTAATCGTATTATTAGGGATATACCAGGACACTACATAGAAGGCGGCTATTCAACCAAGTTTGTGAATATGAGGCAACTTCTACAGGATGATATGCGGCTAAATAAGTGGGGATGTAAATGTATAAGATGCCGAGAGATTAAAGGGAACCAAGTATTGCGAGAAAATATTAAGTTAAATGTAGAGAAGTATAGGGCATCTGGATGCGACGAGTATCATCTCAGTTTTGATACTTGCTGCGATAAAAATTATTTGGTCGGGTTTCTGCGATTACGACTAGCCGATGCGTCCAGCGACGCCGTGTTGCCCTCAATAAAAGGCTGTGCGCTTATTAGAGAACTTCATATATATTCTAATATAAGTGATGTGGGAAACAATATAGAGGGCTCGCTACAACACAAGGGATATGGTAAGCAACTTGTAGCGAAGGCTGAGGATATTGCTAGAGATAATGGATATCGCAAAGTAGCTATAATCAGCGGCACAGGCGTTAGAGGATATTATAGGAGACTAGGGTATCAGTTGGTTGATACTTATATGATGAAGGATATTTGATAGCGATTACTTGTTATTTGCCTACTGTTTTTACACCTTTGGACATTTAAAAAAGCCGAAAAGGTATAAAAATTTGGGTAGTACCAAGCGTGGACTTGGTATGAATTGATTTTTAATTTTTGTTTTATAAGTAATTGATTATCTCACCGTTAGGTTTCTTGTTCTGATAACAAAGTAATCAATTATAACCAAAATAATAGAACTTTCGTTCCAAACACACCATTATTTAGATTAACGATAGGTCTTATGCATGGTAGAGTTGCATCACTATCATCTTATAATATCGCTTAAATCTTATATCATTTTAATAGTGAAAAATCGGCATTTTAAATGTCCAAAGGTGTAAAATATTATAATATTATGAATATAATAGAATGAATACTAAATCGGTTGTTGCGGTTGTTAAGAAGCCGAAGGCAGCGAAAGCGGTTGTTAAGAAGCCTAAGGCAGCGAAAGCAGCCGTTAAGAAGCCTAAATCAGCGAAAGCGGTTGTTAAGAAGCCTAAGATAGCTCCTAAAGCAGCCGTTAAGAAGCCTAAAGCAGCAAAAACAGCGAAAGCGGCGCCTAAAGCGGTTGTTAAGAAGCCTAAAGCAGCAAAAACAGCGAAAGCGGTCGTTGAGAAACCTAAACGAGGTGGTGCAGGGAGTGGTTTTTTTAAATCTATGACAGGTATGTTTAGATTAAGAAGAACTAGTAATGCTATAGTACCTACACCTAGTAGATTAACACCAGTTATAAAATATACACCAGTCGTTGAAGAACAGCAGAAGGCTCCTATAGAAAAATGTATACGACCATCATCACCTAGTATATTATTAAAGAAAATATTAGATGATTATAAAACCTTATTTGTAGATAAGATTATACCTAATGAATTTACAGTATATGACTTATTAGATTTGATTGAGAATATAGCAAACAATCTAAACAAATTTTTTGAGGATTTTCTACACTTTTATCCAATAATTATATTTAAAGTAGATACAAGTAAGGATAGGGGTTATTATTATGATTATTATAAAACATTTTTAAGATTTCAAGATAAATTTGTTAAAATTAACAGCACAACACGGTATTATATACAACATTTAGCTGTCAAGTATTCTAACAGATATGAATTTAGGGATACAATATTTCCAAAATATTCACTATCAAGAGAACACCTTTCTGATTTTGATGATGGTAGCAAATTTTTAGATACTTCTAAAGTAGTATATAATGGGATATTAGATGGAACTCAAAAAGGTATGAAAGAATATGAAAGGTCTAGGTTGAATTTTTTTAAATTTAAATATGTTTTAGAATTAAAGGATTATGAGACGATGAGTGATGACAAAAACCCATTAACATTATATAAGGATTGTAGGTTAATTTTTGGAGATAGCTTTTACCTAGGTGAAATTGGTTATTTTAATAGGGATATTGTTGTAAAATTATATGAAGTATTACAAGATTTTTTCAGTTATATTGAATTTATGAAAATAGACCCAGAATTAGAACAAAAAACAAATCCAGAAATAATAGTACTATGTAGAGAATATATTGAAGATGCTAAAAAAACTGCTAATACAAATCTTGTTGCTCTTAATAAATTATATGAAAAACTCAAACTAGGAATGAAAAATATAGATAAGCGTCAACCATCAGGCTATTTAGAGGGTTATCGTTTTCGTCATACAGAGACAGGGTATGTATAAAACTAATCTTGCTAGAGATAATGGGTATCGCAAAGTAGCAATAATTAGCGGCACAGGTGTTCGTGGATATTATAGGAGGCTTGTGTATCAGTTGGTTGATACTTATATGTTAAAGGATATTTGATAGCGATTACTTGTTATTTGCCTACTGTTTTTTTAAAATATGATGAATATAATAGAATGAATACTAAATCTATTGTTGCGGTTGTTAAGAAGCCTAAGATAGCTCCTAAAGCAGCTAAAGCGGTTGTTAAGAAGCCTAAGATAGCTCCTAAAGCAGCAAAAGCGGTTGTTAAGAAGCCTAAGATAGCTCCTAAAGCAGCTAAAGCGGTTGTTAAGAAGCCTAAGATAGCTCCTAAAGCAGCTAAAGCAGCCAAAGCAGCCAAAGCGGTCGTTAAGAAGCCTATAAGAGGTGGCGCAGGGAGCAAAGCAGAAAGCCGGATAGCAGCATCAATAAGGAGAATATTCTCAGCCTCAGCAAGGAGAATAGGAAGCACATTCTTAAGATTACAAAGAAAAACACCAAGTAATGCTGTAGTAGCACCTACGAATTTATCACCCACCGCTATAGTAAAGGGTGAACGACTATATATTTTAAAGCGTGTGAGACCATCACCTTCTGTTTTATTAGATGTAATAAAAGATACCTATATATCTTATATGAATAAGATTATAGAAAAGAAATTTACAGCATATGACTTGTTAGTTTTGATTGACATAATAGCATTCAATCTAAACACCTTTTTTGAGGATTTTCTATACAATCATTCCACTATTAAATTTAAAGTAAATATGAAGATGAAGGCATATGCTGATGATTTATTGACATATCAATCTAAATTTGTTAAACTAATACAGGATATACGATACTATATACACAAATTTGGAGTATCATATAAAAATAAACCAAAAAGAGGAGAAGAATATTTTGATGCTTCAACAATAGTATATAATGGGATATTAGATGGAACTCAAGAAGGTATAGAAGGATATTATGCGAAGAGCCGTTTAAATTTTTTTACAAATAGATTAATTTTAGATATTGAAAGTTTAGATAGCTTAGATAAATTTAAATTAAAACAAAAAATTTATTTTGGAAGTTTTGCGTCTGTAAATGATAATCTTCTTATAGAATTTAATATTCTTATGATTGAATTAAATGAGATATTACAAGAATTTTTCGAGCATATTCAGCATATGGAAATAAATGAAGGTGTTAGCGTGCTAGATGAAAATAAATTAAAACAAAATAGAGAATATATTAAAGTTGTTAAGGAGACTGCTATAGTAAATTTAAGAATTATTACTTGGTTTTCTACATATACACTCAAACCAACAATTTATACTCTGTGAATATAATTTATTAGAATATACTTATATCATTAATATATTATCGCGGCTTCGCTGCTTTGCTTACATTTCATTACCTATAAATATTTGTATGTATAGCCATAATATTATTGGTTATCACTTCGTCGGTATTGCGATACCAGTTGTGACAATGGATAAAGTTTATTTTATTATAAAATAATATGTAAGCAATTGCTAGGTCTTCTGTGGTATATGGGTATGAGCCTGAGCCCTCGTCGTAATGAAAGATGTCGTAGCTGATAGCCTCCATATGTTCTATCAATATTTTACAGGTTTTATTAGAGAAGTATAGGAGTGGTCCGTGTATAAATATGGGCGTGATAGGGTGCTTGATATACTTGGCTATTTCTAAGCCTTTGATGTTATGCTGTGGATTGTCAAAATCTTCAGGGTGTTCTCTATAATAATAAACATAGTGTAGTGACTCGGTGGATTTGTTTTTGTATTTTGCTAAATCATGTTCTACCAGATTTTTACCGGAAGAACAATTACCTAAAAAATCTATGTCTTCTAATTCTTGGTCGCCGCCGCTACTGCTACTGCCGCCGCCGCTACCATCATCATTTGTTATAAGCCGTCTTTTAGGAGATGACAAGAATAACTCTAGCAATCTTTCGTTAAATATCAGGTCATCTCCAGACCGCAACACGCCATCTTTGATATCATAAATCTCATATAGGTATTTTAATGTTAGCACTAATTTTTTTAATAAATGGATATACGAGTCTTCACATTTAATTATCATTAGGTTATTAACAAGTTTATAATCGCAATCTAAGAACAAATCGCCTATCACATATACCACTTTCCATCCCGCATATTCGTCTCGTGGTAGTTTAAATTGTTGTAATCGTGAATTAGCGTATTTTTGACAACTCAATATAAGAATGATACCATTAACTGGGATTTTTGCGTCAGCTTCGCTCATAGTCATAGTATATTATTATGATTACTCTTCGTAATACTGCTTTATATCCTTATTTGCCGCTCGCTTTACCGCGTGCTAATATTTATTCAAGTTAGTATGTATAGCAATTACACCAACCTTATCAGGATTATTATAGTATTCATCATACATAGACAGCGTATGTATAAAACTAATCTTGTTAGAATACAAGATAAAGGATACCGCGCAATCTTCAATAGTGTAAGGATATGAGCCGGTGCCCTCGTCGTAATGAAAGATATCATAGCCGATGCTCTCCATATGTTCTATCAATATTTTACAAGATTTACTAGAGAGATAAAACATAATACCACAGGGTCCGACAGGGATATGAGGGCGCTTCACATACTTAGCAATTTCAACGCCTTTAAGGTTATGCTGCGGGTTGTCAAAATCCTCTTTATGACACATATAGTAATCCACCATAAAGGTATCATTAGTAGTCGCTTTAATATCCGCATCAGTTATCTCGTGTGCGAGCAGGCTGCGTCCCGAAGGTGATTTGCCTAAGAAATCTATGGGGATGCTAGCATCGCTATCGCTCGGCAATACCTTCGGCAATACCTTCGGCAATACCTTCGGCAACATAACAAATGCTTGTAGCAGTTCTTCGTTAAATATAAGGTCGTCGCCAGCCCTCAACACACCCTCCTTAATGTCATAGGTTTCATAAAGGTATTTTAAAGAAAGCACTAATTTTTTTAATAAATGGATATACGAGTCTTCACACTTAATAGTCATCAAATTCCCTTCAACTTTGTAATCGTCTTCTAAGAATAAGTCGCCAATAACATATATCACTTTCCAGCCCGCATATTCGTCTCGCGGTAGTTTAAAGTTCTTCACGCGGGTATTTAGGTGTTTTTGACAACTCAAGACGAGGATAATTCCCTTAACAGGTATCATCTTCTAAAAAACTAAATCTATTTAATATAGTGGGCTAAATATTTATATGGTTTTTGCGGCTCCCAAATGGCTACAAGTATCTACTTGTAATTATTCGTATGAAATGCGATACAGTTAGGGCTATTCTCCATATTGCCGCAAATATTATAGGAGAACTCCATAATATGCGCTGGAGACCCTTCTAATTCTTTATGCCAGTTATCCATATGTAATAGGTTGATGTTGTTTGCTAGCAGTATTAGCGGGTATGTTAAGTCGTCAATAGTGTAAGGATACGAATTGGATTTCTCGTGGTAATGATAGATATTGTAGCCAATAGCCTCCATATGTTCTATCAATATTTTAGAGGATTTGTTAGAGAAGTATATTAGTGGGCCGTGGAGAAATGCTGGTATATGAGGCATAGTTGAATATTTTAAAATATCAACGCCTTTTATGTTATGTAGCGGATTGTCAAAGTCTTCTTGGTGTGTTTCGTAATACTGGATTAAATGATAGTTTGTTGCGGCTCTATGGGGTTCAAAGGCAAATTGATGGTTTATTAGAGAACATCCTGATGAAGACCTGCCTAAGAAATCAATATCAATCTCTTTAGTGGTTATGTTATCAGTATTAATGGTAATCTTCTTAGGCATCCGCAAGAAGCCTTCTAGCAACCTCTCATTAAACACCAAGTCATCGTTAGCACGCAATACACCTTCAGCAATATCAAACATTTCATAAAGATATTTTAGAGATAATACAAACTTTTTAAGATTATAAATATATGCGTCTTCGCATTTAATAGTTAGCAGGTTATTTTCAAGTTTATAATCGCGTTCTAAGAACAAATCGCCAATTACACAGATTACCTTCCAATCTCCATAAGTCGCCTTCAGGTTAAGTTCCTTTAATCTAGTATGTTGATATTTTTGACAACTTGTTACTAGGATAATTCCTCTAACACTAACTTTGTTCGTCTTAGTAGAATTCGCTTCGCTCATACCCTTAACAGTTTCTTTGTTCGCGTCTTTCATTCTCTTTAAATTTTATATAGTTAATCTGTTTTAATACTTATATGCGTTTCTTAGGCTTTGGCTTTGTCGTAGCCTTTGGCGGCTTTGGCGGCTTCTCTAGCAACTCTTTTAATCCTCCAATAAACTTACCATTTTTAAATATCATAGGGAAATGGATATATGGGATAACTGTGTATTGTTTCATAAAATTATAGAAGTTATCTCGTTCTCTACAAGAACCTACAAACTTGTCGCAATTTATTACTGTAGCGATGCCTAGATGTTCTTTAGCCATCACACAGTATTTACAATTAGATATGCTGTAGATTGTATAATCGGTATTTGTCGGTTTTTTAAATTGCGGTGTAGTAGCATTCATTAAATAATATCTACTATATAATTAGATAATAACGGAGGTATGTCAGCAGGACCGAGAAGAAGTGGGCGTGTTGCTGATATGAATGCTGCGGCGGCAGCTGCGAGAGCGGCGAGAGGACAAGGACGAGCGGCGAGACCAGCTACGGCTCCGACAGGAAGAGCACCGACAGGACGAGCGCCAGCGGATGGCTACAAATTATCAACAGACCTAACAAAGAAGTCCCAGAATTTGATAGCAAGGAACGAACAGGAGTATATTGATTATCCTATAAATAGTGAGGATTGGATAGTGTTTTTTTGCGATTATTTTGATTATATACAGAATAACATAGACCCTTGTCTCTCTAAAATCAAGGGGCTCAGCCATCTAACAATAGCCGACCTTTACAAGGTGGATTTGTCAGGCGGCGGCTTTGACAGCGAGTTTGACAACTTTGACAAGTTGAATTATAATATCGGGTTATACGAGGCTTTATTTACGCAATTCAAGGATGGGACGAACAAGATTAACAATTGCGTCAGGCTCAATCTGCTGCTATCGTATATCGGCGCCGCCGTTAATCGTATGGCGGGACATTATAATAAGACATCGGCGAATGCCTTGATAGAGTTTTATAGGAAGATTGCGACTATAATAGAGATAGGCGTATATCCCGAGGTGTTTCTACATTATATGACAGGGGACAGCACGGGATATACGCACACAGTTGATTTAAATTACCACGGACAAGCGAAGGAGGCTTTTTATACGGGTATCTGGGTGCGTAAGCAGGAGTTCTTAGGTGTCGTAACGAGCGAAGGAAAGAACTATTGGAGAAAACTGGATAATGGGCTGCGGCTATTTACGAGAAATTATATGCGACGGCTCATAACATATATGCGCTCATATAATGCGACATATCCGCTAGGATACGAGTTGCCCTATAATTACAGCGCTGACCCAACAAAAATTGTTAAAAACCCGCTGCCTCTCAAAGGTGTTTATCAATACTCCACTCCTCCAGAAAACTACTATATCAGCCGTGATGATTGGAATTACATCCCTAATATATTCTTGCCTGATAATTGTGCTTGGAATTCTAGGGACAAGGATTACATAGACCCTACACGATGGAACCACCCGCCGCCGTCTTGGTGGATTGAACGGACTGTGGAATTATTTGAAGAAACTGAATGGTGGCATGTTAAAGATAGCGTGGTTGAAGCGATATCCACGAGATTAAGAGGGACTGTTAGGCACAAGAAGTGGATGGCGATAAACTGTATATTACCACAGCAATACGATAGTTATGATGAGTTGTGGGATGTTGAGTATGAGGACGAAAGAGACGATAGCAAAATGTATGAAGAGTATGAAGAGGCAGGGCATAGAGGGTATGGTGGCGGGCATAACGGCGGGAATGCTTGCTGTCTTGCTGGCGGGCACAAAGGGCTTGCTGGCGGGCACAAAGGGCTTGCTGGCGGCATATCTATGATGAATACTAAGGCTAAGGCTAAGGTGCGGCTAGAATTTAAGATAATACAGGATAAGGATAGGGAGATACATCCTGAAGTATATAAGGAGTTAAAATATAAATTAAGAGAATATTTTAAATTGAATGTGGTAATTGTTAAATCTAAATCGGCTGAAAGCCATTTGCGAGATGATACCTATATAGATAACTTGTGTAATTATTCTATGCTATATAACCCACGAGCACATAAAATGAATAAAAATAAAACTGGCTCCGCATCTGCTAGTAATCGTAAGACGCAGCGGCAGCGGGCTAGGACTGTTTAGGCGACGCAGCGAAGCAGCAAAGCAGCAAAGCAGCAAAGCGGCGAAGCGGCTTCGCTTCTACTTATTCTTCCTATTACCCCATTCAATACCAATCTCTTTCATAATTTGGGGAGCGGTATAGGTAGGGAACTTCTTGTGAAGTTCGGTATACATCTTCTTTACGAACTTGTTATACGGGGTTAATTTACGCTTCTTCTTAGCGCCTCCAACGGCAACAGCGGCACAACTTCCAGTCATTCTCTATATATATATAAATATAAAAATATTACTTAAGGAGGGTTATTTTTATGTTTGTATATAATTAGATTGATATATAATGGAGCTGTTAAACCAATCAATAGCAGCAAAAAAGCAATCAATAGCAGATAAGAAAGAAAAAATTAATATTGAATTTACAAAATTTAAAGGTTTGTGTAAAAAATATAAATTATCTGTTCCAAAAAATATGGATGAGTTAAAAGTTATTTTAAATGATAAGAAGGGTAATAGTTATAATAGAATTAGTGAAACTTCAATAAGTATAAGGAACTTAAAAATTTTGTTATTCTTATATAACAAAGAAGATTTAACTAATTTACAAGAATTACAAAAAAATGTTGAAAAGAAAAAAATGAGAGCATCACAATCACGAAACTCAGCACAAATAGAACTACCGCCATTAAATTTAAATGGTATTAATTATAATAGCCCACAATATGCTACCCAACAACCAAAAAAATTCTCACCAAAAAAAAGTTTATTTGCTAGTAGTCGTGTAGCTCCAACATCAGCATCAGCACAACAACCTCCTAAAAAAATGTGGGGTATAACAGAATGGATTAATAAAAAATATGATGAGTATTTAAAAAGAACTACAGACCAAAAATATAAGGATACTAAGTCATCAATTATATATTATATTATTTTAAGGTTTAAATATTTACACCAGTTTATAGATGGGATAAACAAAATATTATTAAATAGCAATTTTAATACATTTAATGCTACAAAACTTAGAGAATTAAATGTATTACTTGAAGAATTAAATATATTAAATCAGGAGGATATGGATATGGATATAGATGATGATTTAAAAGAAATAGAATTATTTAAAAAACTGATATCACATAATAATATTATTGAAAGATTTCTCAACAGTATCAAAGGTATATTAACTAGCGATACTAAAGCAAATTTTTTAAAGTGGTTATCATCTAATGATTATATTAAAAATATAATATTAAGTTATAATAAGTCAATAAAGGATGACGGGAAGTATGAAGAAGATAATGGTATTACTGACAAATATCTACCTGATAATTCCTTCTTGACTGACAACCCTGTAGAATATTATGAAATTGAAGCAAAATCATATATTAGGTTAAACAAACTACACGGTACAGTAAATCAGTTAGGAGGATATTTTCCTTTTACAAAGAAAAAGGAAAATAATCCAATCGCAAAAAAACAATCAGTAGTACAGAATGGCGATGAAATAATAGGTTATATAAATTTAAAAGGCTTTAAAACATTAGATATATCTACTTTAGAACATTATATAAAATCAAATATTATAGAATTCTTAAATATTATCAATAATGTTTTAAAATATATAGATATTATTGCTCTATATGTAAGATTAAATAACGATACACAGATTGATATTGTATCATTCACGATAGATAATACAATATTAAAAAGCAATACCTATCTAGACCAATTATTAGAAGGAGAAATTTTTGGTGTTTATACAAAAGATATGTTAAAAGATTTTAAAATACATAAATCAATATATTTACATTATCATAATGATACAGATGATGAAGAACTATATTATGAGAATTTATCAGGTGGTCGCAAGCGAACAGTAGGAAGACCTCGTAAAACGCCTGTCAAGAAGCCTAGTGCTAAGAAACCAGTCGCTAAGCCTGCTAAGAAACCATTAACAAAACCTGCTAAGAAACCAACCACCAAACCTGCTAAGAAACCAACCACCAAACCTGCTAAGAAACCAACCACCAAACCTGCTAAGAAACCATTAACAAAACCTGCTAAGAAACCATTAACAAAACCAACCAAGAAGCCTACTAAGCCAGTAGCCAAGAAGCCTACTAAAAAATAAATAATAATACAGAGCCTACGCCCCTGCGCCTACCATCGCAGCATCCGCAGCATCACTCGCATCACTCGCATCATCTTTAAACGATACCTTATGATGCTTAGTTTTATTCGTCATCGCATCAGCATTATGAGACCGAATATAGGCTACAGCCTGTAGACAAGCATCGCATAAGTCGTCTTTCTTCTTATTATTGTCTAATATCTCGCATAAAGTCGCATCATCCTTAATATAGTTTCTACATATTTCTATACTAGTCTGTTTATTCATTTTATATTTATCACGACGAAACCCCTTAGAGTTAGCGGTATCATCCATCTTAACCTGTATGTCTGGCTTAAAGTCGTGGGTTTTAGTCTTAAGACCCGCATTAACTAGCACCACATTCTCTATGATTTTATCCCAATATTTCAAGAGGCTGAAGTAGCAATAGATGATATATTGAATGGACTTCATCATACCGTTAAGGTTAGAAGGCTGGTTCTCAATCAATACATAGTCAATCTCGTCTATACCTTTCTCTTTTAAAAACCCTATGATATTGTCTAGTTCTATATATATACGCTCGGCTATATCATCAATCCCTTTAATATCTTTCTTTTTATCTGCTAAAGATATAATACGCCAATCTAATACTTGGATTTTCTCATCAGTCCTCTCTAGAATACAGAGAGCCAGATTTTTAATACCAATATCAAAACTTATATATATCATTCAAGGAGCATATATATACTATAAAACATATATTTATATGCTCTATTATTGCGATAGAGAGGGATATAGAAGATGCCTATAATTATTACTTAACTTTATTTATTATTCTCTTAGAAACTTTTAACTATTTCTAAAAACTTTTACAACTTTATATTTTATTAAAAAACTCTAAAAGTTTCTAACTTTCTCTAAAAATAACTAGTAATATCCCTTTTATACTTTATGACACCATAAATGGTAATAGGATGTTCTAATGATTACCAAATCACGCTAAACTATGCTACATATCCACTTAAAATCACTTAAAATAACCTAGTATTGCTAGGGATACAACATAGAGAATACCACGAATTGTAATAGAGGGCTACCTAGTATTATTACTATTATTTATTATCTTTTATAAACTTAAAAACTTTTAACTATTTCTAAAAACTTTTACAACTTTCTATTTTCCTAAAAATCTCTAAAAGTTTCTAACTTATCTAAGTTTCCCTAAAAATAACTAGTATTATTCTTTTTATTCTTTATGACACCAGTAATGGTAAGAGACAACTTCTATATTATCTTAGTGGTCGGCAGCACGGCTAGTGCCCTAGGATATGCTAGGGATAGAACATAGAGAGTATCAAGTATGGTAATAAGAGATACTAAGTATTATTATTTTGTATTATCTTTTATAAACTTAAAAACTTTTAACTATTTCTAAAAACTTTTACAACTTTCTATTTTCCTAAAAAACTCTAAAAGTTTCTAACTTTTCCTAAAAATTATTAGTATTATATTTTTTATCCTTTATGACACCAGTAATGGTAATAGATGTATAAAATGCGGGATATCGCATACTATATTAAGAGTATTTATGCTACGCATATTTCCTTATATAGTATGCGATATCCCGCATTTTATACTAGATGATACTAGGTTATGTTATAGAAGTCTCCTATAATGGTAATAGAAGTCTCCTATAATGGTAATAGAAGCCTCCTATAATGGTAATAGAAGTCTCCTATAATGGTTATAGAAGATGCCTATAATTATTACTTAATTTTATTTATTATTCTCTTAGAAACATTTTAACTATTTCTAAAAACTTTTACAACTTTATATTTTATTAAAAAACTCTAAAAGTTTCTAACTTTATCTAAAAAATAACTAGTATTATCTCTTTTATTCTTTATGACACCAGTAATGGTAATAGAAGTATTCTTGAAGTGTTATGCGATACCCACGCACATCTTCCTTATATACTAGGTTATGCCTTTGGCATTCTCCTTATATGCTTTTGTGGAGCAGACTTACGCTCTTCTTGTTAAACACAGTAATATTGTGGTGCTTGATTAAGGTCGCGAGGTTTAGCCAGAAGGCGTCATTCGCATATTTGTTGTTATAGTTGTTTATCTTCTTGTATTTGCGATATAGCCATTTGTGTAGTTTTTCTAGCACGATGCTATTAGACGGGTTATTCTTAACATACATCTTTTTATTAGAGATTAGCCGTGATACGAAGTGCCGCAACTCGCCTATCTTGGCGTATTCTTGAGGGATGTTCTCCCACAGGTTGTGGAATTTTAAGTAATCGTAGGTAGGACAAATCAACAGGTTGTCGGTATAGTCAATAAATGTCGGGTTGTTATCTATGATGATGATGTTGTTGGCGATTGAATGGGTCTTAGGCATCTTTATTGCCTTTAATAGTTGAGGCAGTATTCGCTTAACAGATTTCTTAAGATTACCAGCAGCATCTGTTAAACAGTTGTCTCGAGTGAAGATAGGACGATTGAACTTGATGTTATTCTGTTTTTCTATAATTAAAATCTCTTTATAAGCCCACGACTTTTCAGACGCCGTATAAATAAAGAAGAAACTGTTAGGGAACTTCTTTCTCATCTCGGTCATAAATGTCGCAAAATGTGGTCTCAGCAGTTTAGACTGTAGATTATAGCAGTTGTCTAGCATCCTGTCGCACATCGTTTTGTATTTCACTAGGTTCCCTAATTGGATATTGCCGTTCTTTAATATTATGTTTCGCTTTATGATTTCCTGTATATTGTAGATGTCACACTGATAGGAACAATCGCCTATAATAGTTCCGTCCAAATCTAATAAAAATATATATGGTTCATTATTGTTATTCATTTTTAATACTATTATAATAATATATATATAATTTATATTAGAATGCCTATAACTCTCATAGCAGCACTCAAACCCACTAACTATTTAGAGTATCGCATCAATAATAGGACTGTTCGGTATGATATAGTAATGTCTAGGCATTCGCATCAACCGCAGATATGGAAGATACGGCAGCCTAGGCAGCCTAGACCGCCTAGCATTTGCTATATCAAAAAACAGTTGCCGTATCCATATTATCCTAATATAGATAAATTTTGTAGAAAAATAAAATAGAACTATACTAAGCCATCGTCAAGCCCTGCGAGCCTCTCCTTATTCTTTGTATATAATAACTCTTTGCGTTTGTCAATATAGTCTGCCATAGAACTAAAGCCATATAGTATCATTTCGTCTATCTGCTGGTTAGACAAATCTAGCCGGACACCCTTTCTATTAACGATGATATTCATAGAGTGTAGCATAGTAATATTTTGGGGCATAAAATAGTAATCTTTATCGTCGTCTTTAAGTTCGTTGATGGTTACTTGTCTAACACGCAATTTCTCAAACATCTTAAATATTTGTCGCAATATATAGAATATATTTATTTTAGTATTTGTAGGCACATATTCGTCGCGTTCTTTATACAGTATCATAGCAATAATGTTCTCTTTGGAGATGTTAGAGAATATCTTAATAGGAAAGTTATTAGAGAAAGCCCCATCGTAGTAATACTCGCCGTCTATAAGGATAGGCGTGAATATCAAAGGGATAGACATAGAAGCTTCGCAAGCAGTAAATACAGAGATGTCTGGCGTATCCTCTATAGAAAAGATGCGGTTCTCGCATCTGTTGATATTCGTGGTAGAAAAATAGAGATTAACGCCAAACCGCTGTGATACCTCTTTAAATGACAAGTCGTCTATATCGGGATACTTGATACGCAGGCGTCTCTTTAGATGCGCCATAAAATGCGTTATGGAGCACAGCCCCAGTTTAGATATAATCCTGTAATAATTCTTCGTAGGGATTACACACAACTCCTTATCATCTTTAGAATTATAAATAATCTCTTCAATCTCTTCTATACTAAGTTTAAAGGTGATAAAAAGAGCTACAAAGGAGCCTATAGAGTTCGCGGCAATATGCGTAATGTTTTTAAGCAACCCCTCAATATATAAATATCTCAACGCACCTATAAATATGACGCCTCGCATACCCCCACCGGATAAAACGAGATGCGTGATATTCAGTTTATCCATAAATATATGTATATATATATGTATATATATGTATAAGTAATTATAGGATGGTAAATTTTGTTTATATGCTATTCAATTCATTTATAGGCTGCTAGCTAATATTAGAATTATACTCGCATATATCCACATTATAATAGAGGAGCGCTTCTTTCGCCGCATTATTCTCAGCCTCCTTCTTGTTGCTCCCTGTAGATGTAGCTATAATAGCGTTGTTTCTGTCCTTAATACAGTAGGTGAATATGCGGACATTATCTTTCATCAATACTTTCACTTCGTAGAACTTAGGGGCATCTTGGAGGTTGTGCATCATATAGGATACTAGCATATCTTTATAATTGTTCTTAATCCTGATGAGTTCGCAGAAGTCTATATAGTTCTCTATGATATAGATGATAAAACTCTCAACAATAAAGTATCCGGCACCGGTTAAAGCGGATATCTTAATGGTATTCGGCAATTGGACTTTGTCGCCTTCTGTCTGGAAGTCCAGAAATAGCGCACCTATAAACGCTTCAAATATGTCCTCCATAATTTTAAAGTTATTTCGCCCACCAGTCTCTTCAACTTGCTTGGATATTATAGCAAACTTAGGGAAGCCTATTTTGTCCGACAAGTAGCCGAGCATCCGTCCATTAACTATCTTTGTCCGGATTTTAGAGAGAAAGCCCTCGTTCTGGTCTGGAAACCTAGTGTATAAATAGTTGGCTACAATCATCCCTAATAGGGCGTCGCCTAGGAACTCTATGCGTTCGTAGGACATATCTTGAAGCGGTAGGCAATCTGCCGGACATTTAACATTACTTTTGTCAAAGTCTATATTTTTCATAGTACAATAGGATTTATGGACGAATGCTACACGATACAAATCTATATTTTTAAATTCTATGCCTGCTAGTCCGTTATTGGCGAATATCTCAGCTAAGTCGGCACTCTGTAGCAGGACATTCTTGTTATTATAGGGCTGCGATTGGATGTCAATCTCTTTGGTTTTGTTATGTATCCCTTGAATACGCTTCATATTTCTATCTCTATATCCAAATCCAAGTAATATATTAATATCATTTTTTCATTATATCCTTTTATTATATAAATATTAATTGTTTATTTCTTTTAAATAGATTAAAATAGATTTACATATAGTAAAATGGCTGATTTTATAGTTCAAGATACCGAGCCTATCATAAAAGTTGATTCGCTAGGGATAGGGCTCGGCACAATACAGGATATTCAGCGGCTCTCGTTAGATGATACCGAGTATTTGGTCGTCGGCGACGGTATGGGAACCGCTAATAACAATAGCAATCAGCAGGATACAAAATGGAATATGTATGTTAATCACGACGGGGTCGCCATCAACACCTCCCGATTTATCACATCTAATTACAGGCAGCCTAATGCGTCGCTCTATGTTAATAGGAATATCCAGTGTGACGGTATCATCAACGCCCACGGCATCCAATTCAGCAACATCTCTATTAGCGGCGAGATAGGCAGCAACGCCTTGATAGACCTCATACAAAGCGTTAATGTCCTGTCGCAATCGCAGCCGTTTAAAACGGGCGTCGCTACATACTATAACAATCTCTATGATATGAAGTATCTGGTGAATAACATATATACGCCCAACTATCTAACACTAGGAGGACTTGTTGATACCAATTATAACCAGCACCCGCTCAATATCAATTCAACGCCCAACAACGACTTTAACAATATACATATAGCGCTGCGGAACGATACATACAATACGAGCACCGAGGAATTATCCAAACTTAGCATAGGTATTATTGGAGGCAGCAACATATCGCCCGCTGTCATCGCTACCACGAAAGGGATGCCCTTAGAGTTTCACATCAATAAGTCGGCGGATGAAATCAACGCCTTGTATAACAGAGAGGCGGTGCCTACCTACTTGAATGACGCGCAATTTGCCGCGATGACGATTGACAATAACGGGAATGTGTGTATCGGCAAGAATTTGGCGGCGAACATAACATATTATAAGAATGTATTATTTAACGGCGTCAGTTCTAATCTGGTTTACACCAAGCAGACACGCCTAGATGTGAAAGGCGCCGCCAAGTTTGACGATGTTATAATCTATGACAATTTTGCCAACAGTTACAAGCATATAGACGAGGTGTATATTCGTGCGGACGGCGTAGGCAGCATTCGCCCTTCGCAGATTACTGCCGGTATATTCAACGGAAGCAGTTATACATTTAATAATATAGATGTTATTGAAGCAGTTAAATCTAAATATGTAAATGCTACTACGGAATTAACGGCAGAAAGTATTGCGGCAAATAATATAACGATATCACATAATGCGACTTTTCGTGGAACCACGAACTTTGTTAATACCACCACGCTAACTATGAACCGGTTGGAGATAGCGAATGACTTGGTTATTGGGGGTATTCGTGTCAATCCTATAAATATTAGCGACGAGACATTAGGATATACGACGATTACTAGCGATACCAATACGGCTGACGGGGTTAATAAGTATTTTTTCACTTATGTACACAGTAATATCGCCAACCTTGACGCTAACCGCAATATCAGTTTTCCTAATAAACTGAGCGTTGGCGCGAATACAGGAGAAGGGTTTGGTGGCGTGGTGAATATATTTAAGACGAGGAGTTCTAACAATAACTTTGAGGTTATCCTACAAGAGAAGGTGAATGACGACAAGTTTATAGCCAATATCGGGCATCTTTCATACTTAGACTTCTATGATAATAGCCTTTTAATAAACACAAATGCCGTTGAAGGCAAGCACCATAATATGTATTTTTACCCGTCATTTGATATATCCAAGTTGGAGAATAATGTGTTTCGCCCCAACCTGTTAAATACGCCGCCGATGCTGTCAATAACGAATACGGGGCTTGGGGTGAATACTAAATTGCCGCACGAAGGTATCCACTTAGATATTAACGGCAAAATTGCGGCGACCGACTATTTGCTATATAAGGACGATGTGCTAACGAAGATGTCGGGGTTTGTTTATAATGGCTCTAAGAATTACTTTAACATTTATAATGAGAATACTTATAAATATTGTATAAATTACGACAATATTGGGGCATACTCGACGAAAATGCGGGGATTGAATGTTAAGTTTGGGATTAATAGTGATGCCTATTACCAGAATGACAAAATTATAGAAACTCTACAGGTCACAAACAATCCCAGCAGTTTTTATACGAATAAGAAGATATCGCTAGGGTGGAGCGGCGAGGATGTGCACCTGCCTCTACAGATACGCAATACGAATATAGAGGATTACAATCATTCTATCATAAGGTTATATCGGGGCGTTCGTGGCGGCGGGCTCCACAATAACGCTGATTTCAGCGGGCTAGATATTTGCGAATACGACAGGGATTTAAGGGCTGATAGGGATTTGGATAAATGGTTCATTTATAAAAACCACAAATATAATGATATTGATTCGCGAGATGTCGCCCGAATTGGACCACTACAGATAGGATATACAGACAAGACGATAGAGCCGACCTCATTCGGTATGTCTATGTATTACAATACGCTTAACTCTAATTACCATATTGATTTCAACAATCCTAATGTATCTTACGATTTTCTCAAAGAGGACAAGAATGTCGCCGTCTCCATTTATGGCGATTTGGATGTCTATGGTAATATCAATATTGTAGATAGGGGTGATACTAGCAATAACTACAACTTTCGCCTTAAACGGCTAGAGGGGCTAACGGAATTAACAAAGTATATTGATGTTGTATCTGTCTCTAATATTTTGTATAAAAACATTATAGATTATAATGATATTGAATATTCGGGCAAGAATATTGTCTTTAAGCCCACAAAATCTATTGTGGTGGACAGCATAGTTAATACGGATATCCCTTTTGTAGTTAAACAGAATAATGATGGGCTGTCGGTTGCTAAGTTCATAACCTATACATCTAATGTGCTTAGCGGCAGCGGCAGCGGCGGCAGCGGCGACGGTATTAATCATAATCACGACTATTCGGCAATAGAATTGGGTATTTATAAGTTCAACGACTTTAATGCTAGTTATGACAAGGACGCTACGAATATTAAGAATATGGTTCAAATCCTCGTATCTAATAATAACAATATACAGACCGATAATACAAATTTAACTTTCAGTTATTACAAGAATGACAGCAACAACGATTTCTATCATCCGTTTGTGGAGTTTAACAACAGTTTCTCTAAGACCTACATGCATCTAGGGCAGGGCGAAAGCGGATACAATAGCAATATCAGCCTACACATAGACGACGACAACAAATACGGGCTACAATTAACCAACAGTTATAATCCTGTTAAAATAAATATGGTTAATATTGCTGGAGACCGCAACAAATACAGCACTATATCTACAGGAGGCGCTAACAACAACTATCGTTTCACCATAGATGCCGCAGTAGTCGCCGCTGATACCGAGCCGGTTGATAGCGAACTGCTTAACATATTAACGATAGACCCCTACACGACTGGTATCAATTTGCGAGATGGCGTTAGATACGGCTTTAACGAAACCGAGCCTCAGCAGACTATGTCTATAAATAGCGAGTATGACGAGCAGACTATGCTGATAAACGCCAGATATACGAAGGATTACATATATAGCAGAGTATCCGTTAATACTAGTAATTTGGTTTTGACGAAGCCGATGGCTGCGGGAGCGGCAGCAGCGGGAGCGGCGGACTATTGGGATAATAGCACGAAAACATATAGCACTACATATAACAATAGCATATCGCCAGTATTTGTGCCGACCTATGACATATTTGGGAGTAATTTAGAGAGCGGCAGCAGCGGCAGCAGCGGCAGCAGCAGCATCACGAACGCAGTCGTTTATAAGACGCTAACAGCAGTTAAGAAGATAACCTATTTATCTATCCATTCTAATATAGATTTAACATACAAGTTTAACGATACAAACGCCAATATCATCAACACGGATTACAAGGCGACCGACATTATAATAGATACGACGCCGACATATAGGATTGATTTTAACAAAGAGAATATGCCCGAGAATGATAGGCAGTTGTTTAGCATCACGCCATTATTGTCAGACACCAGTAATGTAATTATAGGGCTGGACGAGATGCGGCTGGTAAATAACCAGACCTCTAATATATTTAATATAACCTTAAATAACAACATCATAAGCAAGAACTACTATTTCTCTTGTATCTTTAACAATATCTATAATGTCCCTTCGCATTTATTGGGTATAACCACATCTAATACCGTATTCACATCTAACTATAGGATGGTTGTGGATACTACTAGAGGTGTCTCTAGCAATATCATATCGGTTAATAACGAGATATACAGTTATTTGCCGAATGTTAATAATGCTACAAAGAATATATCCAAGGTATTTGTTAATAAAAATGTGATAAAACTAGGCGACTTCAATTCGCTATCTAATGTCTTTGTGGATGCGACGACATCCAATATAGTCTGCTATAATTATACGAGCGGCACTAGCACCGCATACAGTTATAAAGGACGGTTCGCCATACATCGCACAAACACCTTGAGTATCAACAGTTCTAATATTCTTCCAAATACGCTTACAAACAGCAACTATATCTTGAATTACACTTCAAATATTAGATATGCGAATGTGAATGCTAGCGCGGGCACCTATAACAATATATCCAATATCATAAATATAACAACATCTAACGAGATAGTGGACGGTGCCTATGATACCGAGTTAATATATGCGTCATCAAACATACAAATAAACGATGAGTTTTCGCTATATGGGGCTGGTCTAAGTAATTCCATTATTATAGACGAGTATTTCAGGCATTATACTCATAATAGTAATATCAATATACAACTGACGAACTTCAACAAGACCAACTTGAAACCGCATATAATACTAGGGAACAGCGTGAAGGACGACTATACAGACCGCAACAGTCTAATAAACGAGATATACAGTTATGACGGCAATCTGCTGATTAATTACAGCGATAATCAATTCATACATCCGCAGTTGCTTATAGACAAGCTAGGTAATATACAGTTTTATGGCGATGTGAAGACGAGTAACGACTTGTATATTAGTGGAAACATCTTTAATGTGGGAGGCAAGAATGTCATAGAAGACCTAGACAGAAAAATATCAAGTCTAGGGACGAACAATTGTAATTTACTATTAGAGAGTTTCCAGATGTTGAATACGGATATACAATTTAAAGATATAAGTTTAAGTAATTATGTTTTTGCTACGAACAACAGATTAGTAGCGAGAGGCACTTTGGACGACCAGAACTCTAGCAACTATGTCCTCAGCACAAGTAATATGTTGGTAGCTCATATAACTCTTAACGACCAGAACTCTAGCAACTATGTCCGTTCTACAAGTAATATGTTGGTATCCCATATAGCCCTGAACGACCAGAACTCTAGCAACTATGTCCGTAGCACTAGTAATATGTTGGTATCTCATATAGCAGCTAACGACCAGAATGCTAGCAACTATGTCCGTAGCACAAGTAATATCTTTGTATCCCTAACATCCCTGAACGACCAGAACGCCAGCAATTATATTCGCAACACAAGTAATATGTTGGTAGCCCATATAGCAGCTAACGACCATAATGCTAGCAACTATACGCTCAGCGCTAGTAATATTATATCTAGACGGATTACCAATTTAACGACCGATATGATAAATGAGAATGTGTGGGGCGCGAAGAAGTTTATCATTAATAATGCCTATGACAATAACCTAAGCGTCTATGGTAATTTAACGGTAAGTTCTAATTTGATAGTTTTGGGTGCTAGCACAACTCTAGAGACCGAAGTATATACAACAGAACGGCTAGAAATAACGAACGCCAACAACACTACACGGGCGCTGGTGATTAAACAGAACGACGCAATTAACGATATTATACAGGCGTCTAACAGGGACGGTCAAGTATTTGCTTTGGGTAATAATGGCGATGTTAGGATATCAGGTGAGTATATAAGGAGAGGACGGGATGTCGTGATGGATACGAGCAATTATGTAAGGACGACTAGCAATATATTTTCCAAGAATTTATTAGATAATGTAGCGTATCTAAATGACACTTTGCGTATTAGCGATAGGCATAATAGCAATTATATATTGGCGTCAAGTAATAACTTGGCGTTCTCAATCAATAGCATTAAGTCTGCGTGGGTGATAACAACAAGTAATGTGTATAGTTTAACGAATGTATCTATAGGGACGGCGAGCAACATAGATACGCTAACGGTTGATGGGGCTATTATATGTTCGAAGGGTATTACTACATCTTTTTCAGACAATAGGTTAAAAAATTATACATCTAACATAGCGAACCCTATTGATTTAATAAATCGGCTGAATGGCTTCCATTTTGTCCCGAATGATTTGGCGATGAATTACGGTTTCACAAAAACCCCTGATGTGGGACTGAGCGCTCAAGAAGTCCAGAGCATTCTTCCAGAGATTGTTAGACTGGCTCCATTTGATATGAAAAGAGATACATATAATAATATAGTATCTAAGAGCGGCGATGACTTCTTAACTATTTGCTATGAGAAGATGGCGCCTTTATTTGTGGAGGCAATAAAGGCTCTTAAAAAAGAATTGAATGAGTTGAGAGAGGAGGTTGCTGAATTACGAGCGGCTAGTGAGAGGCGAGGTTAATTGCGTGGTGATAGGAGTGTGGGAGTATTTTAAAATAGTTGTCTTCTTAACATAGTTTGGGGACTTGGTATATCTGCTGCGCTTTATCGTTCTCGTGTGTCTCCTCGTGATGGGGATGCTGTTTGCGCTGTTGAAGCACCTAATGCGCCTAATGCGCCTAATGCGCCTACATTTCCTTGTGGTATAAATGACGATATTAATTGTGATGTTTTTCCTTGTAGTGCGTTTCTTGTGTCTGTTAATTTTGCTTCTACATTTCCTTGTAGTGCGTTTCTTGTGTCTGCTAATTGTGTTAATTTTGCTTCTACATTTCCTTGTAGTGCGTTTCTTGTGTCTGCTAATTGTGTTAATGTTGCGTCTGCTTTTCCTTTTAGTGCGTTTCCTGTGTCTGCTACCGCTTTTAATTTTGCTTCTGCTAGTCCTGTCGTATCTGTTAATGGTTTTGTTGAGAATATACCTTCTTCTAATCCAAATACTGCTTGTGTGGTGGGTGCTTCTGGTGTTGCTGGTGTTGTTCCTCTTGATGGTGGTGCTTCTGGCGTAGCTTCTGGTGTTGCTGGTGTTGATGGAGGTGCTTCTGGTGTTGTTCCTCTTGATGGAGGTGCTTCTGGTGTAGCTTCTGGTGTTTTTATAGGCTCAATTATTTTAACCCTGTCTGTATCTTCTTCTCCTTCTTTGTTATCTTGTTCTTCTGCGCCTTGTTTTCTTAATTGTTTATCCATTCGGTCATTATTATCTGTATCTTCTTCATAGGTATTCTTCACAACAACAACATCCTTATCAGTATTTTTCATAACAATAGCTTCGCTACCTCCACCATCCTTCACATCCTTGCTAATTTCAAGTTTTACAACAACTTCTAGGGCTTGTTTGAATTTTGCGAGAATATCTTCAACATATAGATTTTTCTCTCTGTTAAAATGTTCGCGCAACATCGTATATATATCATATAGTTCTTTACGGAACTCTAGGACATCTTCTTTGGTAGCCGTATAATATTCTCTATCTATGACATGCATATGTTTATAGACAAACATCTTTAAAAACCTGTAAGAGGACAATATACATATTATATCGTTCTTTGTTATTAATTTAATATCAAATTTAACCTTCCGCTCGTCTATATAAGGCAGTTGTTCGTATATGTTATTTTGCAACTTTTCGCTAATATCGTCCATTTTAGACAATATTAATTTAACATTATCATAATAAACTCTCTCAATATACTTGTTAGGCTGTGTATCTTCGGTATTGTTAGTATCCGGAGGCTCTACAAAAATTTTAAATTCTAGTAAATCTTCTATCTTCTTTTTTAATTTCTCGCTTTTTCTTATTATGGTCTCTTTATAGGATACCATAAATTGGATAAGATTATTGTATTCATCGCAATCTATAATACTTAAAAACAGGTTTTCTTTGTTATTCATATTACTAAATCCCTCGCTATTGTCATCTTTCTCATCGATGTTTTTAAAATACTCAAAGGTCTCAACGACCTCTTTAAAAAATACTACGAGCCTATTGTAGTCGAGGGTATTGGATAGGTATGTCAATTCGTCTATGGCGTCAATAACAATATTGTGATGCTCTATATAATTTTTGTAATCAACATGGTCTTTTCCTAAAAATAATTCTAAACTCATTATATATTCAGTTAAACCCTTTTAATATTATTATACATATAAAATTATATAAAACTTACATTACTTTTAAGTTTATAAGAGGAAATATGAGTGTTGCTAAGAATGTGTCTGGTAAGAAAATTAAGGAGTGCATGTCGGCGATTGAGGATGACAAGGAATATACGCTAGATGATACTAAGAAGGCTGCTGTTGCGGCTTTTAAAGATGCCCTAAAGTTGGGGCAAGGTAAAAAGCGGGCTGTGAAGGTTGATGGTGATGGCGTGGTTATCAAGAAAGCACCTAGCAAGTATAACTTGTATATTAAGGATGAGATGGCTCGTTTAATCAAGGAGAACCCTGAAAAGGAGAGAAAGGAGCTGATGAAACTTGCGGCTATCAATTGGAATGAGAGCAAGGCTGCTGTAGCGGGAGCGGCTGGTGATGGCGATGGAGCTGCGGGAGCTGCGGGAGCGGCGGCAGCTGCTGAATAATGCTAGGTAGCAGCGTAGCTCCTTATTCTTAAATCTCTTTATTTTTTTATAATATTAATATTTATATATAATAAGTGTAAATGTCAATAAAGAGGTTATCAATAAAAGGGTTAATAAAAAACCCTAAATTTGCTAGTGTATACAAGGATTACGATAGGCTATCTGTAGATGATTATGGTGGTTTATTAGTATATCTGTATAGCGGGCGCACAGGCAAATGGGAGAACCCATTAACACATGTGGAATTAAAGAGGAATAGTAATATAATATTAAGTTTCTTGTCATTCTGCTATTACAAGTTAGACGACGGCTCTAAAGTTGATATTAAAGGACACTTTCTAACTTACAAAGAGCATGTTTTAAATTTTATAGATGAAATCTATTTATACGAGGAAGACAGGAAAGCGACAGCGGCGACAGCGGCGACAGCGGCGACAGCGGCAGTTGCTAGAGCACGCACATCACGCTCGGCACTCTCGTCAGCTACCGCTCGCTCACCATCACCTTCTAGAGGCACAGCACAAGCAGCACGGGGAGCGCCAGCACAGCAAGCAGCGCCAGCAGCGCCAGCCGCAAAGTCCAGTTCTTCAAGCGGCAAGATGAGTTATTCGCCAACAGCATCATATAAGGCAGCAAAAAGTATAATAGAAATGAATGACACCGCTAATAGATTGACAAAAGAAGAGGCGTTGAATTTTGTCAAGGAGTTGCGAGCACTAAAGAAGGGTAAGACGCCCGCACAGATGAAGATGCTTACGATAAAAAACCCGATAACAAGCGCGCGAATAGGATTAAAAGGTCAGGCTTTCCAGAGGCTAATGCACAAACTCTATAACTATGATGACGAGGACTTGAAGAAGGCAATTCTCAAAGTGGTTTCTAAGAACTTTTTGGACGATATAAACAGACATATAAATGACATTAAGACCGGACAGAATACGGCAGCCGAGAAGAAAAAGGCGGCAGCACTAAAAGCCGCAGAGGAGGCTAAGGCAAAGGAGATTAGGATGCAGGCGGTGAATAAGCAGAAATGCGAAGAATATATAGCAGGTTGTATAAAGGATTTTCACAAACGCTGCGACGAATTGGAGGCGGAGTGCGATGCTAACGGCGTGCTTAGCAGTTATTCTTTTATAACGAATGTGGTTAATGCGATTGTCGTCGTCATTTTAACGAAGTATTTACATTTAACTTATTATTATGACGATTTGTTTTCAAACTATAAATACGACAATCCCTTACCAATCTGGTTAATTATGTTTGACGACGAGATGAAGAAATATTGCGATAACAAAAAGATTAATCCCGTAAATGAAATGATTGATTACGCTTTCAATAAAGGAACTGTGGTATATCAACATAACGATTTTAAGTTGAATGTAACGAAGGGGGTGCTTGACAATATAGAGAGAACTAACGACGCATATTCTATAAACACCTTGTTAAATAGCCAATATATATTTGATATGAGAAGAAAGGATTGGGACGATAACGGGAGACGCCCAAGAGATTTACAGTTTATCACACCGACGCTAACATATAATCATTTTAACGAGTTAGATACTAGGAAATTTTCTACATTCCCTTTTCCCTCGCTCCAATTCCCGCATACGCTACACTACGCATTACAACAGTTGAGTTTTAAACCATTCAAGTATAATATTACGAATAGCGGGCTGCCCCGAACTGTTTTTATCGCTACGACAGACGCTATATTAAACACATACAAGCCGTTTAGCGAACTTATAGGGGAGATTAATGAGAGGCTTGCAAAGATGCCTCGTATAACAGGGATAGCGAAAGAAGCTACGGTTAGACACGCATATTATGAAGGTGTATTAAAGGGTATGGAGGGACAGTCTTTTGGCAGTAATGATGAGATACGGCGTAATATATTGTATTCGCTGAACGCCCAGACACCTGATTATGTTGATAGAGCATATAATTACTACCAAAACATCTTCTTTAACCAAGGATATACAGGGATGTTCCCTATATTCACTTGGGTTCCTTGTAAAATAAAAGGCACAGGTGCGGCGAACAGTATTTATAATATGGTAAATCACAGTTTGTGGCAACCTTATGGAAGCAAAAAGAACGCCGAGTTTCAAAAACTAGGGAATGCTTATAAGAACCACGGCGTTGCTCCGTGGAGCAAGATGTTGAACGAGGCAATTTACAAGGTTATAACGAAAGTCCATAGTTCGGTGCTAGAAATTCCTAATACGCCACAAGATAGGGAAAGGATGCTAATGAGGGTTATGGATACTATAGGTGTTTATAAGAGTATGGATATAGACCCGCAGTATGCTAATAATAACCTGTATTTCTACCACGGAACCGCTAACCGATTACACACTATGAAAGACCGAGATAATGACATACAGATACTGGGCTTTTTATCTACCAGTCTCAACATTTATACGGCGTCATATTACTGCGAAGTAGTTACAAAGGGACAAGGCTATATCTATATAATAGAGACGGACGATAAGCAAGGCTATATAAACTTGAACGACCAGTTATACCAGTATATCCTGTTGCCGAATACTATAATAAGGATACTATACGAGTTTGAATACGGGGCTATAACAATAATTTTGTGCCGTTTAATTATGACGCCTACGAAAGAAGAGAATAACGCTTTGTATGAGAACTTACTAGGTATGTTTCCGGCTGATGCTGGGGCTGCTGCGGCTTCTGGGGCTGCTGGCGTTGGCTCGTCTGGTTCTTCAGGGTCGTCGTCAGGGTCGTCTAGGGCTGCTGGGGCGTCGCCTAAATTGTCAGGAGGTCTTCACAGTATGAATGGTATGTACGCTACCGCTGCTAACCCTAAGGCTATTCGCTCCTTGATGGCTAAACAAGGACGCTTTACTGCTAACGCCGCTAACGCTGCCTCGCATAGCGATACTAAGAATATCATAAAGCCGAAGGCTGATATGCGTAAAATCGGCAATATGCCCGCTGATATTCGTGAATACTACGGTTTAACTCTTACGGAGCAGAATAAAAACGAGAAGGTTGATATAAATAATGGCTGCTATGTTAGAATGATTAGCAGAAAGGTAGTTGATAGGATGCTAGCGGACAGGGTTTAACTATTGAAAGGACTAGCTGCTCTCTAGGATATATATTATTTTTCTTATTAATTATAATTAAATAATCTCTATAATATATTAGAATATACATTATGGGAGACGCATACAATTTTGATAGAATAGTTAGAGCAACTGGAAAAGCTACTGGGAGAACATTAAAGGCGTTTACACCAGATGTTATTTTAGACTTGCCTAAAAAATTAGCAGAAAGACAAGGGAGAAAAGATAATGCAATAATGGATAATTATTATAAGACAGTAAAAGTAGCTAGAGCAAATGAGGCAGCATTAAAAGGTAATTTAACATCATTAATTGAAGAAAGAGAAGATAATAAGGGTCAAATTGAATTACTTCAAAAGAAGGTTATAGCATTAAGTTCATCTGTTCCTAGGACGACTAGACCTAGTGGAAAGCCTTCACATAGTGCTGCTGCACGCGCTGAAAGAGCAAAAACAAAGATAGCAACCGAAATAGCCGGTGCTTTAACAAAAATAACAGAACGAGCAGCAATAGTAGGAAAAATAGATACCACGATAGATACTGTAGTAATGAATTCAATATTAAATGATAAAATGGTAGCCGAAGATATGAGACGAAATGGACCTATAACTAGAAATACAGGGAGGCAAAATACTCTTACGCAAGTGGTACTTAGAGACCAAAAAGTGAGAGGGATGATTAAAGGTTTAAAAGGTGGTGTTAAAACGAAAGTATATAAGAAGGTTGTTAAAAAAACTACCAAGCCAGTCGCGAAGCGTCCTTCTACCAAGCGTGTCGCAAAGCGTGTCGCAAAGCGTCCTGTTGCGAGGCGTGCGTAAATAAATGGCGTAGCCGCAATATTTGGGGGCGATATATTTTCCTTAAGTAGCAGGAGATTATATAAGGGCTACTAGAAGTTGTTGAATAAACTAACAGGGTTTTATTTTTATAATGTTATATATATAATAGAATATAGACCTAGTAGTAGTGCTAGACCTAGTAGTGGTAGTTGGGCTGACAGTTTTTGGACTACTACTAGGAGAGGTAATGATAGTAACGCAGTTACACCGGAACAAGCACAAGAATATATTAGTCGTTTCATTACGCAAACACCAGAAACCATTCAAAGAAGTGAACAATATAAATCTCATGCTAGAATGATGAGTGCTCTAGAAAAAGAACATGAACCACGGGAAACTAGAACTTCAGCCAGAATTACAGCAGAAGAAAGAAAAAAAGGATTAGAGAGAGTTCAAAGTGCGGTATTGAATAGAATATTAAACGCACAGGGTAGTGCAAGAAAGCCTGACGGACAAATAAATAGAAAAGAGGTAAGTAGGCAATTATATGACCCATCGTATTCACATATGAAAGACCGCTTAGCAGTTTTGAGTGAAGATGTTGAAACTGATAAATATAATGATAATTTGCGTATTAATGCTTTTGATTTAACAAGCGCAAATTTAACTATACAAAAAGAAGAAAGAAAAAACCAAAGAGAACTAAACAGACTATTGTTGCAAAGAGCACAAAGAGAAAAAGAAAAAAAATGAACCGGTATACAGATGGCGGATATACTAAATTAACTAAGATGGGATTATTAGCAAGAATAATGAATATTAAAAAGAAGGCGGCTAAAGCGAAGGCTAAGCCTACTGTTCGCAAACCCACCAAGCCTACCAAGCCTATCGCCCGCAAACCTACCAAGCGTCCCACCAAGCCTACAGCACGAAAACCCACAATAGTTCGTCGTAAGTAAGCGATGATACCCTAAAAAGATACCCTAAGGATACCCAAAGGATACCCAAAGGATACCTTAAAGGATACCTTAAAGGATACCTTAAAAGATACCTTAAAAGATACCTTAAAGGATACCTTAAAGGATACCTTAAAAGATACCCTAAAGGATACATTGAAAGATACCCTAACACATTAATTCTTTTTATTTTATCTTCACAGAGGTTATGAATGGATACTAGCAAGACCAGCAAGAAATACCTAAACGCCAACCGTGAGCCCTTAATGCGAAAGTATAAAAGGCTGCTTAGTATATATGCCGCATCCTGCGAGGATATATCGCAGAAACAGAATATACCATACGCATATTATGTTAGACATATGCGGCGGCTCATCGTATTATTACAATTCATACACCAAATATATCGTATAACATTTAAGAAAAATATGCCGCAATTCAATTTGTTTGATGCGATAACTATGAGAAGATATGCGGATGCCGAGAGAACATTTGCGGACTTCGTGTATTTCTCCGCACCAATCACGCAGGATAACATAATAACCCGCATCAACAATATTAATATGTCGCCAATCGCATATTACAATTACAATTTACCTGCGAACCCTCAGTATATCGTGAAGTTCTCTCATAGTAGGTCGCAGAGTTATGGCGGCAACAGACGAGGAATACTAGGCGGACGAGGCGGACGAGGCGGCAGCGGCAGCGACTACAACGAGTATAACGAGAAGATATTGTATTCAACGATATTACACAGGGCTATCAGGATAACATTTAAGGCTAACAAAATAGCCTTTAACGATGAGCCAGAGATAAAATATACGGACGGCAAGACATACCTAGCATACTCTAAGTATATGTCTATATTACCATCGCATATAACATTAAATATTTTGGATTTTGTAGAGGACGACAAGCATATTATCCCGTTCTTTGGGGATAACATAAGAGGACTGCTACGCTCCATCAATCAATTACACGCCAATTTCAGGGAAGACTATGAGATTACTAGCGACAATCGGGGATACGAAAAGCAACTTAACGACATTAAAGGATACAGTGACGACAATACCATAAGAACCATATTATATACTATAAATAATAACAATTATAATGCCGCTAACCTCGGGAACCTCGGGAACCTCGCTAACGCCGCTTCACCTGCGTATTATTACTGGTTCAGGTATAATTCGCCTTTGCCTGCGATAACAATTCTGGATACCCATACATATATATCGGGCATTCATACATTTCAGCCATTTCATATAACACCCGCGCGGTTATTAAGTATCACACAGTATTACATAGGTTCGCAAGAGCCTTACAGCAGGGTTGTTAATAGTGCTATACAGAACTATATAGCGAATGGCGTGGTTATGGAGAAAGCCGCCTATAAGAGGGTTAGGTATTTGCTAAAATTTTGTGCGGACGCAAAGCATAACCCAGAGCATAACAAGAGACCTATATATGTTTTTCACGGAACCCATAAAGATTTTCATAGTTCACAAGGCTCACAGGCTACACGCAGTTCGCAAGGCTCGCAGGCACCGGACTTGGTTTTAACATCCTTTTTATCTTGTACCTTCAATATCAGCATAGCGTTAAGATACGCTTATGAGAATATACGGAATAGCGGCTCAGTATATATATTGGAGATTAAGGATGGTATAGATTATATCAACTTTAATGACGACCTATACCAAATCATATTACAGCCAAGTACCAGAATAATAGTGAAGAACACTCTGGTAGTAGGTGGTGTTAAATACAATTTATGTAAAGTTCATAATACACCAAAGGAATATATGGATATATTATACAGGAATATCTTTGAGGGAGGCAAGAAGCGGCTATATAACATAAAGAACTTTAAGATATACTCTGGTAAGTCGGCGTATCCTGCTGCGATAGCGAGAGATGCTACCGCTTCTGCTATCGCTACAGACATATCATCAGTATGTCTAGGAACACAAATAAACGAGGATATTATACCAAATTCATATTTTAATGTTAAATATACACTTCATCAGCATTTTATATGCGACTGCTATAAGTTTTTTAATATTAATGTGGTGAATTATGCTATATATTATGACGCCGCCGGCTCCGCCTTAGGCTCCGGATTTTACACAGGATATAATAACGACCCTACATACGAACCTATCACAACCCGTAGCAGAGACTATGGGCGTTTTAACTATAACTTTGACAACCTATTTATAGACAGTCTATTACTGAATGAAGATGCGTTATATCCGCAAAACTATATGAAGAATACAAAAAGGAGATTTGAGTATCGCCTAAGTTCTTTTAGAAACACAGGGCTATTTGATTACGAAGGCTATAAGAAGATAAACTTTAACGGCAGCAGCAGCGGTGCCGACCATAAATATCTAGATATACTTAGAGAATACATATCAAGGAACGAAGATAGGTCAAGCCTATTTATTACTGATATTACGAGGGACTATATGAGGATGTGTATCAGCAATAATATCCCCTACTTAAGGGATTTTAGAGACCGCTTCGTGGATATTCTAAGAGACGGCTATATAGATTTCATAGGAACCAATATGCGAATAGATGATACCACAGAGGAATACGAAGACCTACTAGGGATGTTTAGGGAACTTGCCGCATATTTAAAGAAGACAGCAGACTATTATGTGGTTAATATGGATAACGGCGACATATATAAGGAGATTGAGCCGTTTATATATGAAGCGACAGCAGTAAAGGCTACAGGAGGTAAGTTAGGGATGCTTAGTAGTAGGAGGATGGTAGCGAAGGAAGCGGCGACAGCAAAGGATAAGACGACGAAGGCTATTAATGCTGAGGCTATTAAGGTTAAACCGCTTTCGCTGCTATCGCCGCTATCGCCGCAGCCTTCGTCGCCGCTGTCGCCGCTGAGCCCGTCTAGCGTCCTGAGCGTGCCTAGTCCGCCTCTAACAGATAACAATAATAAAGGCTATGTGATGCCTTATGATGATTTTGTAAAAATAATAGATAAGTTTCGTATTGCTAATAATAAATAAAAAATAATTATAATAGTTCTATAATAGTATAGATAGAGAGACGCTATGGATATTTATATTAAGTATCTTGTAATATCTGTTGTGCTCGTATTTTTAGATTTTATATGGATATCCTTCAATATGGTCTCGTATTCTAATACCATTCTAAAAATACAAAAGACAGAGTTAGAGCCCCGCATAGAGCACACAATCATCGCCTATATTATCATATTATTCTCTGTAATATATGTCGCCATCCCTTTCACGGTTCTAAATATAAAAGCCAAGGACGATGCTAGCATAGAAAGAAAATTATTAAAATCTCTTATGTATGGAGGCGCTGTGGGTTTCTCAATATACGGCATATATAACTTCACATCGCTAGCGATATATAAGGATATGGATGTGTCTGTAGGTATTCTGGATACGCTATGGGGCACCACATTATATACCTTGACGACTTTCGCATACCTGTTGTTGCCTGAATAGGAGAGGCTTGCTAGGCTGCCTGAATAGGCTTGGCTTCGGCTTGCTAGGCTGCCTGAATAGGCGAGAAGGACTACAAGGAGACCTCAAATAATTGAGACCTCAAACAATTGAGACCTCAAACAATCCGCTTTGCGAACCCTGAGAAACTATCGTAGGTTCGCACCAATATACATTTAGCCCTTTATCTAATATTGCTTTGTTTAGCCACAAGTTTATAGGTAATGTTATAGGGCACGCTAATGCCGCCGTCGCTCCCATTAGGGTCGCTGCTTCATAGTAATCGCATATTTTCTTAGCACAACTGCTAGTAATAACATAACTGTCTGTAGCCCGTGTATAGGGGTTTTTATAAATGTGTTTATTTTCTTCTATGACCTCTTTGTTGATATGTAGGTTATACCCACAGCCAATAAATAACATATCGTATTTGTTAGTATCGCTCGCATCGCTCACTCCGTTCGCACCTTTACAGTCGCTCGCATCGCTCACTCCGTTTGCTTCATTCATATATTTCTCTAGTATCTCATAAAAATCATCACCCAATATAACATCATCTTCAAATATTAAAGCGGTCGCTTCGCTTTCTTTAGCGATTAACTGATAAACATAAATGTGCTTCAAGAACAACGACATTAAGGTTCTTTTATAATCCTTCGCAAATGGTTTGCTTTCTTCTTCAGTTATCTCCCTAGCATCAAACTTCTCTATGAACTCAAAGTTATATATGTTATGCTTTCTAAACTGTTCTAATATGTGTTTCTTCCGCTTGGATAAATTGCTGCTATGTAATACATATACTTTCATACTTAGAGGTGTATAATAGATATACAAGAATATATATCAATTTTAGTAAAAATAAGTATTGCGAAGCATTCTAGCGACCTTTACGGGCTACTTTGCTAATCACGCCGCTAGCACCACCGCTGCCGCCGCTACGAAAGAACAGATAATAAATAGCATATAAGACGCCTATTACCAATCCTATAATAATGAGTATATATACGACCATACCGGCTATTCCTGCGGTTCGGCTAACCTGACAATATAGCGTCTCATCTGTTAAAGGACACTTCTCAACATTATTAGAGCCTACATTACTCATACTCATAGAAGCCGCTGAACCTCCAGAAAGTAATGCGCCGCCTACGGCACCTGCGGTTCCTGCTGTAAGAACGCCGTTAGAGTTAGCAGCGCCTCCGGCTCCGCCTGCTCCGTCAGCAGCACCTGTGCCATCTGCAGCACCGCCACCCTTACCTTTGCCGCCGCCCTTAAACCCTTCTAAAAACAACTCGCCTATATTCACACCAGTTAATACCATCCTTTATATACTATATAATCTACCTATTATATAATGATATTTATTATTTTTTCTTAGTGTTTAAAAACAAAGCAGGTAAGAAAAACAGGACTACTAGGAAAGCAAAAGCGACAAAGTAATTTATGCTTTTACTAAGTTCGCGCAAGCCGCCGCGTTCGCTCTTATTCTTTCTTCGTGATGAGCCGCCGGCTCCGCTACCACGACCGCCTCCTCCACCGCCTCCGCCTCCGCCCTTAAATGCTTCAAGTTCTTCTAGTAGCATCATATTACTTTATTATAGAGTATAATATATTTCTGCTATATTAGTAGAATTAATATTTTATGATGAATATATTAGAAACATTTATTATTGTCTTCACAATAATACTATCAACGATAATAATATTGTGGCATATTCACAATCTAAACGACCATCACTTAGGGATAGGCTCTAACACGGCTACGCTTTTAAATATAAATTACAAGGAGCAGACTAAGGGAGCGGGAGCGGCAGCGACGGCGGGCACCTGTTCTACAGGTTGTGACTCAATAGACCCTGTTAGCGACCCTAGATATAACATGCAGCAAATCATCAAGCAGTCTATTTTATTAGAGGAGCATCTAACAAACAAGAACAAGAGGTGCCGTGATTGTATCACGAAGCATTTTCTACATATAATAGGACTAGCAGAGGAGGCACAGATGCTGGCGACCAACAAGATAGACAAGTATCCGCTAATCAACCAATCAGTAATACTCTATAATGAACTCTTTAAAGTATGGATAAAAAATAAGAACTTGAATGGAAAGGACGAAACATATATATTGTATTGCACTGATAAACTGAGAGACCACCGCAAACAACTAATAGTTATCTATTTCTTTAACGAAAAATATAATATTGGAGAAAAAGATGATAAGCATACGCCTAGCGACCATACGATGTATTAGAAAAGGATATAAGCGTATCTTGTATATAGATTAGGGGCACCCGCCTAGAGGCTGCCTAAAGGCTGCCTAAAGACTATCTAGGATTGTATATAAGGTATCGTTTTGTTTTCAACAGCTGTATCTATCACCTCCATAATTTCTAGGTAGGTTTGTTTGTGTGCTTCGTAATGCTCGGGGTGTATTTCAGACACCAAGTTTATATTAGGAAAAGCGAAAGGGAATGTGGTAGCGTAGGAGTTTATAGACGAATAGAGGGCGACATCGGCGACCACTTGGAACGGACAGTTTGTAAAGTTATATTTATTATTTTTAAAGTATTTGCCGACCAGTATCTTAGCACCTTCTCGGGATATAATATACATACCTGTAGATGGTAATAGGTATCTCCATTTAATAAACCGCATATTATGTGCGACTGACAGTTCATACAGGGTTTTAACAGTAGCCCCGTATAAAATCAGCAACTGAACCAGTTGAGCGTCAGGGGGCAGTTCGCTAATCAACTTGTTATAATTGATATCAAAAGGTATCACTATGTCATCTTCCATTACCACGAACCACTCGTTGTCAGCGTCCTTAAGCCCCTCAATCATCGCCTTAATATGGCTGGATATACAAGCGTATTCATATTCGCACCGGACGCATCCTGGGTGCTTACAGGTTAAAGGACGCTTATCTTCTAGCACCTCCTCAAAGTCCTTTGGTGTTATAGCAGGTATCCTTACATTTTCTAACTTATTGTTTTTAAACTGTTCTTCCATAAATGCTCGTCGGTCGTTAGCGGTGCCGACATCAGTATTACCAGTCTTATCTATATTAATCCAGTAATGCTTCATATGTGGTCGCTAGCGGTTAGCAATATAGTAATATCTCCCAGTATTCCTTATATATTCTTCGCATATCCTTTATATATTCTTTGCGGCTATTTAGCATATAAGCAATCTATTTGTTCTGTGATACATAGAATATATTATTTTTGTTATTATAAATTAAATGAAACTAGAACTTAAGAGGTTTGACCCTGCGAGGATTAAGGGTGACTCGGTAGTTACCTTTATCGGCAAGCGTAATACTGGTAAAAGTTATTGTATGAAAGATATCCTCAGCCATAACAAGGATATACCTGTGGGCGTTGTGGTATCGCCTACAGAACGGGCGAACGGCTACTTTGAGAAGTTTATCCCGAAGATGTTGATATACGACGAACTGGAGGAGAAGTTGATAAGCAAGTTCTTAACACGCCAGATAAGCATAACGAACGAGCGAAAGCGGGATATGGCTAAGCACGGCAACTCCTCAATAGACCCACGAGCCTTCTTGATATTAGACGACTGTATGTATAACAAGTCGGCGATGACCGACAAGAACATTAGGTGTATCTTTATGAACGGGAGGCATTACAAGATATTTCTTTTAATCACTATGCAGCACGGTCTAGGATTGCCGCCGGATTTGCGTTCTAATATTGACTATGTATTCATATTTCGTAATAATATAGTTAAGGAACGAGAGAAGATATACAATCATTATGCGGGTATGTTCCCGACATTTGATGTGTTTAACCAAGTGATGAACCAGTGCACCGAGAACTTTGAGTGCCTTGTTATAGATAATAAGGTTCAGTCTAACAATATATCAGACATCGTATTCTGGTATAAAGCACAGGACATCAATTACAAGATGTGTTCCCACGACCTATGGGAGATGCAATCGCTACAAGACCAGAGAGACTTAATGGGGCTTACAAATGAAGAAGGAGAAGACATAGAGGATTATGACCCAGGTGTCTTTGTTAAAAAGAAAAACTCTAAACTCATTAAAGTTAAGAAGCAGACCTATTAGGATTACATAGGCTATGCTATTATATAGCAAGGCATTTGTCAAACAATTCTAGGCATTTATCACCGCAATAAAGGTCGCATATATCGCATTTTTTTACCACAGTATTACATTTCTTACATACGAATATAGTATTTGTATATATGATGTTATCAGCAGAATAGCAGAGAAAACAGTAAGATGACTTTCTAACCATTAACATCTTTATTTTAATATTCAATATTATAATATAGTTATATATTTATATACCTATATATCTTTCTTAGAAGAAACTGGGCTTCTTGGTTTTATTGGTAGCTTCTTTAATATGTATTTTTTTTATTAGACTGATATCTGTAATATTGCTAACTGCGCTACGAGCGCTAGAGGCACTCGCGACGCTAGCTACGCTTACTACGCTTATAGCGTCATCATCTTCATTATCGTATTTACCGCTTGCTGCTGCTGCTCCTGCCTCATTCTCATACCTTTTCTTATACGCTGTATTTTCCTGAGACAAAGAATGGTAGTCATCTTTAATACTATTCCATTCTTTGCGAATATTATCAGGCACTTCCCTCGCTTCCCTATTGTCTGTCGCTTCCCTCGCTTCGCTATCCTCTTCTTGCTTATTTGTTTGTTCGCCGCCACCGCTAGAGAATGCCTTAAATAGTATTTCTTGCGGTTGCTTATTATACACTTCATTACTATTTTTTGTTAATGGTATATCTGGTATATCTACAATATTATTTATTTTACTATATTCAGGCTCTTCCTGTTCTTTTAAAACAGTTATAGGTATCTTATCTTCTTCATTATCTTCTTTCTTATCTTCTTCGTCTTCTTCGTCATCTTCATCTTCGTCATCTTCATCTTCGTCATCTTCATCTTCATCTTCGTCATCTTCATCTTCGTCTTCGTCATCTTCGTCTTCGTCTTCGTCTTCTTCATCTTCTTCATCTTCTTCTTCGTCTTTTTCATCTTCCTTCTCCTCCTCCTCTTCGTCTTCATCTTCCTTCTCCTCCTCTTCGTCTTCCTCATCCTCCTCATTACTAGCGTTAGCTTTGCTTTCTTCGCTGTCTGCTTTGGCTTTCTTTGCGTTTTTATTCACTTTTTCAATAGAGGCTGTTTTGTTAGGCTTTTTTATTTTATTAGCAATCTCCTTATCATCTTTTCTACTTTCGCCTTCTTCGCTTTTGTCTTCTTCATCGCTATCTTCGCTAGCATCACTAGCATCATTAGCATCATCACCGCTAGCATCTCCACTACCGCCTCCAGTATCCTTAAATTGTTTAACATTACCTGTTAGGTTATCTTCAATCTGTTTAAAGATTTCATCAAAAGGCACGAAGTCTCTAAAGGTCTTCTTTATAATTGCCCTGATATTTTCTTCAATTATATTGAGGTTGTTTTGGTATTCAGCATCCTTAATGTTGTTTCTATTATATAAGTAAGCGTTCTTCCAAGAGAAAGACGCAGCATTTATATAGCATTTATGGACGAAGTCTTCAGGATTAGGTATCTTTATTTTAATGTTATCAAACTGCTCTCTATACTCATATATCTTTATCTTTATAGTGGTAATAATGATGATTTTAATAAGGTTAGACAGGTATTTACATTTGGTATATTTAACAATCTTCTTATATTCATCACTAACTATGTTATTGTTCCATTTGCGGATACTATAGAGTTCATTCTGGAACCCTTTTAGCCCCTTTTTTTCTTCCATCATTTCAGTATATATAGCATATATTCTTTTAGATATAGCGACACTAAGAATATCTTGTATGTGTTCTATATATTCGTTTCGTGTATCAATTAAACCTTCCATATATATTTAGTAATTTACAGTATCCCTTATATATACAAAAACCTATAAAATAAGGGTTGTTAGAATGGATGCTATTGTAATACTTGGTATCTTCTATAAAGGATGTAGGTAAGTGGTGTCATAAAAAGGATAATACTAGGTATGTTTAGGGAATAAATAATAGTTTATAAGATAATAGAAATAATAAATAATAGTAATAGAAGTATGCTAAGTATTACCATTAGTGGTGTCATAAAGAATAAAAAAGAATATTACTAGGTATGTTTAGCGAATGCTAGCAAAGGTTAGAAGAACTTAGAAACTTTTAGAGAATTTTAGAAAAATAAAAAGTTGTAAAAGTTTTTAGAAATAGTAAAAGTTTATAAGTTTATAAAAAGTTAAGTAATAATTCTAGACATCTTCTATAACCATTATAGGTATCTTCTATAACCATTATAGGTATCTTCTATAACCATTATAGGCATCTTCTATAACCATTATAGGCATCTTCTATAACATAACCTAGTATCATCTAGTATCATCTAGTATATGATGCGGGATATCGCATAGTATATAAGGAAATATTGCGCGGTAAGCAAAGCATACCTAGCATAAATATTCTTAATATATGATGCGATATATCGCATAACACAACCTATCATACTTCTATTACCATTACTGGTATCATAAAGATTAAAAAGAATAATACTAAGTATTTTTAGGAAAGTAAGGATACTTAGAAACTTTTAGAGAATTTTAGAAAAGTATAAAGTTGTAAAAGTTTTTAGAAATAGTAAAAGTTTATAAGTTTATAAAAGATAATAATAAATAAATAATAGTAAGACTAGATAATACTTGTATTACCATTAGTGATGTTCTCTATGATGTATCCTTAGCAATACTAGGTAATTTTAGGAGGATATATGGTTTAGTTTAGCGTGATTTGCTAATCATTAGAACATCCTATTACCATTAGTGGTATCATAAAGAATAAAAAGAATAATACTAGGTATTTTAGCGAACTTAGAAACTTATAGAAAAATAAATAATAGTTTATAAGATAATATAAATAATAGTAATACTTAGCATACTTCTATTACCATTATAGGCATCTTCTATAACCATTATAGGTATTACCTAGTATATAATGCGAGTTAGCGGAGCACGCATCATATATTAAGAGCATTTATGCTTTCGCATATTTCCTTATATAGTATGCGAGTTAGCAAAGCACGCATAAAACAACCTAGCATACCTTTTATTATTAGTGGTATCATAAAGAATAAAAAGAATATTACTAGTTATTTTAGCAAATGCTAGAGAACTTAGAAACTTTTAGAATATAAATAATAGTAATACTTAGCATTCCTTTTATCATTAGTGGTATCATAAATAATAAAAATAATAGAAAATCTAGCAGTATCTAGCAACATCTAGCAACATCTCGGCAGTATCTTTGCGGATTACATCTTTAGTCCTTCGGCATATGTTGGAGGGCTTCTTATGCTTTCTTGAGAGAAACTGAATGAGTTTTCGCTAGAGAAAATAAACATACTCAAGTCATCGTAGTTGCTAGGGACATATTTAAGGGCTGACATACCATTTAATGACAATACTTGGTAATGTGCTTGGTCGGTTATTAGAACCGCAAATGTATATTCACTAGCCTTATTATACATTCGCGAAGAGCCCTTTTTCTTATTCATTTCTTCAAATTTGTTTCCAACCCGCTCTCGTATTTTATTAACAACATTAGCGTCCTTTATATCCATCTTCATAGACCTTAGTATAGCATCTCCAGTAGCCATTCTCTTTTTTCCATAGTTATACTTGTTAATCAGGTTTATACTTCTAGGTCTCTCATCCTGTCTCATTCGTCTTTGTAAAACAATAGGTAAAACAATTATATTGAAGACATCTTTAATCATTTGGATAGACAAAGAGAACTCGGGCATAGAAGGCATCCTATCTGTAGTAGGCAAATGTTTTACGAGCAGACTTTGTATCCCGTCCTTTGTAGCGACATTAGTTGTTAGGATATCTGCTTCAATTAAAGATACCACCTCTATTTTATTAACGCTCAGCATTTGTGCTACATCCATCAATTCATCGTGCATCTTTAATAGCTCAGTTTTGTCATTAGAATACGCAGTTAGTAATGACTTAGCCATCACTAGATATCCCCTAAACTTATTGTGCCCACGGTGTATTAGAAACTCGCAAATGTATTTTCTCAGTTGTGCTCCGTTGCGTATCTTGTTTCCGTTAGCAGCCCCCACAAATAACTGCTTAAATGTCTCGTTGTTTTTAACAACTACATAGAGCGAATTAAAAAAACAATTGTTGTTCCTCCCTGATACATTCAACAACTTCAGGTTATCACGAGGCATCTATCTTTCTATTTATAAGACAGATTATTATCAACGGCGCCGCTTCGCCTGCTCCGCCATCCTCCCTATTCTTAGTGGGTCTAACGCTTATATCCTTATTAAGCCCCATACGCAATCCTAGAGACGCCGCTAGCCTTGTTAAAGGATATCTCAGCAGTCTCATCAACCGTATCCTGAATAATATCAATATGCGAGAGAACCACAATTGTATTAAAGTAATGTAAGAGGCTTTTAAGAAACACAGGGACGACCGACAGATTATTCTTATCAAAGTTGATAAACCCTTCGTCTATAAAGAGTTGCCTACAGAGCACATCGTAATTATTGAAATACAGCGATAAGCGCAGCGCCATAGAGATAGCAAATCGTTGGAAACCAGATGCCTGAGATACTGAGATGAACTGCTTATCGGCTTCGCTGTCGCCGCTGCTGCCACCGCTGCCGCCACCGCTGCCGCCACCGCTGCCGCCGCTGCTTATATTTTCATTATGGATTAGCCAATTGATATGGACGGTATCATTAGATATATCAACATTATAATTGAGCCTAAAAGGTTTTGTATTGGAATGACATAGGGTTTTAATAATCTTATTAGTTCGCTCAGCAAGTTTATTAAGAATTAAGTTATCATATAGTTCTTTTCTAAAAGATTGAAAGTTTATTAGGATGGTATCTAGAACCTCTATGATATTATTGATATTGCTCTCAACCGCCATTAGAGCACTATAGTTTGCCTTATTCTCATTATTATAAGCGTTTATTGTGGAATACTTAATGATATCCTCATTCACCTTCTTCATAACACCTTCTAGGCTCTTTATCAAAGCCCCTAACCTAACCTTCTCTTTAATAAGCGGCTTCAGCGTCTCGCACCTCTCGTATTCTTTGTATAAATCACAGACCTCTATAATCTTGCTTAGCCTACAATAGTGGTAGCCGTCTATAATCTTCTTGTGCCTATCATACGATACCCAGTCATCATAGCATCTTTTCTGCTCTAGGTATTTTGCTATGCGTGGCTTTATAACCTCACTAAAATGAATGGCTCTCTCTAGTTCCTCTACACGCATCTTTGTCTCCTTATAGCCGCTCTCCCACTCCTTATAAGCTACATTCAGCCGCATATTATTCAACTCTTCATATAGCATAAACGCATAGGATACAAAATACTCGGTATATAAGGTTATGTTCTTCAGTTCTAATTCAACTCCTGACAACTTCTCATACATCTCATTTTTAGAACTAATAATATTATTCAGTTCTTTAGTTATCTTATCGTGCCCCTCTTTAAACTTATAATAGTGATACCACGCCTTCAGCAAATTATACCTGTTTCTCTGTTCCACATTCTCTGCTAGGCGTTCGCTAACCATCGCAAAGTCGTCTGCGTTGTATTCTATGGCGTCTCTAGAACCCGTTAGCGTATCCATAGCAACTCCTATCTCCTTAATGCGCGAGACCCAAGGTCTATCACAGCAGACGCAGCAATCAGGATTGTATTTATACTTGGCGTTTGTAGTGAATACCTTCAGCTCCTTATTTAAAACCTCTATATCGTTATTCAGTTTGTCAATCTTAGCAGCCTTTTTAGTATATTTATTTATGATAACTTCATCTGCTGCTATCTCTACATTAATAGCATCTATATCATAATTTTTCAGTTCCTTAGCGATTGAGCCAGCGCATTTAAACTGTTTATAGGTGATTGCTTCGCTAGGCACATTAACTGCCTTTAATTGCTGCTGGATAGAAAAGGAGGCATTAAATTCGTTCTCGTAAGTCGCAATTGTCTCTTTAACATTCGCTATTTCTTCTATGAGCGCAGCCTTGCTATCTAGAACAGTTTTATAATAGTCTATGGATATATCATTATTACCATTAGCATTACCATTAGCGGCAGCAGCGGCGGCATTACCATTACCATTAGCAGCGGCTCTCAGTTTCTTTAGTATATTTGTGGTGTTTATAGAGGACGGCTTAGTATTACAAGATATGAACTCATTAAACACCTCTATATCATCTCCGCATATCTTTAATATTATAGAGGTTATTGAGGCAATATCTGGAGATTGTGTAGAAATCTTATCAGGCTTGTTAGGCTTATTAGAAATTAATTCGCTGAGAGTATCCTTGCTTATTTTTAAGTTGTCCTTTTGTTTAATAAGGAAGTCGCCGTCGGCGTCGCATTCGCTAGCGGCGGTAGCGGCGCTCTCAATATCCATATAATCTCGCAACGCTATCTCTTCGTCTTTCAGGTAGGAGGCTTCGCAAGGCTTATTGAGGCTAGCACTAGGTAATTTATTAAAGTCGTCTTCAAGTTGCTGTGAATATAATTTAGATAATCTTTTAAGTTCTTTAAGATTTACAGAATATAGATAGTTGTAATGTCCTAACTGCTCTTTGTATTTAGCGTATTCTTCGTCCGTCGCTACATTTGCTAGGATGTCGCCAATAAGACCTGTATAATCGGTATCGGCAATATCTAGATTTGCTTGGTTATTAATATCAACATTTATGCTATTGTAAGCCGTCAGTTGCGTATCTCTGTCAATACTGAGGCTCTCTTGTTCTTCTCTAAGTTGTGCTAGCGCCTCTTCTTCAACATCCTCATTAACCCCGTTAAAGAGCAACTTCTCATAGACCTCTTTTTTGCTTTGTATAACATTACCAAATGCCTTATATTTGGTTATAGCCATCTTAAAGAGATTATAGAGATGATAGATAAACTGGATATTGTGGGCTTTGTCAATAGTCGCCAAAGTATCCTTGTAGTTTAGAGCGAGGATATCATTATCTATGCTCTGGGTAATCATTGAGGTTGATAAGAAGGTGTTTATATCACCAAATAAGGATTTAACTTCAGCATTACACGCAGTATCTTTCTTCAGTATTTCTAGTTTTTGTAGGTCATTATACTTGTAAAGCACAGAGGACTTGTTGTTGATTTTAAAGGTGCCTTTCTTTTTGTTAAAGCATCTTTTAATACGATAGGTTATATCTTCAATCTCTATATCTATTATGGTGTATCCAGCATCCTTATTATGGTTTATAAATCCCGCTGAGTAGGTATCAAACTTATTGTTGGTAGCCCATATAGCCAACTGTAGGATATCGTAGATTGCTGACTTACCTGTTCCGTTGCTGCCTTTAATCATAAAGGTCTTAGCGTCCAAATCTTTAAAGTTGATAGAGCATTTGTTTTGGTAGCACAACAGACCCTCCCATTCCAGATATTTAATCACAAAGGATTTTTTAAGAGACTGTGTATCGTCTGTCGCATTACAGAGATTGATGATGGGCTCTAAGTCCTTATTGCGTTTAATACAGTCAGCGTGTAAATCTTCAGGATATTTAGATATATCAAACAACAGCGTCTCTTTATCCTTAATTATACCTAGCAATATCTTATATTTGTCAGGCGTCAAGAGTTTCTTAAAATAATCTAGCAAATAGTCAGTATCCAGTCTGCTAAGGGTTTCGTCGCTTTGTATATCTGTAGCGTCGGCACTAGCGGCACTAGCGGCACTAGCGTCACCAACCATATTAGAATTGTCGTTCAATTTAGAAACAATACAAAAGGATATGTCAAAAGAGTTTAATATGATGCTAAGAGATTGGAAGTTTATCTTTGTAAAAGCCTTTATCTCCAAATTCTTAGGAAAATATTCAATATTCTCTTTAATATAAGAATAAAGGAGTTCTGTATATCCTCCGTTCGTTCTAATAAGGATATTATTAGAGACATCTTCAACAATATTGATATACCCGACATCATTATAAACATTTATCTCAGTCGCTTCGCACGCTTCGCACGCTTCGCACGCTTCGCTACCATCAAGGTTCCATATAAGATACCCGTGGTTTATAATGTCTTCGCCAAAGTTCTGCTGTATAAGACTACCAGAATAGCCACAAACAGTCTTCTTTTTATAAGTGAATACCTGACGCTTGTGGATATCACCAAGTAAGACATAGTCAAACTCTTGAACCCATTCTAGAGGGTAAGGGTTAAAGGTTTCTTCTATAGATTTGCCGTTGTATAATTTAGCTGATGCGAAAGTCCCGTGGAACAGGGCTACTTTATATTTAACAGGCTCGGCTATTATAGGGAATGCTGGTAAATCTTGGATACGCCCGCTATTTCTATATTTATCTAGAGTATTGTTAATACTAACAAACGAGAAGCCCACATCGTCAATAACAAAGGATGTTGAAGTGTTTAATACGAATACATTAGGGATATCAAAGGTGGATGAATAAACCAGCGAAGGCTTATTAGGGTCGCTCTGGTCGTAATCGTGGTTGCCTGATATAATATACAACCTGCCTATCTTAGATAACGATTGGATAAACTCGCGATAAATAAACAACCCGTAGTTCCCTATAACATTCTTATTGTGGAAGATGTCGCCTGTTATGACTATTATAAAATCATCAAAGGATAACTTTAGGTCTGCTATATTGTTGTTTAAAGATACGATGGTTTCACCAAATACCTGTCTATACTCTTCATATCGTGAGAATGTATTATCACCATTACGGATATGTAGGTCTGACAAGTGGAATATACGGGATAAAGGCATATTGATATTATTATTAAGATATTATCTTAAGTATCATTTTTTAATTTATAAAAGTTGAGTAATAATTATAGGATAATGCTATTGTCATAATAGGCTATATCTCTTAACATCGCTCTATTACCATTACTGGTGTCATAAAGAATAAAAGAATAAAAGAATATTACTAGGTATTTTTAGAGAATGCTAGAGAAGTTAGAAACTTTTAAAGAATTTTAGAAAAATAAAAAATTGTAAAAGTTGTAAAAGTTTATAAAAATAAAAAGGTCTATGCTATTGTGTATGATTGTTATTTCTTTGTTGCCTTAGGCTTCGCCTTAGCGTCCTTAAGTGCCTTAGCGTCCTTAAGTGCTTTAGCGTCCTTAAGTGCTTTAGCGTCCTTAAGTGCTTTAGCGTCCTTAAGTGCCTTAGCGTCCTTAAGTGCTTTAGCGTCCTTAAGTGCTTTAGCGTCCTTAAGTGCCTTAGCGTCTTTAAGTGTCTTAGCGTCCTTAAGTGCTTTAGTGTCCTTAAGTGCCTTAGCGTCCTTAAGTGCTTTAGTGTCCTTAAGTGCCTTAGCGTCTTTAAGTGCCTTAGCGTCCTTTGGTGCCTTAAGTGTCTTAGGTGTCTTAGCGTCCTTAAGTGCTTTAGCGTCCTTAAGTGCCTTAGCGTCCTTAAGTGCTTTAGCGTCCTTAAGTGCCTTAGCGTCTTTAAGTGTCTTAGCGTCCTTAAGTGCCTTAGGTGTCTTAGCGTCCTTAAGTGCCTTAGTGTCCTTAAGTGCCTTAAGTGCCTTAGTGTCCTTTGGTGCCTTAAGTGCCTTAGTGTCCTTTGGTGCCTTAGCGTCCTTAAGTGCTTTAGTGTCCTTAGGTGCCTTAGTGTCCTTAAGTGCCTTAAGTGCCTTAGTGTCCTTTGGTGCCTTAAGTGCCTTAAGTGCCTTAGTGTCCTTTGGTGCCTTAAGTGCCTTAGTGTCCTTTGGTGCCTTAGCGTCCTTCGCGTCCTTAGGTGCCTTAGTGTCCTTTGGTGCCTTAAGTGCCTTAGTGTCCTTTGGTGCCTTAGGTGTCTTTGGTGTCTTAGGTGTCTTAGGCTTCGCCTTAGCGTCCTTCGCGTCCTTAAGTGCCTTAGCGTCCTTAGGTGTCTTAGGCGACGCCTTCGCAAATAATTTAATATATTCTTTCACATAGATATACGAACTTTTGTATCGTATATATTCTTTGTTAGATTTAGGTATTTTATATATGCTTCTTTCTTTCCCTAAAATCGTCTTTTTAATATGGGTATTTTTGTATACGCGTTGGTTTCCTCCTCTTAATACAGTTTTGGAAAATGCTGTTATCCTTTCTAATAATGATTGTTTTGCTACAGTATCTGCTACAGTATCTGCTATAGTATCTTCTACAGGTGCTTCTACAGGTGCTTCTACAGTATCTGCTACTGTTTCAATAACAGTAGGAGTTTGCTGTCTTTGTTTTTCTAAATATTTATTTATTAAATTATTTAGTGTAATAGAAAAAGTGTAATTTTCTTTTAATCTTTCCAACTCATCTTGTGTTAATAAAGAGATAGCATTAGGGTATTTTTCTATAATTTCTACCCTCCGCGTTTTATCTTTAATATTTTCAAATAACTTCTTTATTAGTGGGACAGGCAAATTATTTGTTTGTCCTAAATTTTTTTCAATTTTTTTTCGGATTTCAGTATCTTCAGTAATTAGAAGTTCATATATTTTTTCAGCAACCGCAGGGGATACCTCTTCTGGGTCTAATTCATATATATACCGATAGTTGTTTTCTATTAAACCCAATACCTTCTTTTCATCTCTTAGTGCTGACGGGGATTGTCTAGGAGAACGAGGCGACATTTTCTCTTCAAAGACAGGAGCAGCAGCAGCATTAGAAGAAAGAGGCGACTTAGCAGCAGGAGCAGCAGCATTAGAAGAAAGAGGCGACTTAGCAGCAGGAGCAGGAGGAGATGACTTAGGAGAACGAGAAGAACGAGGAGACTTATTAGAAGTGTTAGACAACATAGCACCATTTTTCTCATTATATATTTCAGTCTGTTCTTTTGTCATATATATTGCTAATTTCTCACCTATACCCTTTGGTATTTTGTCATAATCTAAGTATTTAATATAATGTTTAGTTTTAACATAACCTAGGATAATAAGTATCTTGGTTTCAGACAAATAATTAATATATCCAGAATACTCATTAATATATTCCTTTAAATCCTCATCTTCTAGTCTGTTTAATATATCCTTAATATGACCCACATCTGTTAAAATAGGCAAGGTGCTGAATATATCATCTCTAAAATGATTAGTGTATTTTCTTACAGCAGGTGTATCCCATCTCCCGACACTATTTTTCGGTTCTTTAGCATTTAAATGTCCTATTATTTTATTGTAATTTCTCTCTTCGGCTCTCAGTAAGGCTTCATAATATTCTCTATCCATATTAAAAGCTTTTGTTGTAGCCATATCAGGGTATTTTTTGTTAAAGGCTTCTTGTTGTTCTTTTGTTAATCCTCTTATATACCTTATATAATCACAGTCGTCTTCTAAAACGAACTTTACTAAATCAAAGGCGCCCGCAGCGCTAATAATCTTGTAATTGTTCTTATGTATTAAGTCGTAAGTATCCTTACGCTGTATAATGAGTTTTTTAAAGCGTGTAAAGGAGATAAACTGTAATAACATCCAGTTCTCCAGAATAAAATGTAATTGTTTTTTTAGCGTTAAACTCCCTATATACGCTGGGTTATATTTTAAGAATGGGGTAATAAGCTTATCATCCAGACTATTAAAAAACTCCTTATCGTATTTAACTATCGCATCGTATAATATACCTGTTTCGTATGTCAAACTTGTGTCGTTTTCGGGATTGCTCCATTTTTCTATATAGATTTTCTTAAGATATTCAGGCTCCGTAGATATATATTCAGGCTCCTTTACCAATCGTTCTATAGTATGTTCTAAAAACATCTTCTGGTAATCCTTACTATCTTTCACATCTTTTTCGGTAATAAAATTTTGTTCTAATAAATATTTTAACTGCTCTACTGTTAGATGTTTCATATATGATGAGGCATTCCCACGCTCTCTATTTAAAAAGCCTAGGACTTTCATAGGTGTTAGATGCGATATGATTTTGTCATCATCTTTAAGGTTAAGGTTAAATTTTATAACTTCATATAGTTTGTCATCTTTAAGAATACCGCTATTAATATATTCCTTGTTATTCTTTAAAAATCTATTTAACTGCTCTTGTGATATAAAGTTTATATACTCTGCGTGGCTGATAGAATATGTGATAATAGCCGCTATATGTTCGTCGCTCAGTTTATTTAAAGTTTCGTTTCCTAGAGAGCTACCTAGGATATCTGTGCTCCTTATGTATTCTATCAACTGCGTAGGGGTAATAAGGTGTATAACCTCTATGTTCCCATTAAGAATGTTATTCAATTGCTCTTTTTGTTTATCGTTTCTCCCTAGATTTTTTATAAAATATTCCTTAACTTCAGGCGTCAGCATCCTTATATAGTCTATAAATTTTTGGGGACGATAATAGCCGTTATTGTCATTATAAAGGTTATATAAGCCGTCTGTTCTATCTTTAATATCAACATTATCAGTAGCCTCGTGGCGAGGGTCAAGTATCTCTAGGGTTAGTGCTTGTTCGCCTGTAATACCTTTAAATATATACCCTACATATTTATCGCAAAGCTTAAAGACCTCTTTTATTTTTTCTTGATTACTCTTTCTCCCTATCACGGCATTCATATCATTTATAGGTAAATCTAGTATCCATCTTTTAGATATAAGGTATATTATCTGTTCCTCGGTCATAAAAGGTATGTATTCTTTATATTCCTCATACATTCCATTCATTCCTGTTTCATCTCCTAGTAATGCTAATACATTTTCAAAAAAACTGATGTCTAACTCAGCATTATTAGCATTAACATACAGTTCAAATAGTCTGTATAGATGTTTAACATTCAAATACTGTATATATGTTGGGTATTTAACAATAATTTCAGGGCATTTTAATAGGAAGTCTCCTTTCTTGTCAGGGCTTATAAAGTATAGCAGTTTAAGGATGGCGGCGTCGTTCTTAGGCACGGCTTTTAGCATACTATATATAGATACCAGCCTATCAACATCTAGAAGATTGTATAGGCGAGGTTGCTGGTCTGTGTATTCTATCAATTCATTGTCGCTTAGAGAATTTAATAAATACACCCCGTGCTCTTCTAAAACAGCAGTAATCTGGCTTGTAGTAATAACACCTTTGCTAACTAATTTTTCTCTCTGTTCTTTTGTGAATTTCACTATAAGTTTAGGGTCTAATTGTAAAATCATAAGTTGTGTAGGGTCAGTTAATAAACCTATTAGAACACTACTATCATTCTCATTCATAACACCTATAACATATACTAGTTGGTCTGGTGTGAATTCTTGTATTATCGCTCGGTGTTCGCTATTTATTATACGCTTGTTGATACAATCTAATATACGCTCAGGCGACATATATTTTAGAATGTATTTAATACGAGAACTTCGTATCTCTTTTATGCCTCCTAGTCCTAGTATCAACCCAATAATATCTAGCAACTGTTCGTCGCTCAAATAATCTATATATGCTCTGTTTTCATCTATAATTTTGCGACGATTTTCTAAAATATACTTAGTATATTCTAATGTTAAAAACATAATACAACTAGGGTCAAATTTTAAAACCTCTAGAACTGTTGCTTCGCTAATGTGTTTCCCTATAATATTAACTGACGGCTTCGCTGTCGGCGGCGACGCATAGTGTATATAATTCCTATTTGCGAAGAGAAATTGAATGCTCTGCTCTGGTGCTAAAAGCGGTATTATTGTTTCGTATATACCTAGGCTCGCTATTCTATTAACCTTTTGCGTAAAATCTTCAGCGTCAATATTAAAAAACGACCTATATGAGTTCAAGTATCCTTTTTCCTCGTCGTTTAGTTTTTGTCCTTGCTGTTTATTCAACAAAGCAGAACACATATAAAACGCCTCATATTTCTTTATGATTAACTCAAAGTGATAAAAAGGTAATCTAATTATTAAAAATCTTATGAACTCAAGGTCGCCTATCATTATTTTTTCGTTTATAATGGTATCAATCGTTTCATTATTTGCTTTTATCATATACTCTCTAATATTTTCTATGGGTAGCGGGACATTCTCTAAAAATATAATTAACTTCACCGCATTAAAATAGTATATCAAGGTAGGTTCAAAATAAGCCAAATGCGTTTCTATAATCCCTATAAAGATGTCTTCTTTTAAGTTTTCTATTATGTCGGGCGTTAGATATAGCACCCCATATTCTAGAGACAGTTTTAAAAGTTCTAAATCTTCTGTAGCATTATTGCCTACGCCAAACAGTTTATCCTTTATTTTAGCCCCTCTTTCATCTTTGTCTGGGTAATAATGGTGTATAGCCTTTATAGATAATTGCTGAAGGATTAAATGATTTTTAGATTTCCCAAATATCCCTTGCACTATACACGCCCTGTTTAGCATCTTCTGTAGGTCTATAATACTATAGAGCGTCCCTATATCACCGGTCTTCATCTCCCTAGTTAGTGCCTCCACCTGCTCCCTCTCATATCTCTTATAATCCTTTATATGGTATTCAACCTTATCCTCCATCGCAATAAATTTATTATAACGCTCTACTACCATAAGGGTATCTCCTGAAGACTTAAAGGATGTCGGTAAATCATCTATTTCGCCTCTAATAAACTTATATAGCAGCCCTTGGCTAGATAGAAAATAATAGAGTTCTATGATGTATTGATATATAGGGTATTCATTTTTAAAAGTTTCCCAAACTGATATATCCTTTCTAAGTTCTGCTATAAGTTCTGCTATAACTTGATTTTTATGATAGAGATTGCGAATATCATCGCTTAGTCTGGTATAGTAGTTATAACAGAAGACATCCCATAAGGTTAGGACGGCTCCGTTGCCTCCACCGGAGGTGTTGACGCCATATAAGTATTCTAATATTATACCTAACTCTCTTAGATACTCTTGGTGTTTCAATTCATCAATCAGGTTATCATTATTTTTTCTAAAATCATCGCTTTCATCGCCTTCAGTATAATAGCAGCAATCGTCTTGTTGCCCGTATCGCAATTTGGTTAAGGCAGTATCATAACTTATATCATCACCGGCACTGCTACCACGACTGCCTACGATACCTCCTGTCATTAAGGCTGTCTTGTCTAACTTGGTAGGCTTTGCTGTCTTGCCTAACTTGGTAGGCTTTGCTTGCTTAGCAGGCTTAGCAGGCTTCTTAGTGTTCTCTCTTGGTTTAGCGTGATTTGCTGACTTCTTCCCACCTGTTAAGCCCGCTCCCGCCGCTCCCGCTGCTAGCATATCTATAACGGCTATTTTAGCATCCTTGGCTGGTATCACCTTTTCTATAACAAAGTTGTTAATGCTGTTGATATTCTCAACAAAATCCACTATTGCTTTTAGGCTGTCTATTGTTAAATTTTCGTTGCTCTTATTTATCGCTTTAAACGCTAAGCGAAACGACGCCTCAGCAATATTAACACCCTTATCACCAGCCCACAAGTTATTATATGTATTAGATGTAGGGTTTTCCCAAATATTAAGATAGTAATCAAATACATAATAGGCTCTAGTTTTTTCTGCTAAATTGTTGCCAACTTGCTCTTTCACCGCATCAATAAATGCGTTAAACCCTGTTTTAATATCACCGTAATAGGCATATATCTTATCAATAAAGCCCTGTAGCGTCGCGCCATCCTTCACAGTTATCCCTGCGTCCGCTTTAACAGATATTAGATATCGTAGGTGATTTTCAATAGCATTCAGTTCGTTAATATACACTTCGCATAGGTCAGGGATATTATTTATTAATGCTTCAGGATTATCTAAAAATATAGAGCACGACTTGCCGCCGCTCTTATAAGTGGTTTTTAAAAAGTTATTAAAGTGTTTTATTTTGGTGGTAGCCTCGCCTTTACTAACGCTTTTTATCAGGTGTTCCAATATCTTTATATAGCCCTCTTTCGTTTTAACCTCTGCTTCTAAGTCTGGATTTTCAAATCCTAAATTTACCCATCTATCGCTACCTTTCTCACCAAATGAATACTCAAAAACAGCGAACTTTGTCAAATTGCTTATAAAGCCATTTTTCCCTCCGTTAGTATATTCGTGAAGAAATGTCTTTTTACTTCCTAGACCTTCAACGAACACCTTAACATTTACAAAGTTGTTATAGTTTATCCCTGACGCATCTACTGCCTTTCTTATCTGGGTTATATTCGCCGTCTTCACATACTTATCGGTAGTTATGATACCGCCGCTGCCGCCGCTGCCACCACCAGAAATTCCATTTAAAAACCTAGTATCTTTTAATATAAGTTTATTGGCTCCTAGAGATGCGATATTCGCCATAGGGTTCTTAAAGAACGCATCAACATCTCCATCTGTCATCCCTGATAAACCTGATATATCATATAACCCGTAGAATGCACCGGCGCTGCCGCCGCTGCCGTCATTATAAATAATAGCATAGTCATCTCTATAACGGCTATATAAATCTCTTTCTTCATTATTTAAATGTTTCACGACCTCTTCTACTTTTAATAACTTCTTGTCATTCGTTTTTTTAGGAATTTTATTAGGCGGTTGTGTTTTAGATAATATGTGGGCTTGCTGAGCGGTTATGAGAGCCGTTATATCTCTTACTAGAGTATGCAACGGCGACGCCGCTATCGCTGCCACAGACGGATTATGTAGCCGTTCGCATATTATTTTAATATTTTTAGAGGACATATTCCAGACATCTATGATGTATTTATTTTCTATTTTTGCTGTGGTATCATATAGATAGCAAGGGTATAAGTTCGTCCCTAGCATAAACGGGCACTCTAGGATACAAGCGATATTCACCAAGAACCTATCACAGGTTAGAAGCATTATATTATTTTGAAACTGATTGAGACAATTCAAATAACTTGTTATTATCAATTGCCCGAAATCTCCGTAGCCTTTTATACACATACAAGTAGTGGTTTTAAAATGTCTCTGGGCGTTCTTATTACCAGCAACAGGCGAAGTCTTCATTATATATTCAACAAAGGTTTTGTCAAACATCCCTTTATCGTTATTTAAGAAGGTGCAGATACCTTTCACGCTGAACCCCTTCTGTCCTATGACGCAACTAGACTTCGTCAATTCGCTAGAACCATTTGTGGTGCTATACAGGACTATATTGAGTTTCTTTTTTGCCGCCTCTTGCTTCGCCAGCGACAGTTTTTTGTCTAAGTCGCTAGAATGCACAGGCAGCACATGCGCATCCGTATATTCAAATATGTAGTATTCGTCATTATTGTTAAAATATTCAAAAAACGCTTGGTAAAATATAAAGCCGATGTTATACATCGTCATCTCGTTATCGCAAAAGCCGCATTTCGTCTTATCATAACTGTTTAAATCACTCGCATTATAAGCGCATCCTGCCGAATCAATAATTTGCGCGATTGTGGATATTTTGGGGCAACACGAAACGCCGGCAATGTCTTTGTGTGCCTGCTCTATATCCTCTTCTAATTTCTTAGCGTTCCCGTCTCTAACTCCTATATCCATACAGTAATAACTTAAACCCGACAACTCAGTCTGCGAGGTTATAAGTTCAACCTTGCTATTAGGCGGGTCAATAAAGCGGGCTTTTAAATCCTTCTCTATGGCACCTAGAGAATAAGGTATAAAATCAACATCAATACCACCGGAACATCTGGTGCCTTCGTCGTTAAAGTCGTGTTTCTGGTCTATTTTAATGGCTGTTAGCAGGGAGGTCATTAGTGGAATGATGACGCTGTCATTAGTTCCACTATAGTTATAGATATTGTAAATCAGTTCTAATGCGGGTGTTTTGTTATTACACGCTGCCCCTATAATTGCCCCAACCTTGCTATTATTTGTGTTATAGGCGTTTAATTTCCCCTGTATCTTTATTAATAATGCTTTGGTGATACTAGCATTATCAATATGTATCTTAGAAGACATTTATATATTATACGGTTTAATACGGTTCAACTCTTAATAATAGTAAAGGAAAAACATTTAGAGGATATATATGAGTGTATTTAGATACATACAGTAATACTATATTATATACATAGGCTAGCATAGATACTCTAGGGTGATGGCGTTGAATATAAAATAATCTGTGTATATATTAGTGATTTAATTGATGTCTAGAACTTTTCTAACACTTATGACTTCGTTTCAAAGAGAGGGTGAACCACCCAAACAAGCAGAAAAAACAGCAAAACAAATACAACAAGATGAATATAGGAAACTATGGGATGCACAAGAAAAAAAACGAAGAGAACAAATAAATGAAAGTTTGAAACAACAAGCAGAAGCAGTCGCAAAAGCCAAAAAAATGAATTACATCAAAAGTAAGAATTCAGCTATTGAAAACCAAAATTTTAAAAAATTTTATGATACAATTACAACAAATAATGAACTCGTAGATAATTTGAAAGATATAGTATTAAAAGAAGGAGATACTCTTGAAAAAATTAAAGATTTTATTTTTCAAATTAACAATAAAGATAAGCGTATTTCCTATGAATTTATAGGAAAAGAGGAGGGACAAATAGAAGAAGACAAAAACTTTAATGATAATTTAAAGAAGATTTTTACCATTCTTTATATAATAAACGACATAAAAGGCATAGAAGGCATAGAAGGCATAGAAGGCATAGAAGGCATAGAAGGTATAGAAGGCATAGAAGGCATAGAAGGTATAGAAGGCATAGAAGGCATAGAAGATACATTAAAAAAAAGCGAATTAAATTTATATTTAGGTCTTTTAATTAGATATGACTATATAATTATAAATGATGGGGAAGGTAAAGTATCCGGTATTAAATACACAATAAATACAAATTTAAGAAATGAAAAATACAATTATACATTAGCAATCATTCCTCTATTATTAGGGATAATTGTTGCATTTCATATCAATAACGAAGGTAAGAATGAAGGTGAAAAAAAATACAATATCACCTTAACAAAAAAAGAACAAGTAGCACAAGTAGCACAACAAGGAGAACAAGTAGAACAAGGAGAACAAGGAAAACAAGGAGCACAAGTAGCACAACAAGGAGAACAAGGAAAACAAGGAGCACAAGTAGCACAACAAGGAGAACAAGTAGAACAAGGAGAACAAGGAAAACAAGGAGCACTAGAAGGAGGAAGAAAAAACAAGGAGAATAAAAAGCCCACCAAGCCAACCAAGCCCACCAAGCCCATCAAGCCCACCAAGCCAACTATTACAGGAAAGAAAGATATACTAGGCAAACAAAGATGTATCTATAAGAAGGCTGGAGACCGGAAGGAATATGTTAAATACAAAGGAGACCTAATAACTGTGAAAGATTACAAGAAGATTATTATTGTTAAAAAAATAAAAAAATAATAAATATGATGGTTCTAGGTCTATACCCTATACCTATACCTAGCCCTTAATTTAACCACTTACGAACCACATCCTTATTATAATTTTTCCAATCACTAACAACCCGCACAACAGGATTAGAGAACTCGTCGTTTGGTAGCATTAAAACTTGTGTCGTTGGTCGCCCGTAGGTATAAAATGTGCTAACCTCAAATTCTTTAGCCAGAAAGAAGAATATGCGGTTCAGCCTTTGCCTTAATAGCGAACTGGTAGCCTGACTTTTATTTTGTCTATCATCTAGTTCGCTTAATTCAGTTTCGTCAATTTTAGACATTAGATATTCATACATATCAGTATCAATTCCTTGCTCTAGTATCTTCTTGATTTGTTTATCATCAACGCCTTTTCCCCGTAGCATATCTTCGGTTTGTTTATCCATAATTCTGCTACCAAGTTTAAAGAGTTCTCTAGTAGCAAATTTAACACTACGACTTTTATTTACAAAATAAGTCCTAAGCACCCCTATAACCTCTGCTATATTATTTAATCCAAAATGCGGCATCGCTAACCTGCCCTTTATTTTTGTTATATATCCCTCTTTTTCCGCATCATTCTTCAGGATATTCCCACTATCACGCATCAACAGATAAAGCAACACACTCCCTGTTCTACCAGCGCCAGCCAAGCAGTGCACTACAAGACTATTTTTTGACTCAGAGACATCCTTTATCGTGGATATCTCAATCCACGACGACAAACTTCCCGCTGTCATATCTTTAATCTTTATGTCATAATAAGTCCCTCCATCTAAATACTCTAGTTCTTCGGTTTGTAATTGGTAATTGTCTATTTCATCCTGTGTCAACTTATCGGTCGCGTCTATATTGACGCATTTGGTTTCGGGTTTTTGCTCTAGGGTTATAAACCGTGCTCTTTCCCACATTCGGGGTTCGCAATCTCTATCATAAGGATTACATCCAACGCCCATACCCATTCTAGGGTTATGCCTATTTATAGCGTCGGTACAGCCTTGTAAGTCGGCTATATTATATATCTTTTTATGGAATATGTAAATCATACTTTTAAGCAATAGGTCTCTATTAAATTGGTGAGGCAGTTGCATCCCATATAAAAACAAATCTTTATTAGGACGGAAAAGTGTATTAAAACCCTTCTTATCTGGATATGGGAAATCTTGTTGCGGATATTCGCAGACGATGTCGTGGACTTTCACATCTTGGGCTACTAACCTTTTTATTAAACCCAACTTAATATCATAAGAATTTCTAACTATGTCTTTACCAATAGCAAAGTCAAAGTAGGCAATCTCTTTATCTCGCTCGGTAAATCCATATTTATCCCTTTTTGTTTGGTCGTCGTCGGCATTCTCTACATAATTTTTTCTAGTGCGTTCTAAGAACTTGTTATAGGCGTCTTCTGCTGCGGCAGCGGCGTCAGCGGCGGCTTTTTCTTCAGCAGTTGGGTATCCGCCTCTTTTGGTGCCTTTGCGTTTCCTGCCGCCTTTGGTGCTTTTGGTGCTTTTGGTGCTTTTGGTGCTTTTGCCGTCGTTGCGTCTCCTACCGCCTTTGCTTTCTTCATCTAATTCAAATATGCTTTCTTCCTCTAATTCAAATATGCTTTTTTCTTTTAAATCACTTAGGCGTTTTAATTTATTTTTTTTATAAGGAGGGTTATTATCGCTATCTTCGTTATCATCTCCTGCTATTATATTATACCAAATTTTCCACAACCTTACTTTAAGGGCTTCTCTTTCGTTTTCATTAGCCTTCTTATACTGTTCTTGTAATTCAGCCTCGCTGTAAAATTCATCTTCTAAAAATATACCAACCTCTCTAATCAACATATTATAGGTTATATAGGATGGGGGTTGGTTGGGTGTTATTAAGACCCCTTTTATATCCTTCATTTCCCCCTTTTCCCGATTATAAATTCTATGCGATAGGTAAGTAAATTCGGTATTTGCTTTAAATTGCTGAGGGTATATTAGAATTTCTTTTATTTTGGGTATCAAAGTATTTGGTATTTTATATGGTTTTAAAGATGGTCTTTGTGATCTAAGAGATATTCTTGGTGTTGCTCTAGGTGCTGGTGCCGATGATGGTCTTTGTGCTCTAAGAGATATTCTTGGTGTTGCTCTAGGTGCTGGTGCCGACGATGGTCTAGGTGTTGGTGCTGATGATGCTCTAGGTGCTGGTGCCGACGATGGTCTAGGTGTTGGTGCTGATGATGCTCTAGATGCTGATGCTGATGATACTCTAGATGCTGATGCTGATGATGCTCTAGATGCTCTAAGAGGTATTCTTGGTGCTGATGATGGTCTTTGCGCTGGTGCTGATGATGGTCTTTGCGGGGCTCTAGGTGCCGACGATGGTCTAGGTGTTGGTGCTGATGATGGTCTTTGCGGGGCTCTAGGTGCTGATGATGGTCTTTGCGCTGGTGCTGATGATGGTCTTTGCGGGGCTCTAGGTGCTGGGGCTTTGGGTGTATGTGCTCTAGGTGGTGATACGCTTAGTGTATGTGCTTTAGGCTGTTGATACTTACTCAATCCGTCTTCAGTAATTATGGATTTACTAGACGACTGCGATGTTTCCCCACCTTTCATTTATTATATAGAAATATAAAAAACAAGAGGATAATAAGCCTGTTAAGCCTGCTATGATGGGAAAGAGAGTTGTATCTATAATAATATGTTAAAAAAACAAAAAATAAAGTAATGACCTAGTATCAACTACTTAAACCACTCCCTAACAATATCCCTGCTAGCACTATCCCTGTCATAATTGCTCCAATCGCTAATGGTGCGTTGAACCGGATTAGAGAACTCGTCGTTCGGTAGGATTGAGACCTGTTGCGTTGGTCGCCCGTAGGTATAAAATGTATTCACTTTAAACCTTTTCGCCAGAAAGAAGAAGATGCGGTTCAGCCGTTGCCTCAACAGCGAATTGCTAGCATGACTTCTAACTTGTTTTTTCTCTATATCCTTTATCGTCGCATCATCTACACGGTTTCTTCTTAACTCATCACGAGTTTGCGTATCCAATCCTTGACCCAATATTTTATTTATTAATGCGTCATCAACACCATTTTGCTTTAGAATTGCTACAGTCTGTCTATCCAGAATTTTGCTACCAAGTTTAAAGAGTTCTCCAGTAGCCGCATCTATATTAGAACTGTAATTTACGAAGTAGGCACTAAACATACCTATAACCTCTGCTATATTTTTCATTCCAAAATGCGGCGCGGCTAACCTGCTTTTTATTTCTGTTTCATATCCTCGCTGTTCCGTAGCATCTAGGTAATTCATAGTATCACGGAGCATCAAATAAAGCATAACGCTCGCCGTTCTACCAGCGCCAGCCAAGCAGTGCACGACGATACTATTTTCAGGACGAGATATATCCTTTATCTTGGATATCTCATTCCACGACCAAAAGTAGCCAGCAGTCATATCTTTAATCTTTATGTCATAATAAGCCCCTTTCTCTAAATGCTTTAACTCGTTGGGTTTTAATTTGTAATCATCTATTACGGCTTGGGGCAAAGTTCGGGACGCCTTCATATTGACACAATCGGTTTCAGTTTGTGTTAAGGTTAATAGTCGTGCTTTTTCCCACATTAGGAGTTCGCAATTTCTATCATAAGGATTACAACCGATACCGTCATTCATTCTAGGGTTTTGCCTGTTAATACCATCGCCACAGCCGTGTAAGTCGGCTATATTATATATTTTCATATGTAATAGGTAAATCATACTTTTAAGCAGGAGGTCTCTATTAAATTGATGAGGCAGTTGCATCCCATACACATACAATTTATCATTAGGGCGATAGATGGTATTGTAACCAAGAGGGTCGGGATATGGGAACCCTTTAGATGTAATACCACAGACGATGTCGTGCACATTCACTTGGTTGGCTACTAGCCTTTTTTGTAATTCAATTTTAACATCATAAGCCCTAGAGATAGCCTCAGTAGCGTTAGCGAAAGCAAATTTAAAGTAGGCTATCTCGTATTCTTGGTCGGTATATCCATAACTATCTCTTTTTGTATTGTCCGCACTATCCTTGTAATGTGTCATCGTATCAAACAAGAATTGATGAAAGACCTTTTCTTCGGGTGTTGGAGATGTGGATGCGGCTGCTGCTGCGACTGGTCTTGTTGTGGATGGTCGCGCTGCTGCTGCTTGGGCTGGTCTTGCTGCTGCGGCTGCGGCTGGTCTTGCGGCTGGTCGTGCTGTAGCGGCTGCTGCGGCTGCTGTGGGTTGGCTATTGTATGGACTGGCGAACCCCTCTGACAGCGGGCTTGATGGCGGGGTATTATAACTGCCTACACCACCTATGCTTTTTCTTTTGCCTATTTGTGTCAAGGTGCGAGTAGTATTCCTTTTTTTAGTATAATCTTCTTTGTCATCATCACCGGCTATTATATTATACCAAATTTTCCACAGTTTTATTTTAAGGGCTTCTTTTTCTGTCTTTTTAGCCTTCTTATACTGTTCTTGTAATTCCTCCTCGCTGTAAAATTCATCTTCTAAAAATACACCAATTTCTCTAATCAACATATTATAGGTTATATAGGATGGGGGATGGTAGGATGTTATGAAGACCCCTTTTTTATCCTTCTTTTTCCCATTATAAATGCTATGCGATAGGTAAGTAAATTTGGTATTTGCTTTAAATTGCTGAGGCACTACAAGAGCCTCCTTTTTCAACAAAGTATTTACAATAGGGTATGGGTCTAAAGTGGGTTCTATTAGAGGTGATGCTTTTGGTGATGCTCTAGGTGATGCTGCTTTTGGTGCTGCTTTTGGTGATTGTGCTCTTGGCGATTGTGCTCTAGGTAATGGTGCTGATGCTGATGGTGCTCTTATAAGTGCTCTAGGTGTAGGTGTAGGTGTTGCTCTAGGAGTAGGTGTTGCTCTATGTGCTGATGCTGAAGCAGATGGTGCGGCTGGTGCCTTATGTGCTTTTCCTACCGACGCATCACCTAACATACCCATATAAATAGGGTCAGGTTGTTGGGTTCTTCTAGATAATACTGATGTTTTTCCTCCTCTCATTTTCTATTATATAGAAATAAAAAAACAAAGCAATTTATTTATAAAATAGGATTATTCTATTTCTGGTATATGTCAATAATATTTATTATCTTCTCTTTCCTTACTGTTTTGTTATGTGTTTCTCTACAATATTTATCTAACTTATTTAGATTTGTTTTATCATTATTATCAAATCTTACTCTTTCATTTTCTAACACCTTTATCTTCAGTCTATTAAATGTATTTAGTCCTTTAGTTAATTCTTGTATCTTTAATCTAATATCCATATTTTCATCCTAAATATCATATTAAATGATGCATATCAATTTTTTATTTTTAGATAATTAAAATTGTAAAAGTGTTTAAATGATACAAGAAACCCTATTATGTTTCATCTATCATAAAGCGAGTGTAGTTATTATTGCTACATCATAGTATGTGTGGATAAATTATTAGGCTTCGCCATATAACTATGCTAGGGCTATGCTATGCTATAAGGAACTAAGAAATAGAGGGTTGTCCCCTTTTTTACATTATATATATAGTAATATGAAATATTACTAACGCAGAAAAGGGAACACAAGAGGATAGAAGGAGGAACTAGGTATCTAAGGATGGAGGCTAGGAATAGTAGAATATATATAGATGGGACAAAGAATAAATAAAGGGGATAGTTAGCATAGAACTATAACAATAGTTAAGAGGATAAAAAAATGATATAAAAAAATAAAAAAAGTATATAATAACGGCAAAGAATGGATATATTAGAAGAGAAAAGCGGAGTAGAGGAAGTAGGAGTAGTAGAGGAGGTAGTAGAGGAAGTAGGAGTAGTAGAGGAGGTAGTAGAGGAAGTAGAGAATGTAGAGGAGGTAAGGAAGGAGGTGAGAGGGAATGTGGTAAATAATAGGAACTTAAGGCTTCGAAAAGGGGACGAGATAAATAGGAGGAGGAGGGAGGAAAGACTAGCGAAGAAGGCGATACTAACACCAGAACCAGAGTATGAGAGGGAGAAGATATTGAAGAAGGTAAATAAGTTGCCTAAGAAGGAGAGAGAGGAAGGGAAGAAGGAGGTAACGAAGAAGACATACATATCATTTATAAGGGCATTTTATAGGAGGAATACGGGGGAGGAACTAGGGGAAGATGAGGATATAATGAAGAGTATAAGGGAGGAGGAATATAATGCTTTGAATGTGTCAAGGAAGTTCAAGGGTATACTAGAGGATAAATTCAAGGAGATAAGGAGGAGACCATACGAAGTGAATAATTTATTCAAGATATTTAATGGTATAAGGGGATTTAGCGATATAAGCAAGAGATTATACGCGTATGTATTAGAATACGGGAAGCAATATGAGGAGAAGAGGAGTGTAGCGAAGGTGGAGAGGAAGGAGGATTTAGAGATAAGTTTTGAGAGGGAGGAGATAAAGAGGAATATAGAGAGGATAGTGAATAAGAGGGATAAGATAATATACGGGTATATATTTATAATAAAGGGACGATTGAATGAGTTAAGGATGTTAAGGATAGCGAGGGATAAGGAGGAGACGAAGGATAAGGAGAACAATTATATATATGAGGGAAGGATATATATAAATAATACGAAGAATGGGAAGAATAGGGAGATAGAGATACCAGAAGAATTTATGAGGTTATGCGAAGGGATAGAGGAAGGATATTTGCTGGGGGAGTTAATGCCTCAATCAACATTATCACAGACATTACAGAGG